TTTCAATAACAGAATCACTATTATCTAGTAGTATCGTTTTATCCGCATTCAGTGTAATCGTACCGTTAACATTCTCATACATACCGTCATTAGTAACCAACAAGTCCTTTGTTAGAGTATCAACGATATTAAAACAATAATCTCTATAAATTGTAAAAGAAAACGTGTGTGTTGCTTCTTTATACCTACCGGTACTCATATAGTTACTGCCGTCTAATTTCATCTTTTCTAATGGGTAAAAATCATTTACAGTGGGTTGTTCTTTTGTTAGTGGTTTTATAGTACCAGAAATCACCCCAGTAACCCCATCAATACTTATACCTAACGGTATGTCTCCCTTTAGATACCACCTAAGATGTTCACAAAATGGATAATCATCCTCATCATCATTAGTAAAGTCAACAGTTAATCTAAAATAATGACATTCCCAAGGATTATTACTTTTACAACCATCTGCTTCGTTAATTAATAATCCTTTTGTTTTAATCTCACCTATTTTTATAGGTACTTGTTCATGTGTAAAACTCATGGGTTAATGTTACATACATCAGATATAATATTTACTACAGCAGAGGTTATATTAGTTGTTGGTGATACGATATTAACCGATAATAACGTGACAGTAGTTAGACTACCAACACTACTATCCAGAGTTATATTGTTACCCATACCATCTTTTATAGATATACGACCACCCTTAGTATCTAGTGTAATGTCATAACTCGTAAACTCGCCATACTTATCAGTAGTATGTAATTCTATAATACCTGTCTTAGGACTTATTGTGAACGTATATCTATCGTCTAGTTTGTCCTCTTCCTCATCCAAGGTATCCTTAGCACTATAACTATATACTACGTGTTCTTTTTTACGAAGTTTTAAATCAGTCTCTTCGGTTTCCCAATAAAAAGCATCACTATTACTGAATCTATAAATAATAACTCGCTCACCTTTACCGACATTGGGTGGTGTTAACCTATTTGACTGTTTACTACCTAACCAGTTACATAGTAAGTAATTGGTTTTATCTACAGCTATTATCTCTTTAGCATCTTCAAAAACAGCTTCTGTTGCATCCGTCCCTGTTACAATAGTTTTCTTGGTAACTGTACTTTCTCTGGTATCCTCCTTAAGTAGATCCTTACCATCCGTATATAATTTCTCTACAGGGTAAACCTTTATTTCGGTCAGATTGTCATTATTATCTTCAACAACCAACCCTAATGAGTATCGACGTAGTTTACTTATGTCTATAGTTGAATCTTCCATGATTTAGATACCTATTAAGTTATAGTTGGTATTATGTAAAATTTTCTCAGTCTGCAACATTGTTTTATAACCTGCAAAACTTTCAGTTAAAGTTAATGTCGACAACTCATTGTGTTTATATCTAATATAATCCTGTACTTTTATTTTATTAAAACAAATAATACTATCTAACATACTAAGTTCTAAACCTATTACCTGTCTAGTGCGGATTAACCGATCCTTGTATTTCTTATTTATAGATGAGTTATCTTGTAACTTCTTATATATAACATCGAGTAACTGATTCAAATGTTTAGAAAGGTACTTTAACTCACGTTGTACTGTAAGTATATTTCTGTATACTTCCTTTTTATCATCTTTGATATCGTCATTTTGTAGTGTGTCTATTATCGACATTAAAAAGAAATGTCTTCTATTGTCATTAAGTAAATATTCCTCTATAGGTTTTGCCATTGTATATCCTTTTATGTTAATATCATAATAACTCGGACAAAGAAAAAAAAGGTATCGTTGAAACTATGATACCATTAACAATGTGTAACTAGAGATTTATTAAACCTGAATAATTAGTTGCTAAATAATAAGGAAGACTAATGAAATTATTAACTATTAAACTTAAAAACTATACAAGACTGTACGTAACAGGTATAACATATTTGGAATATAGCCCAGATAAACCAATGCAGATATTATTAGCCTCTAATGGTTCTGGTAAATCATCACTATTAAAAGAGATAATACCTAATGTAGAGGATAAGATAAATGATTATGACACAGACGGATATATGTCAGCTACGTATGAACATAATAATAAAATGTATACTATAGGATATATTAGAAATACTAATAAACATAGCTTTAAAATTAATGATAAAGATTTAAATGGAGGCGGTCTTAAAAAAATACAGAAAATGTTAATAGAGGAGCATTTCGGACTTATTAAAAATATTAATGAATTACTCCTATCCACTACAACCTTTACAACAATGTCCACCTCGGAACGAAAGAAATGGTTTACTGAAATTATATCAACCGTTGATTACACATATGCTCTTTCTGTATACAATAAGTGTAAAGTTAAGATACGTGATTTAACATCTTATATAAAGTTGACACAATCCAAGATGTTACATGATGAGAGTATATTTAAATCTATTAAGCAGGATGATTTAAAACATCTTGAGTATGACAGGACCATGTATCAACAACTAATAGATGAGTGTCTTAACTTAAAGATTAATCATTTAGGTTTAGATAAACCTGACATAAACACGCTAATGGTTTTAACATCCAAGTTGGGTAATCTTATTACTAAAGTTGGTAAATACAATTTAACATATAAAGATACAAACAAACTTATACACGATATAGAATCAGATATAAAATATCGTAATGAGGAATTACATCTTATAGATAAAAAGTTAAAAGACTTAGATTCGTTTAAAGTAGACGATAGCTATAATAGTACCACTTTAGAAGCCAGATTAAAGGAGGTACAAAGTGTAGTAGGGAATTTTAAATTCTTGGAAGTTGATAATATCAATATGTTAAATAATCTTGTAACTATATTTAATAATAATTATGATAATCTGCAAACACTGATAGATGAGTTATACGAGTACAAAGATATCACTGGTACTGCTTCCGTACTCAATAAGTTAAAGAACGATACAGAACGTATCAGTCTAAAGATGAGTAGTTTAACCTTAGACATAAAACATCTTGATAAAGAAGTTAACATATTAAGACATCACGAAGAACAGGACGATGTAACTTGTCCTAAATGCAGTAACATATTTAAACCTAACTATGATGTCGTCAGACTTAAACAATTATCTACTAAATTAGGTAGCCTTAATAACGACTTTAAAGTATTAGAAACTGAGTATAAGTTAAAACATGAACATTATATTAAGTTAGCCAATAAACTTATTATAGAGGATAAAATAGTTTTAATATTAAATAACGTACCGCCTGTATATAAGTATCTTAAACCAAGATTATCTGATATATCAAATCTTTCCAATATTATAAACAACTTTTATATGTCTCTACCTGATGTGAAGATACTGGATTCTTTAGAACGTGAATATAAAGAGTTAACTAACAAACTAGAATTAATTAAGAGTTTATCTATAAATAAAATAGAAACGATTAAAAAGGATAAAGACTCCTTATTAACAGAACGCATTGCTAAGATTACCGATATTAACAATCTTACAACAAAACTACATAGATATAAGCGGTTACTGTTAGCCTTTAATACTATTGATATATATAGAAAGAAGATTGACGTGTTACTTAGGGATAGGCAAACATATAAATGTGAGTTACTACAGGACAACTACAATACCTATCTTAATAACATTATACGATTAGCTAAAGATGAAATCTATACCATAGAAGAGAAACTTACTACATATAATAATGTAAAAGAACACTACGAAACTCTTCAGTCCGAATTGGAAACATATAAAACGGAGTTAGAAGTTAATAAAAAAATAGAGGAATACCTATCGCCAAGTAAAGGTCTGATTGGTAGTACTATTACTAACACTATCAATATCGTACTAGATAAGATGAACTTTATAATTAACAAAGTATGGGAACATGAAATTAATATATTACCATGTGATGTAAGTGAGAACGATTTAACCTTTAGATTTCCAGTTATGATTAATAACATTAAATCTATACCGGATGTGTTAAAGGGTAGTAGCTCTATGAGAGAGATAATTGATCTAGCGTTTAAGATAAGTGTCATGGAATTATTGGATATGTTAGAGTACCCACTAATATTGGATGAGTTTAGTAGCACTATGGATAGTACACATAGAATAAATAGCTATAACTATATAGAGAAACTTAGTAAAGAATACTTTAGTCAAATATTCTTGGTAAGTCACTATGCTGAAATATTTCTGAGATTTGCTAACAATACGGATGTGAATGTACTTAATAATGATAATGTAAATTATGATGGTACATTTAACGAAGTTATGATAATAAAATAAAAAAGGATAGAACTTTATACTATAGTACACTGATAGTGTACTATAGGTGTTTAATCCAATTTGGTTACAGTAAGCTTGTAGTTACTCGTTTTAGGTAAGTACATACCGTAATTACTATTTATATAGAACTTAAGTTCTGTCAGTGTACGATTAATGCGTTGTATTAACTCTTCAGACGCTTTAAAAGGATTGTCCTTATTACTCAGGTATTCTATGTAATGTTGACATTCAATACGTTTCTTAATTAATGTAACGGTATCCGTTATTTCACCAAGTTCCACTAATAGTGCGTTATATTTGTCATACGTCTCGAACGTTTCTGGGTACATTGTAGTTATTTCATTAAGTACCTTATAACCATAACTAACATAATCACGACCATAGTTTCTATCCTCTTCTATAAGTGTTGTAACCGCCTCATAAAATTCTATAGCTGTATTATCCTTATAGTTATATTTGGCTATGAGTGTTTCCAGTTCACTATTAAACTTGTCTGATGCATAATTGCTAACAGCTTCCTTAGGCGGAGTGAAAGTTAATTCTCTAGCACCTAATAACGATGCCACACACAGTGACATAAAAAAACGTCTTTTCATACTACTTTCCTTATTATTGGTATAAATTTTATACTTACATCCGTGATGTCTCTTATAAGTTGTAAGATTTTCTCGCGTTTTTCCAATTCTTTTCTAATTTCTTTATAGATTAATATGTATTCGACCATATCGTTTATAGTACTACTAAAAATTACACTATGACTATAACCGAAAGTACCGTAGTGATACTCCACTTTATTAAGAAATGGATTAATCTTATCTATAACTATATGCCTACCGTCTGACGGTTTGTCTATCTCTACAAACATATTACTAGTTAAATATTTATAATTATCATAATACCTTATAATAGCATTACGTACAGTTGCTAACGTATCTAACTTAAACATAACAATAGTATATATAGCTAAAAAAACTAACAATACTATTAATAATGGTATATGTAACATTAGTGTAATATTACCATACTCCAAAGTTACTATGTCTATTAGATAACACGCAACGTCATTAGCACAACTTTTATCATTACCGTCTTTATCATTACCGTGTTTTACAAACATTATAACATAATAAGTTATTAATAAACCTGCCAATAAATGTATCATTTTCTATTATCTCCTATAATTTCTTTCGTTCTTTGTACTGTCAGGGATTTAACCAACTTTAAAAGACCAGTAATACTGGTCAATTGTACAGTGGGATTATCGTTAACCCCTACACCTGTAAGATAACACATACAATATATAATCTTGTATCCTACAGTGACTCTATTTCTACAACTGTGATTAGTGACTATGTTAAAAAACATCTAATTTTACAATACCTCCTTTAATACAATCTTTATTAAATTAAGTACTAGAAACAGTTCCAGTATACCCATGATAATGTTGTAACCAAGAAACAACATGATAAATGGTATAAAAAGTATAAGTCTATATATACCATAATCAAATTTAATAATATCTATAACCTTAGCATAAAATCCTTTACATGTTGGGTCTACCTTACATTCATCATATACAAAGTTGACCGTTAACATCAGATAAAATAACGTAAGATATATTGTTAATAGTATACTCCCTAAACTCATTTCCTCTCCTTTCTATAATTTGTTAGTGGCTAGGTTTAAATCTATATTTGTTAACATATCATATATCGCACATTTCTCATCTTCCTCTTCCTCTTTAAATAAGTAGTTAGAAAGTATAATTGCTTGTGTTTTAGGTAAATTAACATTACCACCTATTTCGTAAACGGCACCTATCGTTGGTGCGTTATAATGTGGTGCAAAATGTTCTGCCAGTTTAGCTAAATAGTTATCTAAGATTATCGTAACATTCATCTGGTCACCATCGAAATCGGCATTGAATGCTGTAACTACCAGTTTACTCATATGTATTGTTTCGTCACGAACATTTTCATGAAACTTAGTTATGAAGAATCTACCTATACTACCCAAGCCAAGACTCGGATTTCTATTAAAGAATACAGGTATACCCTTATCAGGAGCCTCGTCAATCAACTCGCACATTATATCATATAACTCTTGATCGAATACTTTCGCACCACGGAATATTTTGGCACTAGCTTTCTTCTGTGTTAAACCCTTAGCCAATAACTTGTTAATAAGGTGGGGTCTAAAACTACTGATACCAACGATATATGGTACATGTAATGTATCATAGTCATACATTGGATCTAATGAACTTATAACGGCTCTAAAGGTAAAGTGTGCTCTACCACCGTATATGTTCTTTCTAGCTAAACCACCTTTTCGTGAAACTAAGTCTTTCATGTAACCTGCGAATAATGTAGCACTTTTAGAGATAATCTTAGCAGTACTATTCTGTAATCGTTTATCCGATTGATCCACATCATTAGCAGTCGTTATTATTAATAGAGCTAGATCAATAATATCAGCTAATAACATAGTATCATAACTACCATCTTTAGATTTCTCACTAATAAATAACTTCTTGTTAATCAACGGTAATGTATCGAAAGTTAGTATGTGTTTCTTCTTTTTATACAGAGTGTGTATAATATTTAACTTAATCCTTTTAACTAGTGTCTTGTAACTACTGTTGTTCTTAAGAAATGTTATAATAAGCTCTATCTTATTAACGACGTTAACATAAGAACGACCACCTATTACCTCTGCCAGCATTGGTAATATTAAAGGCAACTTAGGTGGGTTGTATGATGTATCCGCTAGATAACGTAAACCGTCTACCTTAATACTTATTATCATAGATAACATTTTCCAGAATTTGGGATTTATCCATGGTAAGTCATCTCTGAATTTTTTAACCCATAATAATGGTTGCATATTATCGAATGGACGTATAACTGACGTATGACATTTAGGGCATATCTTATTAAGTCTAAAACCACTTGTATAAAATCCACATTCACATTGTGGAATCATACTTATGTTTTCGCCAGTTGTAGTATAGATTAAGTCTTTAAGGTTATCCTGTGTAATCCGTAAATCATTTAAGATAACTCGTCTGTCTGTTTGCATATATAGATCATCTAGATTTATAAAACTTTGTACTAAGGCCATTTGTATCCCTTTCTAGTTAAATTTAAAACCTGTTCCGGGTCTGTTACCAATATTAGTAGTAATATTAGTTTTGGTATCTTTAACAACGTCTTCTTCTGCTATATCAAATATTATAGAGAATGTATCCGTTCTAAATTCAACTTCACTATCCATTAGTATATGAATAAATTTCTTATTAATAGTTACATTTACTAATGCATCAGCCCTTTCATTTTGTTGCTCAGGTATAGTTGATTTAGTTTTCACTACTAGCGTTATATCCATATTTTTGTCCAACATGTTAATATCATATCTACTAGGATTAAAGAAGCACTCATCAACAACTATTTCCTTATCTTTAAGTAACTCCTTATCTTTACCTATATATTTGATCTCTTTAAGTTTGAACACTTTATCTGGGGTAAACTCATCAAGGTTTAATATATCTATTAGCTCCTTAAACTTTACATCTGGTTCGTCAAGATGTTCGGTTACTATACTCTGTAAGTGGTCAAAAGCAAAACCAGTCATTTTCTTATAAAGTTTTAAGAAGGCTTCTATGAACTCTTTATCAGTAACACGCATATATTCTATGTATTCATTTACAGTACTGATATGTAACTTATCAAAATGTTTACTATATCTAATCCGTCCTGGTCTATTACGTATGTAGTTAGATATAGACATCTTCTCGTTTTCTGTTATAATAACAGTTCTAGTTTTACCAAGACCATTATTCAGTAATGTTAACATTTTACCCTGTACCCACTGAGGAAAAATCTTACTGAACTCATCGAAGAAGAACACTACGTTATCTAACCCATCTAGGAACTTAATCAACTCTGCACTGTACGAAACATTAGTCAACATTACTGCACGTAACCCACTATCTATTAAACGATTACACAGCACCTTAGCCGTTTCTGATTTACCAGCACCTTTTTGACCAGTTAATAAAACACCAGACTTAAAATTATGACGTTTAAACGCCCTCCAGTAATATTCTATATAATAATTGAGATTACCGAATATACGTTCTGGTACGGTAAATCTATCGTCAACTTGTTCTAAAGAGTAAGTCTCTTTATCAGACTTTTTATCCACAGTCATTGTTACCTCAAATACTCCTGGGGTATCGACCGGACTTACGTCACTTATAATATACGGTGAATCGTATTGGGTAAAACCTACTACGCCACCATTTCGTCGTCGTATATACGGATTATATAAATCACGTTTACTAACCATAGTACCTCCTCCTCCTGTAGAATGTAACATTTTTATTCCTTTATATTATTATGTTTACATCTTAATAATATATGGGAATAAAAGAGTAGAGACTACATAACACACTAGGGTATCCTAGTGTGTTATTTTAGAGATTTAACTAATTCACCAAGTTTTAGTTTATATGTAGCGATATCTGTCATAGCGTTCTTAAGTAAAAATCTACAGGTAGTATTCGATTTAAGATTACTACGACGTTCGGCTTCAAATGTATCAAACTCTTCATAACTTATTATAAAATTACCTGAAACATCCTCTATAGATATATCAGATTTTATACCAGATAGATTAAGTACTAAATCATATATCTCGGTTGTTACAAAGTCTAAATCAATATCATTTGGTATATAACCTAGATTAACTATCATAGCTTTATTCTTAAACATCTTACCAGTTATTTGTGGTATATATGTAAAGTATATTGCCGGTATGTTAAATAAAGAGTTACCTTCCGATTTTAATGTTACTATAGGTACTTTACTCATAAGATGTTCTTTATACTCTTCAGAACTTAATCCCTGTTCCTTATAAATAAATTTCTCTACATCTATTTCATCATCTATTAATGATGTTATTGACTTTATACCATCTACTGTATAAAGTACCTTTTCGTTTATAAGACTAGCCAGTGGTTCTTTTAGTTTAAATGTACCGGTTAAATTTATAGGGGGTACTATATAGTCCATATCAATCCTTTTTAATTACTTATCACATTATGTGATTAATAAAATATAAGGTTGATAAAGTGGTTAAAGGTAAAATTGTAATATATTGTGATGGTGGTGCTAGACCTAACCCTGGGAAAACTGGCTATGGGGTTCACATGTATATGGCTATAGAGCATAAAAAGCCGGTGGCTATTCTAAGTAAATATGCGGTTACTAACAACGGTTATATAAATAAGGTGAACATAAAGACGGATAATTTAATCAACAATGAATTACGTTTATTACACCTATTTCCAGAGGATAATAATGAAAATAAAATGATCATACCGATGATGTTAAACAAAGTGGTAGAGTTATACGGACATAGAGATAATTCATTTACTAATAATACGGCTGAGTTAGATGCCATTATTATGGCTTTAGATAAACTATCACTTTTAGAGTCAGACGATATAGAATGTAGTGAACTAACCATATTAACGGATAGTACTTATGTATTAGGGTTCATCAAAAAGATACTAACTGATAGACTTGATTTACTGGATGTTAATGTTAACTTAGAACACCTAGAAGAACTAAGAGAGTTAATAAATGTAGTCGGTAAAGCGTATAAAATAAACATTGGTAAGGTTCCAGCACACGAAGATAATTTAGGTAACAACAAAGCCGATATGTTGGCAACATTGGGAGTTATGCTTAATCGTAACAATAAAACGGATACAGTTATACAGCATGTTATGGTAGATACAAAAGATTATTGGAAAGTACCTAATTTAAATCTGGATAAGTTGTTCTTTAAACAGGTATTCAATTTCTATCCAGATACTAGTTTAACAGACAATGTTATATATGGTATTAACTACAAAGATCCTAGTGACATCGGTAAGAAGATTACTAATATAACTTATACGGTTTGTAAACTAAATGAACAACCCACAATACTATTTGATATCATAAAGATAATTCGTAGTAAACTAGATAACACTTTTTACCCATACTTAATATTTTTAGATATACTTACCAATAAAAATTTATTAAGAGACTACTTACGATACGGTAAAGATTTCCTTATAGTTAGTGGTGATGAATTTACAGTTATAAAAACAATCACTGGTTTAGTCTTAGCCAAAGTAATGTATCCAGCGGGACTCAGTAGTATTGTTATGGATAAGTGTTTACAACTAGACACAGTATTAAGGGAATACCAAACTGATAAATTAATGCCCAACGTAGAAACGTTTGATATAACCGACTTAATATATACCAAAAATAGTAAGAGTAAAGTTATTATAAAACCAGATATAATAAATGACAAATATATTGTTAAGGTACCCTACAGACATAAAAATCCAAACATACGAGCCTTAACCATACGTGTACGTACTAAACTGGATCTACCAAATAGAAACACCATGAAACGTTTTGAAACTTTAAATCCTAAGGTTATATTAATGGTGACTGTGTACGACAAACTTGTAGAATATAAAACATTAGTTATACTTAATAATGAGGATTATATATTATCTAGTAATATCTATAGTAATAAGATTATTTTAAAAGAAAAAAAATAAGTATGGATAAGTAGGAGTAACCCTACTTATCTACTTTAGTCCTTTTTATTAGTAATAAACTCATAAAGTTCATCCATATCATACGTGACCATGGAATGTTTATATAGAAATTCCATAGTATATAACGCCTCTATGATCATTTTACTTTTACGGTGATAACGATGTTTGATATCGTGTAGTGCTCGTACTGTCAGTGCATCTGTATCGGATAACCTTAATGTATGGTATAGATACGCCAATGTTGATAGTCCTCCAGTAGCATTTAATGGACCAGCAGTAGTATGAATGTGATCGAACATTAAAGCAACATTTGGTATTATATCCGTTATAAATGTTTTAATAGGATAATTTGCAATAACCGCTATAGACTCTACGTCATTGTTATGTAGTATCTCACCATTTGAATCCCTGTATACTTCAGTCATTAAAGCTAAGTCGTGCATACCTGTAAAAGTGTCTATATCCACAGAGGGTGACCTATAACCGGTTAATGGGTCCATATGTAAAGGCGATGATGAGTTTCTAAGATAGCGACTTGATGCTATTGTTTTTACGTCATCAGGATGTTGTGGAATAGGTTCATTTATACGATGCGTAAGTCCTGGTACTGCACGTAGTACAGGTTCTCGGACACTACTACGTGGTGAAACACTCAACACCGTTACATACAAGTTGTTAACTTGTCTTAGAATATTATCATGTGTCAAAAAGGAAACCATATGTGTATATGCTTCATTCGACAGAACTGGCTCATCATAACGCGAGAAAACTATACATTTGTAACTTGTCTCTAGCATCTCTCTATATGCAATATTGAAGGAATTTAAATCAACTGAAAAAGTAATATCTCTATCTCCATTAGACTGTAAAACTAATTCTACAGTTTGTACAATAGGGTCTTGTCGCCTCGATAATTTTCCCATACGATTAAATGTAGTTGTACATCGTGGCATGTTTAACATATTCGGACAAGTTCTAAGTTTATTAACTGTGTCTTGATGATCAACTCTACCTACGATGGTTGCGTCTTGTTTTACTTCGTTTAGCATAATATAATCCTTTATTGTGTTAGAGGTATCATCTAGGATACTTAACAATTATATTTACATTTTAATAATATACAAGTACAATAATTTAGATTTAATTTGATATTATAAATAAGGATAGTAATATGAAGAAGATCGCTTTGTTATTAATTATGACAATTGCATTATATGCATCTATTATAGAGACATATATACCAGAGAGAGCCAAGGTATATTTACCATTGGTTTTAACAGAGATGAACCTGTATTTACCAGAGTTTAAAGAACCCTATTACATAGGTAGTCTTATTGAACAAGAAAGCTGTGTAGCTTTAAAAGGTAAGGGTTACTGGGCACGTAGATGCTGGAGTCCTATATCTGAATTAAAAACAGATAGAGAACAAGGTGTAGGTTTTGGACAGATAACCAGAGCTTGGAAAAAGAATGGTAGTATTAGGTTTGATACACTCAGACATCTTAAGAAGAAATATCCTAAAGAATTAAAAGAATTAAATTGGGATAATATTAAGAAGAAACCAGAATTACAGATACGTGCTATGGTTTTATTATGGCGTGATAACTATTTATATTTTAAGAAAGATTTACCGGAAGAAACAAAAATAGCATTAGCTAACTCTATGTACAACGGTGGTCTAAAATACTTATTAAGAGAACGGAAAGAATGTGGTTTGCGTAAGGACTGTGACGCTACTAAATGGTTCGGTAATATAGAACTCGTAAAATCGGCTAGGGCTAAGCGTAAGTTATATGGCAATAGATCGGCTTGGGACATAAACCGTGACCACTCTAAGAAGATTATTTTAATCCGTGGTCCTAAGTATCGTGAGTGGTTTATAAAATATAGTGAGCTTAATAAACCAATTACCAATGACAAGGTAAAGGCGAAAGTGAAAACTAAGGTCCCTACTAAACTTGAAGTAATAGATGTCAATGATAGTATTGCGCAATTAGACAAAAACGCTAGTGTTATGAAGACTCCCGACGATATTATAGAACGGGGACTGTTGTATATATTAAGATTTTTTATTTAAACTATAGTAGACTCGAGTCTACTATAGTTCATGTTTAAGTTTGTTTATTATATTATTCAGTAGTGGATATTCAAATATTTCAGTGAACTGTAGTTTATCTTTAAGTCCAACTATAGTTAACCTAGTTATTTCAACATCTGAAAAATCTTCCATCCTATTAAGAATTGGGAAATCTTCTTTTAAATCATCCAATTTTACATCTGTGAATTCATTATCTATAATGTTACGAATGTTACTATAACACATAGAGACCTGTTTATAATTGGTTAACCTTATACGTTTACATTCCTTACGTACTTTCCATACCATATCACGTACATGACTATGTTTAATACTATTCATGGGTTTATTAAATAAGTCATGTAAGAACTGTTCATCTATCCATATGTTCTTAAACGTAAACTTATTAGTAAAGTAGTCGTCATACCCACTTATATGTTCTAACATGGTCTTGACATAGATAGTAGGTACTTCTATATGTAAATATCTAAGTTGTTGTATTTCGTCAGGGACGATATCTTTTAGATACTTATACTCAATACCCATCTTATAAAGATAAAATAACCTAGTATGTAATATATAACACTTATTACTAATACATTCACCACTAAAGTATTTATAATCAGGATTGTCATCGGTATATAACACTTGGCTACTATTAGTGTTATTGATACACCGTTCATATAAATCAGGCTGTATCTCAATAACTTCTTTATTTAGGAAAAGGTAAACATTACCAGCGACTACATTAACTTTAATAGTTATGGGTATACTTCTCAGAATATCAAGATTAGTTTTAAAACTCATGTCTAAAGAATCCCCTATATTTAGAGGATTCTTAGACATAAACGACTCTAGTATTTTATCAACTTTTGTTTCATCTAACTGTATCGAGTAATAAAGTTTATCCAATAGATTTTCTATAGTAGGACTTTTGTAATCGTACAGTATATCACTTACAGATAGAGAAACATTTGTGTTTATAACTAGAGACATAGTTATCCCATATTATAAGAAATGATAGATGCGGCAATTATAAAACTGTATCCTAGTAGACGAATACTCTTAGCTATCATTACAGAACTGGCTCCCTGACTTGTTTCACACGCCCTATCGCGTAACGATCTCTCCCTACCGTATATACCATCTACAATAAAATCCGGTAATACTTCCATCATGATTATCGACATAAGGCTGATTACAAAAATATTAAGCGTTAATATTAAACCAGAACCAAATGGTAAATCCTGAAATATTTTAGTATCCGGGTCAGTAGCTAAATAATACACCACAAACAATACTACGATAAGTAGACCAGTTAATCTACGTTTCGTTTCCATAGTAAAGATATTCTTTACCTCATCACGTTGTTTCATACGACACTCCTTTTATGTGTTCAATGAATATGAAAGTTTACTTAGTTATAGATTTTATAAACTAACATCTAATTTGAAATCTACAGTATTTTATAGTAGAAAATAATGGTATAAAAAAGGTTTAGAATGTATGTGATAAAACGAAATGGTAAGCGTGAACTACGTGATGATAGTAAGATTAAAAAACAAATAACATTTGGTGTTAAAGGTACAAGTATAACTCCTTTAGAGTTTGAAAATAAGGTAAGAGTTAATTTCGTTAATGATATTAAAACAACGGATTTACAAAATATACTTATCAAGACTGCTGAGAAAGAAGCTAGTGCTGAGAAACCCGATTGGATTAAAGTAGCTGGTCGCGTCGGTATGTGGGAAATATACGGTGAAGTATTTAAACGTGTCAATTTTAATACGGATGATTGGATCAATCATATAAAGTTTATGGTTGATTCCGGATATTATAAACCAGAGGTATTAGATAAGATAGCTGCCTTTAATGTTGTAACATCTGATATAGATATTGGGGTTATCACCAATCATGGTCCAGATAACCTAGATTTTAATTGTGTGACATCCACTGCTCGTAGTTTCAAAAGTAAATATATAATCAAGGATAGTAACAACGAACTGCTAGAGTACCCATTCCTGATTTATATAGTAAACTCATTATTATTAGCAGATACTAAAGAAGAATTTCTTAGATACTACGGTAGATTTGCTAGAGGTGAACTGAGTCTCGGCACACCATTCTTAAATAACTTAAGAAAGCCGAATGGTAACGTTGGTTCTTGTTATATAGGTACTAATATAAATTCATTAGTAGGTCTAATGAAATCTTGGACAGATATGAGTATTATCAGTAAGGAAGGTGGTGGTATCGGATGGTACGTTGGCTATATGAGTGTCAGTGGTGCTAAGCATAAAAAGGTTAAGAAGGCTAATGATAAAGTGAAGTGGCATAAAATAGTTGATGATATAGCAGAGAGTGTTGACCAAGCTGGTTCAAGAGCGGCGGCTATTACATTAGCAGATGATTGGTGGCAAAAAGATATATATTCATTCTTAGATATGCGATTAGAAACATCTGGTGATTTACGTGGTAAATGTTTTAATATATTTCCACAGGCTGTTATAGATAAATATTTCGTAGAAAAGGTTGAAGCCGATGAAGATGTCTATTTATTCGACCATCATGAATTTAAACAGATAACTGGTATTGTAATACAAACACTTATAGATGATAAGCTTTATAGAGCCTTAGATTTAGCTAATGAACTTTGCCGCATGGGTAAAATGAAGAACCACAAGAAAGTTAACGCTTTTGATCTGTGGCTAAAGATATTAACTGCTTGGTTAGAAATAGGCGGTTTCTACATAACACATAAAGATAATATAAACATTAGCAACTATTTAAAATATGATGATAAAGATTATGCGGTAACAAATTGTACCAATCTGTGTATAGAGAGTTTCAGTATAGTCAGACCTGCTCGTAACTGGACAGATGTTATTACCAATGGTAAGCGTACAACGACTCATACAGATGGGCTATCGCATAGTTGCAATCTGATTAGTATTAATGTTAGAGAGCTTATAGAGAAAGATGATGAGTATATTGCACAAGTATGTAGTGATGCCGTTAATATGTTAACTCGCAGTATTAGACTTGGCACTAACCCAACATTAGAGGGAGCTACAACCGCCAAGTTACTACAGAACATAGGTATAGGTACTATAGGTTTCCCTGATTATATGGCATACTACAGAGAACTATATGATACTGAGTCCGGTAGAAAACTTGGTACTAAATTACAAGAGAAATTAACTTATTATTCTTATAGGGCTAGTATCGAGTTAGCTAAGAAAGAAGGTAGTTATCCATTATTTAAGAAAGAAAATTACGATAGGCTGATTGGTAAAACAACAACTGAACTTAACAATATATCGAAATGGACTGGTAACAATTACGATTGGGAAGAATTAAGACAGGATATACTAACACATGGTATAGCTAACTTTTATCTTATGGCTACAGCACCTAATACAAGTACCGGTTTATTAATGGGTGTTGGTGCTAGTTACTTGCCTGTATTCGGTAAGTTTAACTATGAAGAAACTAAAGATGAAATAATACCAGTTTCAGCAGTATTTCTAAATGAACGTTATTGGTTTTATAAAACAAGATATCAATATGACCCAGTTGATATTGTTACATTTACTAAGCACTTGCAAGACTTTATAGATACTGGTATAAGTATGGAGATTAACATAGATATTGAAACAACTGATATATTTAAACTATCAGAAGCATTCCTAAATGGTTTCAAAGAAGGTCGTCTAAAGGGCGTGTATTATAATAGCAGTGCTGTAGTGTGCAGCGATTGTGCAAATTAGCAATAAGAAAAAAAGGAAAATAATGTCTTTAACAAAACAAAAATTATATAACCCAGAGGGTGATGATAGTGATAAACGTTTAATCAGCGGTAATCCCACTGGTATCATAAATCTTGCTGATATTAGTAAACCTATATATCTTAAACTATTTAAGACTTCTTTCTCTAACAACTGGATACCGGAGACAGTTAGTAATATGAGTCGAGATAAGATTGATTATGAAAACGTACTATCTATTAGTGAGCGCGAGGTATATGATGACTTATTATCATTCCTTACTTTTATGGATAGTTTACAAACTAAGAATCTACCTAACATAGGTAAATTTATTACATTAGCAGATGCTCTATTAATGATTAATAGACAAACATTTGATGAAAATTTACATGCTTATAGTTACGGTTATACACTACAGAATGTAATGGATAAAGATGCTTTTAACAAATTAATCTATAGATGGCGTGATAACAAAGTACTCAGGGAGCGTAATGAATATATAGCCAACATTTATGAGGAGAATAAAGACAAAGATACTAAAAGAGCATTTTTGATATTACTCATCGCTAATTATATCCTAGAGGGCGTATATTTTTACACTGGTTTTAACTTCTTTCATAATTTAGCTTATCGTGGTTTAATGAAAGCTACTAACACCCAGATTAAATATATAAAGAGAGATGAACTAGTTCACTGTACGTTCTTCAAGAATCTTATAGAACAATTTAAAGAGGAGAATCCAGATGATTGGGATGAAGACCTTGTTTATGATATGTTTAAAGAGGCTGTAGCTAAAGATTTAGAGTTTAACCTGATAACTATAGGTGACAAAGTTATGGGTATGAATAAACAAAGTATAGAAGACTATACATACTTTAATGCTAATAAAAGATTAGAGGATATAAAACTTATCCGTATATTTAAAGAAACTGAGAATCCGTACAAGCATCTAGATATGATAGCTAGTATAGAAGATGAAACAACCACCAAGTCTGGTAGTTTTGAGGTTACAAGTATAGCTTATAAACAAGCTAATGCTTTTAAAGGATGGACTGGCTTTGAAGTAAAACGTTTACATAAACGATTAGAAAAAGAAACTAATCCAGAAGAGATAAGACTTATCAAGTTAGAAATAGAAGCTCAAACAGAGTTGTATGAAAACGAGTTTAATAAGACAGATACTATTTAATAAGGTTAACGATATGAGTAAAACTTATTTAGAAAAGCAGGAAGAGCTACGGGAGCAGTATAAAGAAGACTATATAATGGAGGTATATAGTCTTATAGAGCAACATGTAATTGATAAACATTTAATAAATGGTATAGTCGATATAGAATGGTTAAACACTACTGATTATGAACCACGTGTTAAAAATATAGTTAGACGTCTTACAAAACAAATAAAAAAGAAACTGAACACTCTAGTATAGGATTACTCCTATACTAGACATTAGTCTAAACCGTCGTGTAATAAAACCTCTTTGTAATCTAGATATTCTTCACCATATTCTAACACGTAACCACAGTCTTCTAATATTTTAGATAGTTGCATCTCAACAATTACATCGTTCTGATAAGTGACTTCAGAAAACATATCAGTGGGCTTGCCTTTAGCCTTACGAATATCTATAGTGCGTATATCAAACTCATTATACCAGATTATATCCCCATGTTTATAAAATAGGGATAATATACGTAACATAGAATACATACTATCGTCATTGTTTTTTGTACCGAAACATAGGTCTAGTTTAACATTACATAAGTCTGTTAAGTCTATATTAAATTTTAAACCTTCTTTAAAGTTATTTGTAACAAGTATATATTTATCCTTAACTTCTATGCCATCTATCACTACTGTACTTTCATCTGTAGTATTAGTTGGTAGTTTGCATGAAGTAGAATTACTTTCGTTATCTGCCTTCTCCAATACGCTAACCAAGGTATTTTGTGTGGATAAGTCGAATACACAGTTTCGTAATCTACATTGATAATAAACACTCATATATATCCTTTTAATATATTTGTAATACTACATAGGAATATTTCTATGTATCATCTTTATATTTAGTTATTAGCCCTAAAAGCTCATCTACTAACTCTAGTCTACGTTCGTTAGTAACTACAACGTTTTCAACGTAGATATGTATTTTATATTTACTTGTACTGTATTTAACATAACCTGTCCAATAATAACTACAAAAATGTACGATCGTATTAACTACGGCTGTACGATTTTTATATCCCTTTAAAGGTATTGTTATCTTTGTCATAAAAGTGATCCTTAATCATAAACCTCATGGATGCATTGTTGCACCCATGAAGTAAGAAATATGTTTACTGCACAGAACAATTATCCGTGTCTGGAGAGTTTTCTGTATTAGAATTTTCAGTAGTCTCAACATCTGGCGATACTTTCATACCAACCTCTTCCATCTCAGATGATGTTTTCTCAGCAGCGATCTGTTGTTTAACTATATCAACATCTGGTAATAATTGAGTTACCTTTTTAAGATTAGTCACCATATCCTCAACAAGAACAAACTCATTAACAAATACGGTTTGTTTTTGTTCACCCATTTGTTTACTAATATTGATTGTCAACTTCGTTACAGGTTCAAGACTCGGTAAGTTATCCGCGTCTAACTCTTTAAAATCAACTACAGATTCATTATCAGTTATAATGATAGTCATACTAGTTGCATCTTTATCCTCACCAACTGCTTCTAAAAAAGTGTTCACTTCTTTAACCACGGCCAGTTTTAATGTAGTCATCTCTTCATGTGTAATAATATTCATATTACTTCCTTATATTTTTACGTAACTATAATAACATTATAATTATCATATAAATAATATACGTGTAAAAAAGTTTACAAGTTAAGTTGTAACCCCTAACATACGTGCTAACTTATTAGGTGATATAGACGAAGGTTCTATTCTCCAGAATACTTCATTACCATCTATCTTGAGACAATTGGCGGCTACCTCAGAACAGAACCAGCTATCACTTCTATCCTTAGTAGGTAATAGGAAACCTAATATACCTGCAAAATCATATTTTAAACCTTTAATAGATTCAAGAAACTTTTTAATACGTTCTAAATCATTGACCTCAATTGTTGTATAAACCCATTTGTCATTATCAGGTATATGCTCAGTTACAATAACCTTATGTTTAGATGGTGATGCTTCCCATTGTTCGACTATACCTATATCATTTGTAAATAATACAGCGGTATGACTAAAAACGCCCTTCGTATACCATGCAATGCATTTACTTAATAAAGTTGCTTCCTTATTGTTATCGTCGAACGCTTTAAAAAAGGCTATTGTTATACATTGTTTTTTCGTAGACATTATTAAATCCTTATTATTTAATTCTCAAATAAAAAAAAAAGACGCAAAGAGATTATATACTATGGTTTATAGACCATAGTATATATGTAGCAACCTACTCTTTAATTTCATCGAATAAAGCTTTAATATCTTTATCTGTTGTTTTCGCATTAAATCCTTCAGCTTTTGCCATAATCAAATCTGCTGTTGGAAACTCACCTTCATTTATTAATGCAGATACTCTGATACGAAATGCTTCGATACGTGCATTAAATGTTGTAAGTCCATTTTTATACGCAGCACCCATTTTAATAATAAGGTCAGCAAGTGCGTCAACTTTAATACCTTTAAATTCAGCCTCTAACGATAGCTGTTCCTTATATGAACCATCTGCTTTAAACGCGACAGCCATTTCTAGCTTCTCAGCATATCTAGAAACTTGTTCAGAACTAGTGTTTGCACCACCAATTAACTTAATGGCATCGGCAGTTTTTTCATCACATAGACGCTGTAAGATACCTAGACGATCAGCTTTATCGCGTGCTATTTTGGCTTGTAATTTTTCACTGTCTGTGTATTTTACAATCTTACCATCTTTAACTAACTTAATGTCTTCAACATCACAATCAAATTCAACATATTCTTCTCTACCAGTTTCTACATCCTCGATATCTTCAACAATAACTGATAAATCACTTTTGATAAAACTCATCTATACTCCCTCATTCCAAATTTCATGTATTTTGCTAACACTGTTTTTATACGAAGCTAACATTCTTTCTGTTAAATCGTAATCCATTTTTAAACCAGCATTTTTAATGTTATGTAGATTATAAACATTGTGTCCTAAACCAAATCTATAGTTGTTATTATCACTAGTGTAATAGTAAGCAGATGTGCTAAAGAATAAAACAATAGTAGTATTAGCAGGTACCGTAATTCTAGTACTTGTATTCCATGCACCCGTACCACCAGTGTAAGTATATCTATTAGACATACTAATATTACTTACTCTACCACGAGACGAATTAGGTGTACCAGTCCAAACATGACTATAGCCATGCCCTCCATTACGGCCGTTAGATGAGCCACCAAAGTAAAACTGAAATGAACGACTATCGTTAGTATCATTTTTTATAAACATAGCACTAACCGCTTTATCAGCATAATTATACTTGTGGCTAGAAGACGCATAAATACTATACTCATCTTTATATACAAAGTTGTTACTTATACCATTAGCATAAACTTTATGCTGTGGTAGTTTCCAGTCACCCCAACCCATTATCATTCTACGTACATAATCGGAACTCTGTGTGGTAAAGTCACTAGTTGAATGATTACGATTTTGTGCATAGTTCTTATATCCACTAATAATACCGAATAGGATAGGTATACCCTCTTCAATCACACCAGTACCACTGTTATTAGTGTTACCTTTACTAACTTCAACATCTATAATTTTAGTACTTGTTTCATTATATAAATTTTCAGTAATTTCAAGTTCATAACTACAAGAATCATCAACCAGTTTAGGTGTAGTAATTGTTAGTTTATCTCCAGCACGTATACCTTTAACATCAGATACCTTAAGTAACTTTTGGTCATCCATACTATAAATAGCTCTACGGTTACCTATAATTGTAAATGTATACTTAGTTTCTGGTTTAAGAATACTTGGTAGTGTATGCTGGAATTCAACCATATCAACTTTTACAGATAAATCATCTTTGACTTTTTTGATTACAGAATCAGTTTCTGTTTTTAAATCTTTAACAACTTTATCTAAGTCTATCTCTTTAACTTTACCCTCAAGTGTAGCTATAGATTTTTCAACTTTTTTGTCTAGTTCAGAAACTAATGTTTTATAGTCAAGTTTACTAAGCTTATTCTCAACTTCTTTACGTAGTGCCTTATTATTATCAGAGGCTTCTTCTAGAACCTTTTCTAAATTTAGTTCGCTAACTGTTACTTTTAATTTTGCGATACTATCTGCAGTTATTTTTTTAACTGACGCTACATACGCATCGTTTTTCTCTTCCATTAAAGAAGTAACTTTTTCATATTTACTCAACAACTTTGTTTGTTGTGCAAGTAATTGATTTATCAGTGTATCTTCGACTTTTTCACTCATTTCTGTTCCTTATATAATATGTTCGGAAGTTTTAATCTTCTCAGGTAATAACAATGTAATGTTATTTTATACTACGTTCAGCTATATCATCTTCTATAATATGTTTTTCCATAATTATAGACTTGGTAATAAGATTGTTATTAACACGTTGTTGTTCTTTCGATGCTTGTATATCTTTCTTTTCTTTATTGTAGTCCAGAATGTCTTTACTTATAATAGCACTTTCTAATTCACCTACTCTAACGATTAAGGAATTTATAAGTTTATCTCTATCAGCTAGAGCCTTGGATAAATGTACTAAATCTAAACTTTCACGTATCTTACTAATGTTAGGTACAGTTTCTTCTTTGACCTCACCTTCGTTATTCATGAACTTAAACGTTACATCCGCACTTTTCTTATCATAAAAGAAATCCTGAAATTTCTCGGCCATACCTATTAAAGTATACGCGGCTATTTTACTACTCATACCCATTATATATCTCCTCTGTTAATTGTATCAAAATGATGTATACCTAAAGCTTTAGCATTAACTATAACTTCTAGTAACTCATCATAACCCTCTTGTAATTCTTTCATCTCTTTAGAACTAGTTCTAACATCACCATAGTCAACCGTTGAGGCATGTCTTGATTTACCCATGGTCTTTATAATAAGTTTACCAATATTGCTTCTCTGGTTACCAGTACTAATATAAACCGCCTCTATGGTATAGTGTCTATTCCCATCAAGTACATCATTAGGAATGCGTATGCTGGTAAGGTTAGCGTCATCCTGTTCACGTTGCCACTTCACAGTACCATTGGTATCACGTACAAACCAGTTCGTACATTTATGGTCGCCAACACCAGAAAATAATATAAAATCTGATGCAGTTACATTAAAACCACCCAATTCAGAATTATTTACATCGCAATCTATAGAAAGACTAGGCGTTACTATAACAGCATTGTTATGACTAAACCCATCACCACTACGAGTGATAATTACAGGTCTACCTTGGTAATAGTCCTCTTTTTCACCCTCCTCATTAAAGTTTAATCTTACCCTACCATAGTATATATCTTGTACAGTAAAATCTAAATCAAATTCTCTACCAGTTAAGTATTTCTTATCTTTTTGGATATTAACAATAAAATCTTTATCCGTGAACTGACCGTCAGTACTAATCTGATAATCCACGGACTTTAAAGTCTTTTTACTAGGTAACTTGACTGATCGTATAGCTAATTTAATTATCGCCATTATATGTCCTTCTTTCATTTTTATTAGATATTCAAAAAAATAAGAAACATACTAAAAGTATAATGGACAAAAAAGTCCATTATACTATTCTTTAACCATCAAGGGTTGCCCTATCTCGTCCTTGTGTTTTATACGAGCTTTCATCAAAATGTTTAACTCTTCTAGGTATTTATTGGGGTCTTCTTTAACGTCATCCAAGTCTAGGAATATCTCTTTATTCTTTTTGTTATATACCGTAGTGTTATTAACGACATAAGTCTTACCTTTATGTACGAATGTACCATACTCATCATCATCCAGATATACAAGATAATGGAAAAGTTCATAAATATTGGCGACTTCATTTATGTTAATATATTTGGCGTTAACATCTACCCATAATCTTTCAATTTTTAGTTCATGTCTGATTTTATAGATAATATCACGAATGTTACTACCACGATTACCAATGATATGCGGTATGTCCGACTGTTTAGCTGTGAACTTAATTCTTTTAGTTCTGAGTATATCTTTCTTATTACATATAACGAGACCGTCTATAATACCCAGTTCTACTAAATAGAACTCTTCCCTATCTATCCCCTGTAACTCTTCTTCCGTTAAATTCTTATGTACCGTATTTAAATCTAATAACATTATATCTCCTTATTTTATCAATTCCATCTCTAGTGCTATCGCCTTGCTATACTGTTTACTAATTTTCTTTAGAACTTTAGCTTTATAACTTACACCGAATTGTACTGAGTATTCAAATATACTATATTGCTGTGTTGTTTTATCATAATGTAAATCTAAGCTAATGGCTGGTAGGTTAATACTATCCCCTACGTGTTTACTAATGTTAATAATCTCTTTGAATAAAGGATGTTCTTTATTAATTACAGTATGGACACGTTCCACGCTACTATTAGGACTATACCCAAAGCGTTCCTCTACTACATAATCCTTTGGCTCAGTTCCCCTAAAATATAAGATACGAAATTCTAAACTTGTTTTAGGGCAATTACTAACAGCTTCTTGTATATAATAATTGTTATTTAATAAAGAATTGTAAATCATTTCTACTTCACCTCCATTTTTGGCAGTACGTGTATCTATACCAAAAAGTATATTAAAAATATCTGCAGTAAGTTCTCCGTCTTTAGTATTTTTACTCTTTAACCCATCGGGAAGTAAATCATAGTTCTCATGTTTATTAATTTGCGTATTACCATCTATAATACTAAACATTTCCATTAAAACAAATTTATTCTTTATTCGATGTTTACCAACACTACGTGCTTGATTCAACGCTTTAATATATAACGGTTTATCGCTGGGTAAAGATGTAAATACATCACGTATATTTTCTGTATTATAATACCAATTGGGTATGTGTACATTTGTAATCCGTTTCTCTTTAATACGTACCAGCACATCACTTAGTAAAGTTAGATTCACAATGTCGTGCATACGTATAGTATTTATCACTTTAAAGTTTTTTTGCAACATGGCGAGTTGTAAATGTGTACCATCATATATAAAATTATCACATAATCCGGTATATAGTAAGAAATCTTTTTTAGTTTTCTTATGGTTACTATTAGTAATTAAACTATCCGCTAATAATGCCTTAGTACCATTAATTCTTTTTATCATTACATTGGGAATATTAATTAACAAACTTTGTGGTAATCTAAAATCTATATAAAGTGTTCTCATAGTGTTTACTTCCTTTTTTTTTTATGAAATATTTAGTATAACATAACCATATTTACTATGTCTACTCTACTGGTATTAATAAAACTGCTAAGTAAGTCGTTTAGTAACGTACCTATAAAGTTTTATTTGTGAGCGTCTATCAATGATGTCCACCGTAGATATAGTTTATACAAATCACGATGTGGTCCGTGATATTACGGCAACAATGTATCATTTACTGTATAATTAGATAATATACTTTTGACAAGATTGACATGTGGTATATACCCCTTTGACGTTCTTGTGTTAGGGTCATACCATTTGAAACTACTGGTTTCATGTGGTTGCTTTATATTTTGCCTTTCTGTACAAAACACCTCTTGTCTACTAAGGTCATCGAGTCTATACGAAACCATTGATTTACAGTCTTCTTTCATTACTTTCCTTTATATTGTTATATTTACATCTTAATAATATAGCGTTAAAAATAAATGAATTCTTACTGAACACTAATTAGAATGCACAACATATATAATAAAAGGGTACAGAATGAATAATGCACCAGAAGCTAAGCTTGTTACATATTTATCTACTAATGAAGTAGGTGAAGACATACATATAGTAAAAGAAACACATTTTGAAAATAATAGATATACAGATAATATTAAAATTATAAAAGATTACAAAAGACCATTCCATATAACTAAACCAATTTTTAGAAACCACACAGATAAGAAAGAGGCAGAAGATATAAGTAGGGTTGATAAATATCTATCCACAGAATCAGAGTTATTCAACAACATATCACGTAGGGTGGGTAACGGATACACTGGTAAGGCAGATGTTCGTAAATTAAAGAAAAATCCTTATATTTATAGTGCCGATGTAAACAGTAGAACATTCCTTAAACAAGAGTACATGACCAGAAATAATAATAAATTATCACCATATCGTATAGGCGTTTTCGATATAGAATTTAATGTATTAACCAGTGAGATTATTATTCTAACCATTGTTACCAAGAAGAAGATGAAAACGGCTCTTCTAAAGTCTTTTGCCGATACTGTACCGGATTTGGAACGACGTATTAATAATATGTTTGTAAAGCACATACCTACAGATAAATATAGAAACATGGATAGAGATATACAGATTTTTGATAATGAAGTAGACATGATTAAGTTTATATTCTACGAAGCCAACTATATGGATATAGATATATTAACTGCATGGAATATTAAATATGATATTACCCAAATACTAGATGTTCTAGAACGAGAGAATGAAGATATAGCATCGGTTTTCCACTATGATAAGATACCTTATAAATACAGATACTTTAACTTTAAAGAGGGTAACTCTGTTAAGAAAACTGAAGCCGGTAGGGAGATAGCTATTAATATAGAAGAAAGATGGCATACCATAAAAACTACTACTAACTACCAGATGTTGGATGCTATGGCTAGTCATAGATATGTTCGTGCTGGTGGTGCTACTGTATCTGGTGGGTATAGCCTTGATAACATATTAGAAAAAGAAGGTGTTGCTAAGAAATTAACATTTAGTAGTAACCAAGGGTTTAAAGGTATCGAATGGCATATTGACATGGTTGCTAATAAGCCTGCTGAATATATTATCTATAATATGTGGGATTGTTTAAGTATGCTAGAATTAGATGATAAAACTAAGGACTTAACAGTCTCAGTGCCGTTACTACTAGGAATGAGTCATCCTGACATCTTTAACTCTGGACCTAAACGTATTGTTGATTCATTAACCTTCTTCTATGAGAAACGTGGTAAAGTTCTAGGTGTAAAAGATATGACTGAAGAGAATGATAAGATTCTAGGTCTTGGTGGTTGGATTTTAACATTGCAATCGTTTATGTCTACTGATAATGGTTTATCCAACATAGAAGAAATGAGAGAACTTATAACAAACATTAAAACAATGGTATTTGATAGTGATTGCCTTTCGTCATATCCGAATGATATACTTAGTGCTAATGTTAGTAAGGATACGTCACATAGAGAGTTAATAGCAATAGCTGGTATACTAAAGAGTACTTTCATATTACAAAACATAAACTCAATGTTTGGTGCTACTAATGCGATTGAGTACTGTCAGGCAATGTTTAAAATGCCATCATTATTTAAATTATTAGACGAGATAAAAGAATAAAAAAAGAAGGTACGCCGCTATCTATATAAGACCATAAGGTCTTATATAGATATTTTTTTTATCATAACGTTGGTTACATAGATTAACCTTTATAGGCCTCATTTCTAATATTAATCAAGTTACAATGACTTATATTCTTTGGATAACTGGTCTAATAAAACTGAAACATTATGTTCGGGAGTAATCTCTCTTCTGTCACGTTTTAGTTTCTTTATCTCTCTTTTAAGTTTAGCTTTTGTTAAGGCTTTCTCCTTATCACTTTCATTCTGTGTTTCTTTCCAATGCTTACGAGGCACAGTTTTACTGGTGGTATTGGAACTTACTTCTTTCACTGCTTCGATAATATGTGACACAGCCGGTAAAAGTTTACGTATTCCACTCCGCATACCCATATCTGAGTCAGGTGGATAGACATTACATTTCTTCACGGTATTCCAGATATCATCTTCAGTAAGCATACCATTTACATTCTTGGTATTTTCTAATTCTTCTAGACAGGTTATATTAAAATTCATTCTGTCATTTAGATATGCGTCAAACAACATATTATTCTCTGAACTAACATCTTCACCGAATAACTTTACAAATAATACATAGCGTTCATCCACATGATAGTCATGGTATCCACCGGTAATACAACCATCAGGATGGTCATATGGTGTCGTCATGTTATACTTACTGAATCTAGCTAATAACTTATCTACATCATTAGCCTCTTCCTGTTTAAAATCACCGTGCCACTTACCAGTATTACACTTACTACATAACAGCCCATCCAATGTACCTTGTTCAATCATCTGATACATTTCCATACTATGCAAATTAGGATATCCTGTTGTTGTCTCGACACACCCTTTATCGTTCAAATTAGTATTTTCAATACAACCGCATTTACTACATATAAATAAACCCATTGTTTCTCCCTATTAAATTATTACGTAAAATGGATAACCTGTAGAGGCATATGTTATACTAGTATGTTTAAATAACGTCTCTATATCTAGACGCGAGATAGTGCTAGTTGGTATTTTTACACCGCTACCTTCTATATAGATATATTTCTTATCCATACGAAATGTGTTTATATGTTTAAACATACTCATTAGGTTACTATTTGAACTATTTAGTGGTCTTGTTAAAACTACAGTTAGGTATCTATCCTTACCAATGGTATTTAGTGTATCTAGACCATATAAAAATTTATCATGTGCGTCTAGTGTATTTATATCAACGCGTTTAGGACTTACTTTAAGACGTATCCTATGCATATCTAATCCCGTCATATCTGATAATCGTTGCTTTATATCAAGTACGTTTTCACCATCTTTACCTATAATAGAACCAACAAGTGACGACATTACTTTTATATTAACCTTTATGAAAGATTTCTTTGGTTTATTTGGTACAAATATATAGATTAAATCACTACCACCTATTTCTAATAGTTTACCTCCAGATCCTTTAATCAGGTCTGGTATGCTACTATTCATCTTCTGTAATTCACCAAGCGTGTATGTTTCAAAATCTTTTAATGTTTCCATATTAAACTCCTAATATATTTTTTAAATAACTTCTTATATTTACGTTTATCTATCTGATACCAATCCATCAGCCCTTCTTCTAGACCACAATAATAATATACATGCCCATTTTTAACATAGATTACATTAGGTGGATAATTATCTACGACCTTACCCAATATTTCATTAGTTTCGACTATTACCTTATTACTTACATTATTACGCAATAATAGTCGCACTACATATACATGTTGATTATTATCACACTGATAATAATTGTGTCCACGATCTGATGCCAGTAATGATGTAGCGAAAATACATTGTCGTAACTGTCTATTTGTTATCAATCGTTGCTCCTTATATTGTTATATTCACATATTAATAATATAGTGGGATAAAACTATGGATATACATAGAGTAAAGACTCTATGTATATTTATTAACCGATAAATGTAAACTCTCTAGCAGCTTTTCTGATGTTACCATCAGATTCTTTTTGTGTAAATCTAACTAACCCATTATTATCTATAATAGTAACCTTACTAGGTGTTCTAGAAGTACCACCATATGTAATATATGCTTTAGCTACTATGGCAGGTACTTTAAGTCTTACCTCGAAATTTGCAGACTCTGCACCATTGTAAAGGAACATAGAGTTTGCGGCACTATAAGTTTTAGCGTTATCTCTAAGATTACCTTCCCTCCAAGCACCATTGATTCCACTGTATTTACGTTTACTTATAACGTTGTATAAGATTTCATTACCTAATTGATCATAGAAACGTAACTCATGTATAGCGTTACCATTACTACCAACAGATTTACCAAGCTTTATTTTAAAACCAGTTGTCACTTCAGTATGTAAAGCTTCAAAATCGTTTATTTCATCAAGTACAAATTTACCTTTAAGAGCATTGCCCTTAATACATGATTGTTTAGTACACATAAAGCCATTACCAAGAATGTTCGGCAACATTAATGAACGAGTTACATTTGTACCATAGTCAATAATTTTAAGTATAGGTATCTTATTAGGGAATACTTTCTCAGTATACTCATTTATAAGAGCCTGACCAGCATTGGCAATCTTCTCTTCAGTTAGGTTATACTCAGGCTTAATAATAAGCTCGATATATTCAATACAATCAGCTGGTAAACGTTCAAGCGGATAGTCTTTAATATCTGAAATAGCTAGTATATTATTTTCAATGTTAACAAGACCTGTACCAGTTCTGCTAACTACGTTTCTTACTTTACCAATTATAGTACTTTCACCAAGACTTTGTGTCTTAGGATTACCGCTGTTGAAATCATAAACAACAATCTTATCTGACATAATATTAATGCCTTGTAACATTGACTTACGTTCTTTAGCGGATAGAGCTTTACTATGTAGAGAACATTTTAGAATTTCACCTACAAAGGCAGTTTTACTATAATCCCAAGAACTAGTATAGCAGTTACCAATCATTAACGGTAAACCAGTTGGTGAATTAAAATCAGTAGTAACTTTTTGCTCGCCAACTACTTCATTGTTAACGTACAAAGTACACATAGATGTTGTTGGGTCATATACCGCATTACAATGATTTATTTTATCTGGTGTTAAAGTATTCTTAGCTGTTATATATATAGCACTATGGTCTCCACTACTATCCGTTACTCTAAAGATTAGGTCTTTATTATCCTGTACAAGACTTAAATCATGAGCTTTTTGTTCTGGGTTACCGTGACCAAAAATACCTCTTTTACCGTCATTACAACTACTTACTATAGTAGCACTTAATGTAAACGGTTGTTCCCTTGTAAAATGTGGTTTCTGATCAGTTATGATATAACTGTTACCATCAAAAAGTTTAGCGTTCTTAACTTTATCCTTACCTAAGATGGTTTTGTCTTTCTCATTAACAGCAACGAATATTTTACCCAAGTTTATAGAGATATAATAAATTTTCGTAATAACATCTTCCTGACCAAATTTATCAGCAGTAGGTGTTGTATTAGCTAACTCAATAGCCTTCTTGATCGCGTGTGGTTCGTCTATTAGATATGTATCTATGTGACATTTTATACGTGTTCTCATTCATCTTACCTTATGTTAATTTTATCCAACTTTATGTTAAATATCAAATTATAAAGGATTTTACAAAAAAAATAATTAATCGATTAAACTAATTGTTCTTTACCCTTACACTATTAATTTTATACTCTAAAAGTACGTTACTAAATAAACCTAGATATTATAACATCCTTTACAGATGTTATAATAGTATTTGTTCAATATCAGCGTATTCTGCTTTTTCAGATAAATTGTATATCTCTGTACTAAATGTTTTACTGACCATATAGTAATTAGAAGTGTCTCTAGATTTAGTAAAATCAACCTTACCCTTAGGTGATTTAAATGGATCAAATGTTATAAAGAAACTACTTGGTCTATCGCCATCTTGACCAAATAAAGATGTTATTACACCACCATAAATATACTTAACACCAGCTGGTAAATTATTATAGTTTCTAACATACTGTGCTGATAATTTAATGGCTGTATCTGATACAAGATGCAATGGTAATGTTTCAGAACTATCTTTACAGAATGATTTCCATAAGGTAATATGCATCATTCGTTCTAAACCGAAGATACGTTTAATATCATCATACAAAGCTCTAGCATGCGTACAGACAAAGCGAATGTCGTAGTTCTTTTTCTCCAATAGCTCAAGAATTTTTATAACTGATTTCCTATCATCATCAGATATTTTGTAAGTAGCTGATGGTAACGCAAACGAGAAATATTTCTTATCTGTTTTAAAGTTATTGACATCTAGTTCTATCTTATCTATCACAGGGTCATCCCACAAGTTCAATGATGAATCGCCAATAATATTGCGTTTAACAGCTGGTTTACGCTCAAATTTTTTATACTCACCATTGTTATAGTTGTTCTTTGGTTTATCATAACTAGGTTTATCTTCTACATTACTTTCATTCTTTGGTAAAACAATGTCACCGAAATCATCCACGAAATCATCATCCATTTTATATCCTTATTTTATTATAATTATTCATATAAGTATACTACCTATAAAAAATTACGTAAGCTCGTCAAGTGTTAGTTTGGTTATCTTTAACTCAGTACCGTGGAACTTTTTTAATTTTAAATCTAGATTGAATCCGCCTAGATCGACCGCTAGTAATGGTATTGTTTTCTCGTAACCTAATAACTTATTACCAGCACAAGTCATGCATAAACCCGTATCTGACTTACAATATAATGGATCGCGCAGTTCTACTTCTTTATTAAGATAGGTGGTTATACTATCAGTTGTTAACATCGTCATGGTGTTACCCACCTTAATAAATCTACCAAGTAATTCTTCAGTGTTATCTTTAGTTATAACGGTCTTTAGGTATATCTTGGTTTTACAATCAGTATGGTCTATAACTATATCAGCCGTACTTCTTGTTAGATATTTTGTTAATACACCAGCATCTTTTGTTTCATCACCACGACCCATAGAACCACCTATAACATCATTAAACATAGCTGCTAATGTTTCTGGGTCTTTATTATACCCATCTGATAATGCTATCATGATAGGTGTAGCTTTACCTGTTACATCATTACCAATACCATAAATCCCATACATACGTTTTCTGGCCATATTGGTAACTTTCTTGGTAATCATCTTACCGTATGATTTATCTTGTTTAAGATATGCTATATCATATTGTTTCAGACTATCCTCCAACTCGGCAATAGCCAATGCTGTTTTTAATGGTTTCTCCTTATACTTTACCTCCAATTCTTTTATCTTCTCAGATTTAAATTTATCAATACCTGGTGCTTTCCTAATACTATGTTCTGTTACGCCTAAAGTTAAAAAGTTTGTTAATGTATCTATAAACAAACGCATATCTATAAAATTAAGATATTCCTCCGTCGTAATATATGTTTCTAAATCCTTCTTCTCTAACATATTACTTATAAACATGTTCTCTATATAAGATAAGTCAAACTCCTCATTTATATAAGGTATTTTACCATTAAAGCATTCTACACCTATTAAACAATTAAATAATAATCTACCCATGGTAGTTACTTCTTTTTTAGTTATATTAGGTAATATATCGGGAGTTATTTCTATCTCATCTGTACTCTCTACCAGACTACTCTTATACTTATCGGTTATTAATAATACATCTTCGCCATCTTTTATAAAGAACTTAGTACCTTCTACTATTACGTAGTCATCTTCATAATCCTCTATTATATAGTTGAATAAACCTAAAATCCATTTTAGTTTAAGGTAACTTTTTTCTTTTATATGCTTGTGGATATGATCTTGTAACTCTATTTTTATTAATCCCATAATAGTCCTTTATTAATATAGTTATAAAATCCGGACGTTTCTAGGATAGCATTAACTTCATTAATATCACTATGTGTTAATTCAGTAAATTCCTTTAATGCAAAAACAGTTTCTTCTGTATAGGTATCTCTATCAGATATATAATTAACCACCAACAAAGACATAACTATAGTTATTAGACGTTTCTTAAACAATTCAGCATCATTGTCTGCGTGAATTAGCCTAAGTTCATTTACACCGCGTTTTATAATACTTTGTGTATTATTCTTTATAAAAGATATCTGATATTTATCTGTTAAAACCTCACTTATTATACTTGGTAGGTTATTGATGTTATAAATTTCTCTAAGTCGTGTAACCATTTGCATATGTATAATACTTCCGTTAGTGTTTATTTCTATGTCAGGAATTATATCCTCTTCCTTGCCAATAATACTATTCATTAATATATTTATATTTTTAAATATCTCACCATGCGTATCAGTTATAACGTGGTGTGGTAAAGTTGGTTCGATTTTATCATCTAGTATACATATAATCATTTGTATCTTTGTGATATTATCAAACTCTGTAGTTATTATATCTTTTATGATAACGGCTGTTGACATATCAACATCTTTCAGTGCATCCAATGCCTGTATAATCCGTATAAGCTTATTTATACTATAGTCAAACACATCCTCTATTGTTATTTTAATACCTAGTTCCCAGAACACATCTGGTAACAATAATTTATATCTACCTATAAGACGATTACACAACTCACCCGTTGACATATCCTCAGGTTTCATAGTTGAGATAATGTCATCTATACTTTCATCATTGTTTCTTATATAGTATTCTCTAAACCATATCAGGGATTCAGCAGTTGCTGGAGTTGTTATCCCCTGTATAAAAATGACCTCTTGTTCCATCGCATACTCCTATTATAAAATCAACTGAACAAATAAGTATATTTATTATTGGTATTTAATATACTGATACAAATACTAATCTAATAGGAGATAATAAAAATGGCAACAGCAGAAAACGGTATTGAAGTACCAGCAAACATAAACGATAATAAAACTGGTACCACCAATGATGTTAAATGGGAGACACTAGTAGAACTATACAATGGATTATTAACAGGTATAAAAAGTCAGAGACAGGTTTTGCTAACTATTGAAGAAACATTCAGTAATGTACTACAGACTAGTCCTGAACTAACTAAGGAGCTAATGGGTGCTGGTCAAGTCACGGTTGAGTTATTCACTGAGTTAACGAATCTTGTTAAACAACATTCTACTATGGATGATGTTAAGGCTAATAAAATATATCCGTACTCAGGTGTAGTTAATTCCGAAAATAAGAAACACATGGAGGTTTACATAAATATGATAGTAGCCTATGAGGGACTAAATACCAAGTTAATTGATATTACAGAAATTGTTACAACACATATACTTGCTCGAATGTATGAAGTAGCTAGCTTAAATAATATTACAGTTACCAATAAAGGTATTGAACTACTTAAAACAACTGGAATTGAAGGAGCTAAAGATGTCACAAAATAATGATGAAGTATGTGAACCTGTTATAGATCAAAAACCAAAAGTAGATAACACACCAGAGGATGAGTCAGACTTTTATCTTGGTGCAGAACCTATAGACAACAATGGAATGTCTAAGTTAAAAGAACCTAGAGTTATACCGTCTTATACAGCGGATAGTATTGAAAAATATCAAGAGTCTGAGTATGAGATAAATCCTAAGGATAAAGAGTTAGCTGTAACTGATTACCTTGTACAACAGTCAAATGACTTTGTTCCTAAGTATAACATGGGATGGGTACGCGATTACAAGACAGTTACTAATAAACCAGTGGTTGACGGTGTCAATGTCGCGTTACGACAACTTAAACTAGGTACTCGTGCTAAATCTGGTAAATCGGCTCTATTAAAACTAACTGAAAAGATAGGCTTGGGTAGACCTATTTCTGTACCGTTATATCATAGTGGTTTCACTGTTAACGTAACCCCCTTTAATAGCGAAGATATTATTAAGTTAGAATTTGCATTAGTAGAAGAACTTAATCGTGTCGGTAAACAAACGAATACCTTAGCGTTTAGTCATTATGAGATTATATTTGCTAAAGTCATTTTTGATTGTTTTAAAGAACGTATTATGGACAGTACTTTGGATTTGTCTACTGATGAGGATATTGCATCTTACATAAGTCTTAATGACATTTATATAATAGCTTGGGCTTTAGGTTTGTCTATATATCCAACAGGTTTTCAGGCTGTTATACCGTGTAGTCAGTCCGTTATCAGGGATGAAAAAGGTAAACCTATGTGTAGTCATAGAACCAAACTGAAACTTAATGTTGAAGATTTATTACATGTTGATCCAAGTAAATTGAACGCAAAGCAACGCACTCTCATCACTACCAAGAAACCTCGTTCACTCACTACAGAAGAAGTTACACAATACAGAGAAACATTAGCACCTAGTGAAACTTACACTTATGATACAGAGGATGATACTAATCTTTCTATAACATATGCTGTACCTACACTAGATAAGTATTTTGAATATGGTGAGATTTTTATAGATGAACTACACGAAGAGTGTATCGAGTTGGTTAGAACTAACAAACAGTTGGACGATAAGTCTGCTGAGAATATACTTATGGAAGTGGTTAAACTTAAAACATACAACCATATGATAGAAGCGATACCTATCGATGACGTTCTACTTACAACCCATGAAGGGATAAATGAAGCGTTATCTATATTTAACTCTGATACTGTACTTATAAATGATATAACGACAGATATACAAGATTATCTACAAAAAACAAGTATTGCTACAGTAGGCGTACCTACATATACTTGTCCTACCTGTACAACCGATATGAGTAAGACTGAACTTATACCTCTGGCGGTATACGATTATTTTTTTACCCTACTGCATTCAAAATACAAAAAGATATTAGAACGTCTGGAAAAACAAAACAAGAAATAAAGCACCAAGAATTAGTTCTTGAGAAATATTTAATTCAATTTGGTGTCTATGATATTAAACATAATATTATAGACACTATAAAAGATTTACTTGTTCTTGATAAAGATGAATTAGTATTGCGTTATATAAACACCCTTAAAAAGGTAGTACCTAAGAATACTGATTTGTCATATTTGAATGCAGAGATTATAAATCTTAAGGTTACAAATATACTATTGAAACAACCTGTTAATAAGAATAATAATTTAGATACTGTTAGTTACAGTGAATCTAATAATATTTATTTAACAGAGAATTTCTTTACGATATACGAAACCTTTATACGCACTAATATTTACGAATTAACTGGTATAGGATATACTGAATTTAAAGAACTTAGTATACTAGAGCGTGAAACTATGCTCAAATATTTAAACTTTAAATTGGATACAATGAATTTAGATGTTGAAGAACTTACTGATACGACCACTCCTACCTATACAGATAATGATGAGATATTTAGATAATAAGGATATGACCTTGGAAGAAACACATTTAAAACTTAATAAAAGTATTTATATAGACTTAGATAGTCTATATGATACTAGGTTAGCTACAGTTAAGGAGATAGATAATGTACTAGCTATATCGGAATTAGATAACGTACATTATCTATCAAGGGTCTACGAGGAGTTCGGCTATGTAACTAATAATGTTTTTAGTTTACGTTACCAACTCAGGAATAATAAAACTCTTAAAGATAGTTTTGTAACACGTGCCTTACATTTATTAATTCTAGAATGTGAGTCACTTATGGAGAAACATCGTGAACTTGATGTTAACTCTATAATAACTGTTGATATAAATATGTTTCCGTATAACATAGGACAGGAAACACAAGAGATGATTATAAAGATTATAAAGACATTTAACAGAATGGATAATGTAGAGTATTACTTTATAAACGTTAACCCCAAAAAGTATAGTCTACAAATGGCTAATGATACTTACAATGTTATGATTATGTATGAAGGGTTGAGATGGTTAGATATATGCTTAACTAAACGACCTTACAACGCTTCCAACGTACATTTATACGTACCAGCTTTGTTAATGGATGCAATGGTGTTAACTAATGTTAAAGACATAGAAAACATATTTGAGGCACAGGCAAAGTTATATTCACCATATATAAATATGACTATGTTGCCTATAGAATATTTTTCCTATATGGAAAACTTTAAAGAAAAAATAATAGAACAGTATAAGTAGTCGTGAGACTACTTATACCAACTCTGCTATTTCTGCTATATTTTCACTCTCTACAATTGTATCATTTTCAAATGTATTTGTTAACATAGGACGGACACAGTCTATCATCTCCTGTGTTTGCGTATCTATTATAAACTTACCCGTTTTTATATCAACATTGGTATAGGGATTTATTTTAAATCTAGGACTAGGATTCTTTTTAGACATATGTAACATAGAACCGAACACTATATCCTCAGCACTAATAAATTTGGTATTAAGTGGGAATGCATTCTTTTTAGATCTCGACACCCCTGAACCACGGTTCTGGTCTTCTAGAATGCTTGTCATATTGAAATACATATTATCGGATGTATTACTAACGGGTGTTACCCCTAGGTTAATAGCATTTGATTTAATGTTCTTATATATTTTCTTGGTAGATAGTACCTTGTTAAATATACGTGCTAACTCTTTCTCAGTTAATATCCTGTTACTGGAGGCTCGTTTGAATTCTAGGAATGCTTTATTAACACCTACAATGATTACAAATAATATGTAATAAGGTAAATCTATATATCTGTTATCTAACTTACTACTGTAATTTTCATAGTTCAAAACTAAATCATTAAATGAAATAATACAATGATTTAATAACTCGAAGAAATCATCTACATCTATGTTTATCTCTAACAGCTTTTCTTTCACTATTAGGTCTAAGTAACCATTAAGTATATTTATGTGTTCTAGCATATCTGTTTGGACTCTGTCTAGTGTAAATCTATTCTTAAAGATGACCTTACCTAATAATGTAACCCAGAAGAGCGACTCATCATCTATCTTAGAAAAATCAAAGTCAGTAGTTATTGGTTTATCACCTTTTATAACTGTTGGTACTTGTTCGGCAAAAGCTGGTGTTAAATCAAAACTGTATATGAGACTAGCTACGTATGTTTCTAGTATAGGATTAACATCTTCTTTCTTAATAAATATAGATATATTATGTGGTACATAATTAACTGTATTTAATGTACGTGGCCGTATACCTGTTGTAGTGTACTCTTTATAATTCTTTCGTAATGCAGTCGTATCTATATCTTTAGTACGCATTATTTTGGGTACGGTATTAAAAAGTTTCTTAAATGTATTAAGAAATCCATATTTAACAAAACTATACAAAGCTATTGGAATTATATCATTTACTTTATCAACAAGTTTATACGAACGAGAATGTATAATTTGTATAGATACCTTCTCATCGTCTACTAGAATGTTACGATACATTTTCTTTATATTTAACTTATCTCTAAGTACACGTACAAATAACTCACTAGGTGCTGGACTGATCGGGTACTCAGATAATACTGGATTTAAACAGTAATGACTATCAGATAATTTTAAGTAGCCACCTCTATCTACATATGGTAATGCTATAACTCTATTAAAAGCTTTATTATTATATTCAAAACCATACTCTACCTTATAGATATAGTCACGACCTATGTCTATAATGTTCTTACTAGCACTAGCGTTGATGTTGTTATAGAAATCTTCTAATGGAGATAGTTTTCTAAAACCTTTATATATCATAGGTACAGAACTATCTATAGTACTCATGGCTGATTTAAAAACAGCATCTAAATATCTAGGTAGAACCTTGACGTAATGTCTAGCTAGACCGTCGGCTATATCTTTATTAAACTTGGGATTATCATTCTCTAAAATATCCATCATAATTGGGTCAAGTGCGTTTACCATAGTTATCCTTCTTTAATTTATTTACATCTTAATATTAAATGTTTAAAAAACACTATGGTATTAAAGTCTTTAAAAGATTTATTCCATCTTTAAAAGCAGAGATTTCTTCTTTCTCTAATTTAATCTCAGCTGTAGCTTGGTTAACTACATACGCATTTAATTTATGTAGAGATATCTCTTGGTCTATAAGGTATTTTCTCCAGTCATTGATTGCTTTAATTTTAGTATTAACAACATTGGCAATTTGTAATTGATGTTCAGCGTAATCTTTTAATAGGTCTGATTCTGTTCTAGTCTTAGCGAATAACCCAGTTAATGATAGTTCATCCTTATAGACCTTTTCACTATGGACGCGTTTACCATTGTAAAACATAGTTGTATCCAGATGACAACTATCCGTTGTATGAACTGTTGGTATACTCACTTCCTTATCTAAAATGTTAACACGTAGTCTGTTATTGTTTTTACTCTTAGCCTTAATAACTAACGTAAGTCCTTTTTCCTCATGTGTGCTATTTGCTATAGGGGTCACCTCTTTAGCGACTATATCGCGATAAAGGTCTTCTATACTAAGAGATATTCGATGTCCATTGCAACTGACTACCTTATACTTTATAATACTTGACATTGGTATAAAATATACAAAACGAACAGTTATTCTCCTACCATAATTATTACCACTAGCTACCTCCTCTAAATATTTCAACAAAGACGCCACCTCACTTTTAGGTAACATCATCCTGTTATTTTGTACCGTATAAACTAATGAGTTTATATGGGATTTCATCTCTGGTCTAATAGTAAAAGCTTTTACAATATAGACACCTTTACCATATGTATGTTCATTAAACATATTATAACTATGTACTGCACGTAGTGGGAAGCCACCACTATCTATCCAAGGCATCGCCGCCTGTGTATCTACGTTACAATAAAACCATGTTTTTATAGATGGATTTATATACTCGACGTTTTCATCTATAGCAGACCTGTGATCCAATATATTCGTCTTAAATATTACATCGCTAAATGGTAACTCTGCGACGTAACGGCTCTTTATCTCTTCGTTATTCATTACACTCCTTTATATTGTTATATTTACATATTAGTAATATATAGAACAATAGGAATAGAAACAATATAACAGTCTAGGATTACCCTAGACTGTTATATTAAATAGCGTAGTATCTTGTAATATTACTGATGCCTGTATCAGTAAGATATTTAAACATAGACGGCACATGAATAGTACCCTTATTAACATCTCTTGTAGAAATATCTGCAAGTGTATGTATAACTTCGCTGATAATCTGGAAAGCCAATTTACTCTCATTACCGAAAGTCCAATGATAATCAAACTTAAGTAATGCAACTTCCGAAAACTTACCGTCACCAGCAATCATAAACATTCTATTTATAATATCAAAGTTTTGTTTAAAGTGGTTATAATCAACAGTGTTAATTACATTTCTTAATTCAACGCAAAAATCGTATTTAGTAGCGACTTCTACTTGTGGTTCAGTATTAGCTGGTAAATTAAGATATCTCTCTATAACACTAATAGTATGGTCAACAACACTGTTACCCTTATGGAACTCTTTAATCTCTTCAAAAGACTTAAGGTGGTTAACACTTTTAGCTTTGACCACAGGTGGGTTTGCAGGTGGGTTTGGAGGTATCGTTGGCGTAGGTTCTAATTGTTTAGTACCATTTTGTTTAACCTTAGGTTCACCAGTCTTTTCATCTAGTCCATCATCATTTTTAAATTGTTTTGCGTGTGACATTTTAATATTCTCCTTATTAATTGTTCAAAAGATTAATACATAGCCTCCATAAAAGAGAACTATGTATTAAGAAAAAGTAGGTGTCTACTATTTAGATTTATCTACAAAGTATGTAGCAATCTTACCACTAGCAGCCTCAATACCAGATACACTTAATACAGTTATAATTGGTAATAAAGTCTGATGTCTGTAAACAGGCATATGTAAAGTTTCATATGTTAAAGCACCACCAGTTTCACGTTGTGAAGCAAGTACTGTTTCAGGTGACCATCCACATACACCATAGTTAAATACTGTAGGAGAAGCGTTTCTCTCTTTACCCATAATACCGAATGATATGTAAATCATACCAGCAATAAGACTATCATCAGAGCGTCTAACCACATAGTTAAATGTTTCATCTTCAAACGACTCTACATAACGACCAATATTATAATCAGTACCAATAATAATTGTTGGTTTAATATCACCGTAAACGGCTCTAAACGGTTTAGAGTAGTTCGAGTTTGTATACATTTTAGTAGCATAGTTCTTAATCTTTAGTTTAAGAGCAGCTGTAATGTCAGTTTCTCTTCTAGAAGACTCTCTACCATCTACAATAGTTGAAACATCAATATCTTCAGTGTATGATGTTTTAAAGAACATGTCCGAAGCTAACCCATAGTCAGTAGTATTAATATGTTGTGTATCAATCACAGCAGCACTAGTTACTAGTTCTAACAGACCATTTTTAGATAGAGCATGTGTAGTAAAATCAATAAGTGCTTGACCTACGTTATCACCACTATTACCATTAATTGGTGCCACCTCACGAATGATATGTCGTTTCTGTAAAGTATAAACATAACGTTTTGTTTCAGTAGCTAAAGTCTTAGCTCTAAATCTACCATTTGAGTTTTCAGCATAAGCTTCAGGTAAAACTGCAGGTACTTTAATAGACTCTATAACCGCTTTAACTTTATCATACTCATCACCAGATGTAATCTCATTACCAGCGGCATCAAATAGACCAGCAAATTCACGAGAAACAGCATATACAACGAAATTACTTGTTTCAAGATTAGCATCACCCTTTAAGTGGATGTCTACATTAACATAGTGTCCTTTAGCAAGTTTAAGTAAATCAGTAATTCTAGTCGTTTCATTATCAGTTCTAGTTAAGGCATCGCCTCTAAATGTAATTGTAGTTTGATAATCTAAACTAAGGTTCATAACATCGCCAACTTTAGTATCCGTAAATACAGCAGGTAAACCATGAATGTTTCTAGAGAAGTTATCTACAACATCTTTACCATCTTTATCCTTACCTTCAAGAGTTAGAAAGATTGTTTCGATAGATAAATGTGTATTTAACATATCGCTATCATCTACAATACCTTTTGAAACTAGTTCGTCTGGTTGTGATAATGTTAGAATATTTGATTTAACATCAGTTCTAATTGGAGCAGTAGTGATACCATAACCATCACCAATAGTTACTTGTCTACTGATACCACTAACCCCTTTAGGATTATAAAGTACATCTCTGTTTTCATCACGAACAACAGGATATAGTCTATTTGCATCTAATGTGAAAAGTGAAGTATCATTAAGTTTTTTGAATAAAGACTCGCTAATATTTTTAATAGCTTTACCAGATAAGTCACGTTTAACAGTTGTAACTAGGTTGGTGATAGTAGTAGTAATAGAGAAACCATTTTTAGATGGGTCTACAACAACGATTGGATAAAATAGTTCTGCAACAGGATCTTGTTTAAGAGCTAAAGACTGATAAGCAACAGTAAAATATAAAGATGCACTAGCATCGACTTTCTCAAATGACTCTAAGCCAGCTTTCATATCTCTATCAGAGATGAAATCAGTAGGTGTCAAAGTTCTATTATACGTAGTGTCACCTTCCCCAGCAACACTAGCTCTAGAACCCATAGTTCTTGAAACTGATGCCATTGGATTAAGTGCGTATTGTGCAGCTTCTTGTGCGGCAACAATTTGATGGTCTGATAATTTAAAAGCTACACTACCATCTGCAGATATTGTAGAACCACGAAGTGCCTCACCAATAGTTGTATGTAACATAGAACGTTTACCTTCAGCATCCGCTCTCACCGAGTTATTACTAGATTCAACTCCAGCCGTAATCCCACTATAACTAGCATCGATAGAAACGCCACTTACAGAATCAAATATCTTTTTAAAATTTGTCATATATCTTCCTTATATTTTTTGTTTTGTTTTTGTATACACACACGAGTTCTTAAGTTGTAAGAAAATGTTGTTAAGGGTTATTGTATCTTTCGTGTAGTTATCATTATGTGTGTTCTTTCTTTCTTTAGCTATTATATTCAAATAAACTTTAAATACTGCATAAATTTCACAAGCGTAACTTGTTTCAGTTATATAGTCTATAAATAAAAAATTATTTATATCATTATTGTTTATTTTCACATATTTAACGTTACCTATTACTTTAGTAACAGTATCATTACCGTATTTTACAAAGCATGTTTTATCAACACTATAATTGCCTCGTAATATTTTTCCTATTTCAATACTATTAAACAAATTATCAGTAGTTGAACCAGAAGTTATCTGTAACGGTGATGTATCTACAGTTTTCTCTCGCATTTTACCTATTTGTCTCAATAATAATAATCGGGTATTTTCTTTAACACCACTCTCATCAAGTATATGTAACACCCTATGTAATAATTTAGCATTAAAACCATACGCTAAGAATAACTCATTCATTTCTATAACGCTGATTATATTAAAAATCTTATTAGCGTCCAACTCCGCTGTTTTATAAGTTGTGTTACAGAGTATATCTACAATACGTTCTATGTTGTTAAAAATATTTTCTGTTACTGGTACTACCTGTGGTATTTGTTCTATCATCATTATCTTATCCTTATAAAGTAATTTCAAGAAAATGTTTTAATTAACTTTTATAAGCTGTGATTATCTTGATTTATAGATAAAACAAGGAAGAACAGATGAATAATATGGAAACACTGGTTAAGGCATTAATATTACTGATAAGTGAGTTTAGTTTAAATGGTAAAATAAAATCAACGGTTTTAATAAAAGAGCTATTAGAAGAGACAGTAGAGGCTAAGCGTGCTAAAACATTCAATGATGAAATGGATTTGATTGCTAATATGCGTAACTTACTAACCAATATATTAGATGGTAGCATCATACCTAACGATGAATTATATGTCAGTATAGATATCATGTTAGCTAATAGACAAGCACTAGCTAAGATCGTCTATAAGTATAGTACTAAGAAAAGTGAAGTGGTTATTAAATTATTAAGAAATGAACTATATAAACTTGTTAAAAAGATAAGAGTTAAGAAACTATTCCAGACAAGTCTTAATAGAATGTTGTCCAATAATATAGATGTGGATATGGCGTTAATAGATATAGCCGATAAGATTACTAAATTAAAAGAAAAGAAAACAAAGAGAATACACCCCGCACTTGTAGATAGTATTAATTTTAAAGATGAAAAGTCAGTACGTGAGGCCGCTCAAAAGGCTGTTGATCTAATTAAGGGTAACACCGTTTTTAAGACTGGTTGGTCTTGTTTAGATACTATGACACAGGGTGGTTTCAGAAGGGGCGAAACAGTTACAGCTGGTGCACTACCACATAATTATAAATCATCGTTTACTAAGTCAGTATTCTTACAATTATGTAGATTTAATAAACCTATTATAAAAGATAATAAGAAACCGTTAATGTTATTTGTAAGTTTGGAAGAGGAGACTGATAATATTATGTTCTTCTTTTATAGTTACCTGAAATTCTCATTAGAGAATATCTCTATAAAGAAGAAAGATAAAAAGAAACTTGACCCTAAGGAAGTCTCTAAATATGTTTATGATATATTAGAGGCAACTGGTTTCCATGTTGAAGTTTTACGTATGGCTCCCGATAAATTTGATAAACAAGCTTTTGAGGAAGTTATCGAAAGTTATGAAAACGATGGGTTTGAAATACAGTCATTCTTTTTAGACTATGCCAAGAAAATGAATAGAAGAGGTATAGACCGAGGCGGTCCTTCTGGAACTGATTTATTGGAACTATTTAGTATACTTAGAAACATTACGAGTAGTAAGAGTATATTGTTTTTCACACCGCACCAGTTAAATACTCGTGCCAAAGGACTATTACAAAACGGTTTACCTGATAATGAATTTGTACAGTTTATAGCTGGTAAAGGTTATTATGCAGATAGTAGCCAGTTAGACCAAGAGATAGATTTAGAATTGTTCTTACACCTTATTAAAAAGAATGGCAAGACATACCTAGCATTACAGCGTGGTAAGCATAGAATACCAACAGTAATCCCCGAGGAAGAGAAATATATAGAACTAATGTTTCCTAACAAGGTAAGTCCTATACCTGATAGTAGTGATACCCACACCGATATATGTAGTAAAGTAGATAACGAGGATGATGATTTTAACTTTTAAAGAAAAAAAAGAAGATATAGGTCTGTTCCTATATCTTCTAAAGTCATTCTTGTTTCTATGAACATCACACACGACTGTGGTGTGGTCGCGATCTGTTTGTAGCTGAGGTAGTCGCATCCTTTCGTGTCCTCTTAATACGAATTATCCTATTAGGAACACTTTCCTTATTTTGTTTGTTATAACACACTTGACACAACTTCGCCATATGTACTATGTCCTCGAAGCTTTTCACCGCTGGTTTAGATCCGCATTCTTTACAAATATATACTAACATTTGTTTTCCTTTTTACAGTTAAATTGTTTTACACTTTAATAATATATAAGTGAAAAAGTTTAGATACTATACCTAGATAGGTATAGTATCTTATATAGCTGTTCTTAATTTAAAATATTTAGTACTCATGGTAGTACCATCTGTTTTAGTAACTTTGATACCCACTAAGAATATGTTTGTATCATACTTAAAAGCTTCCTTAGGAATTACTTTAGTCAGACCTTTAACCTTGTGTTTATATGTTTGTATAGAATCGGATAATCCTGTAGCGTGCACTGTTACTTCCATGCTCTCGAAATTTGCTATAGGTTTAACCATGAGGTTAACACCGGTACTATTACTAACACCATCTAAATCCTGTACTAACTGCACCTCTTTAACATCTGGCACGGTAAATACTTGTTGTGCAAAATCGGATTGGTCGTTACTTGTAGATTTATGTGCAACCTTTAGAATATAACTCCTACCACTTTCTAGTATAACATCATCCATTAGTTTATGTGTTAAATCATCTTTATTAATAAGCTCACTAAATACTGGCTCGCCATCTAGTGTTTCTATGATGTAACTAGTATACTCGTGTTTACCATTAGACGTAGTAGACATCTTACTCGTTCTAACTGTAAATAGACTATTAGGCATATTTTTATGGTCGAAATCCAGCTGTACAGATGGTGTCATAACCATAGACGGTATTGGATAATCAAAAGCAATCTTGATAAAGTCATTGGTTTTAATAATACCAACTTCAGATTCAAATATTGATTTATTACATATAATACGTGCTTTAGCATAGTATATTGTGTCTGGTTTCATTTCATAGTCTAAGATTACTGAAGTAAGGTTATCCTTATCCTCAAGACTAGTTTTAACTATATTAGCTTCTGTAAATATCTTACTCGTAGATAGATACCACGATGTCGCTTCGTGTATCCACCCCATTGTTTTTGGTAAATCTATTTTCGGTGTGTATAGAACAACCATATTAATCCTTTATTTTATTAATCAATTTATAGAGTACCCGATAGACTGAGAAAAAAAAGTTAGAAGTATTTATCCAGTTCTTGTAAAGTATCTAGTATATACTTAACACCTGTTTTACTTCTATGAAAATGTTTAATATCCGTAAACAATTCTTCTATCATTTCTGGAGTTGAACGAGTACATCTATACATAAGTATTTCATGAGCTACTTCATCTAACATCATGTCAGTCCTAGCAACTGTTAATGAAATGCCTTTAGTTTTTCTATTCAATTCTATTTTAAGTATTATCGTACCTTTATCATAAGGTGTTAAGTCATATACTATGTTGTCATCATATGTCGTAGTACCAGTATTTACTATCTTTCTATACGGATTTTCTATCTCAGAACTAGTTAGCTTCGTAAGCAAGTTCTCATATACTCCCATTAAACGTAACTCCATTTTTAACTCCTGTTGTTTTATTCATCCGAATACAGCTATTTTTTTGTTGTCAATAATATTGCCTGTTACAGTTTCATACCACATAATGGAAGCATGTTTCATTAATTTAGTAAATTTAATGTTAAAACCTGTACTAGCTTCTAAGTTGTGTAACTTAACATATTCCTTATGTGGGTGAGTTATGTTCGTATACTCCTGTTTCAATCTCTGACAAATATCATTGAATTCATGGTCGTTAAATATACTCACATCTAACTTGTAATAAAGATAAGAGGACATTATATAAAACGGTACGAGTTTATTTACACCTACATCTTGTAAATCTCTATAACTTTGCACTACCATTATATAAAACCTCTATATTCTATATTACGAACAGATTTGGATGTCTTCTTAAATAAATCTATACGATTAACATTATATCGTTTATGTGGCCGTATGTCGCTGGACCATGTGTACGCATATATCAATTTCTTGTCTTCTATAAAACGTAGACGACCTTTTGACTGTGTGTTTGATTGTTTAGAATCGGTATTAACTGTATTAAGTACAGATATAAGATTGGGTATATCCAGAGCTGTACTAGCTGACCCTAACGTTGATACTATAAAATCATTGGCTGCTATTACTGAATAACTATCTTCCTCTGTATATTTAGTTACTTTTATATTCGGGTGTTTACGCTGGATATAATCTACCACAATTGTACACATTTTAACTGTACCCATAAACACTAACATTTTCTCGTCGTTTAGTCTATGCTTGAAAAAGATATTCTTACTAATACTATTTATCATGTCCAGGTAGTTGCGAAGTGTAGGCCCATGCTTAATAATTGACTTCTCAAATGCTGATTGGTTATATCCAAAATGATTCTTAAATTTAATCATTCTACTATTCTTAAATCTAAAACGTATAGATAATATGTCTACATATTTTTTAGCAGTAATAACATTAGATATTCTATTATAAAGTGGAAAACCTATTTCATACATTTTATTAATATACTTATCACTATGTTGTAGTGTGGCCGTTAAACCCAATGTTAGTCTGTTATTACAAAAGAGCATAAAATTATATACATTAAAAAATTCTTGATGACTCTCATCATTGAGGACTATGTCAACACCTAACGCCTCCGTTATGACCTCTGGTGATAAATCTAAACCACCCGTTATAGTATTTGTTAAATATGATTTAATAAACCCTCTGATAGTAGTTAGTGATATTATATAGCACTTATACTTTTTATGTATACCCTCAGTAGTTATTGCTTCTATAAGACTCTGACCACCTTGTATGACTAATATCTCATCACGTTTTATATCAGTTAGATATAGCACATCATTTATCCATTTCTCTAGGTATCTAGGTAAGACAATAATAGCAAATAAACGTTTAAGTTCCGATATGACCGACATGGAAATAAATGTATTATGCGTTACTATATAATCCTTAACAACAAATAATTTACTCTCATTATCAACGGCGATACATATTGCCTCTTTACTCTTATCTAATATATTATAACTAACTAGATATGTACGTCTCATCCGTCTGTTATAGGCTAGTTCATAAACTCCTTTATTGCGTTTAATATTAATAGTATATCCTAGTTTATAAATAATCTTTTTTAACGCATCTACAAGGATACCCTGCTCCGTCCTGAATAGAACTTCGTCATCTATAATATCGGTAGATAGTTTCTCAAGAACATATTCTATGTCGTCATACTTTAATGTTAGTAACATATCACTTATAATCGTTGGTATGGTATGTGTAGTCTTAATAGTTTTTATAATAGTATTAAGTCTACTGGTACTTATCTTTACATCACTTGTATTACCAATAGAGTTGTATCCTGGTATATAGACTTCTTTATTGGAATCTAGTGAACGCATTATAGACTTTGTGTTACGTACACCCCTGTTTGTCTTCCACAAATGCTCGTAACCGGACTCAATAACCCTACCATCATTTGTCGTAAATTCTATAATTGGTTTATATCCCTGTGGATAGACTCCAATTACATTAGTTGGTTTTCCGTCATTACCTGTAACTTTATCGCCAACCTTTATATCGCCTAGGATACGCCAACCATCTGGAGTTAATATTGGTGTATCTATAGGCATTTCTTTACCGTAACCTGGGTCTAAATCTACTAACACATTATGCCTAGACCACGAGGTAATTTTATCTATGAAGACGATTTGATATGTTCTACGTATTAACTCTTTGTTTATATTAAGTATAATGGGGTATGATTGGTGTATTTTGTTTTCTACAATGACAACTTCATCCAACTTTTTTATATTCCTCAAGTACGTATATAAATCATCTAGTAACGATATAGGATAGCGTATGACATTTTTGCTAGCCCTATTATCGGGATGTTCCGTTTCTATGATATAAAGTTGTTTATCAACAGCCTTGATAACTTCTGGCTGTTTACCTCGTATACGTTTATCTAATTTCATCGTGTAGGTTACCAACGTCTTATTAAACTCGTGTAGTAAAAAAACTAACTTGGAAAAGTTTAAATCGGTTATGGTAAAATACTGGCTGTACTTTTGTATTGTCATATTTATAATCCTTTTTAATCAGTTAAAATATGGTTATTAACAAAAGCACGAAGCCTTTGTTAATCTAGGTCATATTTCAATACCTCGTTTGGCTTTAAGAACACATCCATAGGATGGTCAGGTTTACCATCTTCTTTATATAACATTGGGTCGAATACTTTATTCTGTAAATCATCCCAGTTATATGATGCACCTAAACTACGATAGTCTATGGCTTGTTTAAATCCTATAATATCGCTTAACTCACCTGCTCTACCTAAGTCATAATCTTGATTTGTAATGTCATTAACCGTAAAGGCATAAACTATAACTTCAATGATGGCTCTGTTTACAGATAACTTACTATTAAGTAAATCAAATAGATTCTGTACTAAAACAGATGGTGTATATTCAGAACGAATTACACCGTCGACACTTTTGAACTTATGTGACTTTAACATAGATTTAAACTCTTTGTTTAGTAAGGCTAAGTTAAATTCTATCTTGTCATACTTGAACACCGGTTCCTTATGATTAAAATCGTTTATGTTTATAAGATAATGTTCCTCATCATATGTTTCATAACCATTCTTAATAACATACGCTAATAAGTCCTTAGATAAAAATGTTTTAGCACCATTCACTTTTAATGGTAATTCTATCTCTTCCTCTTCACCATGTTTACCTCTAATGATAAGGCTAACAGTATCAATTTTAGATACCTTATTAACATTAATACTAAAGATATCTTTTACTTTCATTATATTATCAAGACCCCATGTTTCATCTTGTCTTACTTTTAGATAAACAGTTTTAACTTTCTTATTTAAAACGTTAGCTCTAAAATATAAATTCTCATTCTCACGAATGATAAGATATTGTTTAACCTTAGCCAGTAGTTTTATAGAAGCACTCTCAGCAGTTTTAAGTAAGTGCTTAGCCGATAGTAATCCTTGTGACATGAGTACCATTAGTGTTACTGTTATAATACTACCTAAATTTTGATGAACTAATATGGAATCAGCTATTTCCCCAATACATGCTCTACATATTTTGTACTTATCTTTGTAACCACAATACATTGCTTCACGTATCTTAATACTTCTACCTATTAAATGTTTATCGTCTTTAGTTATAACCTTCTCGACATTTGTATCTGGGCAAATATAGCGTTTACCGACCATATTATGTAAGTCAGAATCACACACTTTATTACCTAACTCGTCAAATGTGACATCTTTAACATATACGTCTACATATGTAGGATTACCACAATCCTCGTGAACTACACCCTTAATTAACATAGTCAGGATGGTTATCTCTCTGTTAGCATATTCAGCATCCTGAATAGACTTACCTGATAACCACAGAGCTTTTGTGCCGGCTCTACTTTCTATTATTGCCTCATAAATATTCTTAAACCCTAGTGTAAAGCTATTAGTCATTGGCACACTGAAAATCTTACTATTTAACTCTGTAATATAGCCACGTGACGCTAACCACTGTTTCATTTGTCCAGCGTTACCTATACCTGACAAATACATAAGGGCTATAGAATTACCATGATAGATAGGTTTGGATATAACCTTATCTAAAGTTTTGTATGTATCTTGTATAGTTTGTGGCGATGGTCGCTCAGCTGCTTTAATCATACTCTTAATTAAATCTTTGTCAAATTGTATATGTAACGCATCTGTAACAGACAGTCCTAGACTATAACGCAGAAGTTTTTTAGATATAAGTCTATTGATACTCTCTATATTTAAATAGAAGTCCTTAAACAAGTCTTCAGCTATTTCATTACTCTTATGTTTTTCTATATATGGTTTAACAATAGCTCTATAAATCTTACTATATATAGAACTATATGTCTTATTAGAGAAGTAGCCATTGTTATAATGGTTACCTATCCATATGTCTGATGTAATCATTACGTCATATTTTACTATGAAATCGGTAAAAGCTCTGAAGAATATGATGTCTTTAAAGTAACAATTTTCATACACCACATCATCTTCAAAGCGTAATGAGAAGTTACGTTTTAATTCTAGTATCTGCTCTATATCCAACTGGTAGAGTGTACGTACATTTATTATTCTTTTACTCATTGGCATTTCCTTATGTTTTCTTATTAAACAGCGTCTACATCTTCCACTGTGGTAACATGTATAGTATCTGTTTCCACGTATTGTCGTTTCTCCACATATCTATTCTTATCCTTGACATGTTTAATCTCTATACCTACAGACGAGTATAATGTGTTAAGTATTTCTAACCCTCTATCTGTACCAAATTTAACCGTCTTTCTGTCGATAAGTTTTGGTATATTAGTGGGTTGTGCTGCTGATAGTATTTTACTATAAACCATTTTATGTGTTGTTAGTGAAGCGTTCATGTCCTTTAATTCTGCCATTAGTTCTTGACCACCGTAGGCTACATAAATCCTACCCTCAGTTTCACCATTTGTACGAACTGGATTATTTTTATACGGTAAAGCATTTTTATCTTTCTTATTAACTACTACTGGTAAACCATGATAGTTAACAGAAGCTGATGAAGTTGTTAAAATGTCGTCTGCTATTTTATTTAACATAATAATATACATAGGTGCAATCATTATGTCATCTACAGTAGTAGCTGTGACACCATCCAGTGTAAAGGTAACTGGACCACTATCTGCCGCATAAATAGATTGTTTAAGTTCCTCTACTATCATATACTTACGCTTTTCATTATCTAATCGTAGGTATATTTTAAATGCATCCTCTACTATATTAATTATAGTTAAACGCATTACTTCATAATTATTACTACTATATATATTCTCATATTTATCAGTGAACATATTTTGTAATATTCTAGCGAAACCTAGAGGTATCTTAAATAATTCTTTAGCATCGTCATCAGTTATATTAGATGGATTACTATATCCTAATTCACTTAGTCGCTTAGCTACTAGTTTCTCTACTTTTAACATACTACCTTTTATGTAGTATTCATAAAGTCTACCGCCATTTAACCGACTCGGGGTAGATTTAATGTCACCTATTACATCCGCAACATTACCAAACGCATCCCTAGGCATATCCTTCTTAGGGAGTATTTTCGTGATGATTCCTTTATTAGCGGAGAAATCCGTGAACTTAGGACCTTTTATTTTAGGTAGAAATGTATGTTCTATAACTATCTCTAAACGATATAGAGACAGAGGTGATAACTTATACATCTTCTTCAGTTTACTATTAGGTCTAGCACTCTCCACCATACCATACGCCTCTACAATTAGTGTATTGAAACTTTCACCTACAATTAGATCGGTACCTGTTATAGCTCGAGTTTCTTTATTTAACGTTTCATAAACATCTATAATTTGTTTATAATAGTCAATGGTAGATGCGTGGTATTTTTCTAATAGTTCATCTGTTTTAGTTGGTATACGTTTTCTCCGTTTAGGATTTTTGAATACTTTAACATCTACTACTAGACCGCCACCTGTCCTATCGTACACTACTTCGTCGAATATAGGATTGTATTCACATAAATCTTTCTTACTTAACAACCCAGCCGCGTATCTATAATCATATTTACGTTTGGCAAATACTACACCATCCTCGTTTATACGTTCGCCAAGTTCTTTAAAAGGAACGTATTTCTCTGGGTCACCACTCTGGTTTATAAGAAATTCATCTTCATCTATTTCTATGGTTCTAGTCTCATAAAGATTAAACTTAAACTTTTCACAAAATTCATCGCTAACCATAAACCCATCCTCATCGTTCTGTTCTAACGGCATCAAACATACGTTGACATTACGACCATCACCGTAACTACCATCTTCCTTTATAGAACCAGAACTTGCTAAGATAGTTCCTGACTCCACTATATCCCCACGAACATAATTTTCTACCTCATCTGCTATTTTATTTTCATAACCAAAATACGTATGTAACTTGCTATATCTAGGTATTTCTATACAATTAATTATACCGGAATCTATCTCTCTATATATTATAAGACTTTCTGCAGATAAAGAGCTACCATATGTGTGGTGTCGTTTTACTACAGATATAATCTCACTTGTTCTCTCTATCTTTTTCATAAGACTATACTTACCTAATTCATAATCAACACCAGTTTGTATCGTGTTAATATCCGTTTCGCATAGTGTTAATGTATTGGAGCGTTGTGATGCACCCATTATACCACGTGGGGAACTATTATGCTCTATGGCAAAGTTGTTGCCTGATGTCGAAAAGAACTTATGGTTTAATTTAAGTCTTGGGTCTGTTTCTACAAACCAACTCATATTTTCTTTAAAGAACTCCAAGTTCCCACGATGCACTTGTTCTAATGCTTGTTTATTTACGAAACCTCTCATTGTACTTCCTTTTTATTATTGTATTTACATTTTAATAATATATACTAATAAAAGGATAGAGGTCAAACCTTTATAATATATAGGACAAACGTCCTATATATCTTTAATATTAGAAATTATGGTTTCCACTGTTTCAGGGTTAAGTATCATAAGATTTAACCTACCATCATAAGTTAATGATGATTTAAACCCATTGATACGTATTATTAAATAAATAGCAAAATTTGGTATATTAAATTCATTATGAAGTAACCCATACAAATTACCTTTATATTTTTCACCTTTATACGGTTCAAGCGTTACCATCGTTATATTATCACGAATTAATTGTGTATCCAGTAATGATTCAAATTTGTGAATAGTTTCTGCATCCAGTTGCATTGTATCATCACCCATCATATTTACTATATCCATAGTTACAACTCCAAAAAAAAAATGTCTATAGGGGAGGGTTACCACCCAGCCCCTATAACTCTAGCATGTCCATGCTGTGTCTGTACATTACGTACGCTACCATGATTACTGACTGCACGTGTAGGTTCTCGACTATTAACTAGTCTTGGTGTAGCACGACTAGCGTAAGAACTACGTCCATTATCATAATCCCTAGACTGTGGTCTATTATAACTAGGCTGTCTATTATAAGACTGTCTATCGTACATATCCTCATTAGCTGGTAGACGATCGTTACGTACTGGTGGGTTTTCCCAAGGTGGCAAATCAGCAGTACGTTGATCGTATCTAACAGCTGGTTCTCTAATAGGTTCGCGAACTGGACGACTATACGATGCAGGTTGACGATCGTAACTTCTGACTGGTGGTAAGGCTGGTTCTCTAGACTTACTCTCCATTCTATCCCAGAAACTACCAGTATCGGCTTTTGCCCTTGCGGTTGTGACTGGAGTATTAGATACAGGTATACTACCAGTTAACTCCGAAGGTGTACGTTTTATCTCTTGTTCCATATCATTAATAATACCAGTTAGATCGACTATATTATATGGTAAAGGTTTAAGTCTTATGAGCTCCTTAATATCATCCTCTATATCGGAAGTTAAGACTGAAGCTATTATATTTTCTAACTTACTGTATATTCTATCATACATTGTTAATAACACGTGCGTCGATGGTGCTATTCGATTTAAACTACCTATTTGAATACCGTCAACTATATTTGTAATATCTCCCACTATAAATTCAAATAATGATTTAAATGTATGTACGTCTTTGTTACGTAATTTAACATCTAGTACCGTTGTTTCTTTACTAGGTAAAGTGAATAGTTCTTCACCTATGGGGAAAGTTATTACGCCTATACGGTTATATTTGACATCATTTAACTTGCCACCCTTTGATACTACCAAAGTGATATGTTTTTTACTAATGTACTTGTTAACAATATTTTCATATATATGTGACCAGTTTTCCACAGTCTTTTGGTCTATAAGTGTCTTAGCTGTAGACTTATAACGACTCACTAATGAAGACAATTTCATCAGAGATAAATCATTGACTTCAGTATCGGTACTGGCTAATTTAACTAATAACGCTTCACATAGATAATGTATGACACCTAATAATTTAACTTCCATACTAGTCCGTAATTTATTAAAACTGGCGTTACCACCTTTAACCGTACTCTCTAGTAGGGGGTTAAATAATGACTTAACGGCATTACCATTCACATCCGTTAATGTGGCTATGTTATCATCTGTAGGTAGGAATGCTGGTAACTTGTTAATAAGCAGTGGTGTTTTACCATCTGCTATTGGTACGAAAAGTTGACCATTATCATCAACCACTAAATCTATCATCTCACATAGTCCTCTATAGAACTTTGTTAATACTGTATCTTTCATTTTTTTCCTTTTCCTTTTTATGTATAGTACTCATTGACCATTCCACGTGTAGCATCTCTAGAAACCTCTAATGCTGCATGTAACGCTGTCTCTGTTATTTCCCCATAATTTTCAGCCATTATATCTTGTCGCATATCATCCATTATAATTGGTGTATATTTAGCATCGGCAAATGTTGGATAGATATACACTACTTCTGGGCGACCATCCAATGCCATTTTAATTGTCATATCAGTACCATAACAAAATATTTCTAATTTAACTTGTGATTTATTATTGTTAGAAATAATACTCCAAGCCTTGTTTATGAATGTTGTTACAAATATCTCGCCTTGTATAGGTAAATTGATATTCTCTATAACTGATGTTAATCCATCTACTGTATACATCGGTTCGCCAGCTACATTATTAATAGTAAAAACTACATCATCCAAGATTGACATTGACATAATGTGTGATACTGCGTCTTGTATGACCAAGGACATTCTTGTTTCATAACTGGAATCATCTGTGTACGCACCGTCATCAGTTAAGAACTGGTTACTATTAATTCTTTTAGCTGTATCTGTAGATGTCCTTACTATTATGTCTGGGTACTGACTATCTATTAAGGATAAATCCTCTAGGGTGAAATCAGTGGCTTCACGTGATTGTATCTGGTATAATAGTTTATAGAAGTCTATGTCACTAGATGTTAGCGATAACAGGTCACCTGTTGCTGTATCATAGATGTCGCTATCTGTTCCAGTAACACCATTTATCATAGCGTTGTCCATCAATGTAGATATAGTTTTAGATAGATGACCCATAGGTGTTGTTTCATCTTTACTAGTAATCTGTACATTATCCAGTGAACCTATGTTGGACACGAACTTAGTATTTGCACGAACACCTTTTAAACTAGAAATTCTAGACATAATATCATCTGGTCTAGATACCTTTAGCTGACTCATGATATTATTCATAGATACAGCTGTTTCATCATATGCAACACTATATACACCTAATGGTACTGTAACAATACTACCTGTATGGTAATCTACAGTTTTACGTAAAACACTAATACTATTTATGAATATACGCATTTTATCATCTATAGTACCCTTATAGGAAATACCTAGAAACTCTGAATACCCAGAGATATAGTTAATGGTTGTGGTATTAGACCCTCTGTGTTTTATCTCTAATACTATAGTTACAAAGAAACGCTTCTCACTCCATCCATTAATAATTGGTGCTTGTGAAATAATTTGTGCAGATGGCATGAGTATATTGGGGTTAGCTTTGTTCATATATGTTTCTATCATATCACGATTGGTACTACCTCTACCCATAGCGTTAATCACTACCGACTTAATTTTATTTAAATCATCATAATTAGCACTGACCTCATATGGTCGTATATTCATAGGTTTATATGATTTTGTTTCGATTAGTTCGATATGCGTTATACGTATATCAGGACCTTGTTGCTGTTGCGGGTAATTCATGTTACCTCCTTATATCTTTTTTATATTTACATTTTAATAATATATGTATGTTAATGTTTAGAGTCTACTGTTAGTATCATATGGGCTAACTCATTTTTTATATCTTCTCGTATCGCAACTTCACGATTTCGTGTATCGAAGTAACGCTCTAATAAATCTTCGCTAAATATACTAAATAAATTATAACCCATAAGTTTTTTACTTAAAATAGTTATACTGTCATCTATATAGTTCACTTCTTTTTCTTGTCCATTAATTACGCTATCCTTCTGATACGGAAACGCTTCAATAAGACCATCGCGAATTTCGCTATCCAATTTATTCCGTAGTGAGAAATTTAACTTAAATACATCTGTACTTATAGAGGTTGTAGTTAACATAAGTGCTAGGTTTTCGTAACCATTTTCGTATAGCCATATAAAGGACAAAGCCAAATGTATAAATGTTTCGCCCTCTAAGTACACAAAAGCACGAGGGTCCATTATATGTTTATGTATGATGCTAGCTATATAAATGTTCTCTTCTACTGGCAATAAATCCAAGGTTGTTTCTAATGATTTAAAAACTTTGATAATCTCATTAACTTCTTGTAGTTTTGTTGTAATACCTAAATCATGCACCAACTTAGGTACGTTTCTAGATACATTTTTAAACTCTTCTATAAAACCACTATTAACATCAGAATTAGACCGACCACTTTCAAATACTGATTCTGCATCACCTGTATCGGTATCTTCGTTCTTGAAATACTTTATCTTTGTCTTAGACCCATTCTCTTTTAGATTAAGTTGGTCAGAAGCAAATGTATATATCTTAGTTACTGTATTTCGTAACTCACTATCCTCCGTTTCATTGTTTAATAATAATTTCTGTATAACAACTTTACCTGTTACATAAAATGGAAAGATATCAGTTGTCAGATTACGTTCGATTATCTTTATAGCTGTACCCTCACTATTCTTCAATAATCGTTCCACCAATTTTATTAGTGATTGAAATATTTTAACAAATGGGTCAGATTTAAACAATGGGTGTGTTCTATAGAAATTAAAAAGTATCATCTCCTTATAATCAGTGCCGCCTATTACTTCCTCTTTAATAGTTGCAAAATTACCAAGTGGACCTGTTGTTGCTTTAAGTATAGTTATTAAAGCGATAAGTTCGATATAATCGTTACGAGTATATGTTTGCTCCCTTGAACCTTTTTCGTCTAGGTCACGTGTTGTATCGTACTCTTCCGGAAACTTAGGTGGTATTTTAACATACTTAGATGTTTTAATATATTCTATCACATCTTGTAAGTCCATATAGTCTAGAACGTTATGGATTACCTTATTGGGTAGAACATCTACGTCATCACGAGATATGTTGAGAATAATCAGGTTTTTACATTCTACTAACCGATCGTATAATCCGTCTATATACTCCTTACCTTTATATTCTAAATATCCATTTAGAATAACAAATACCGATTTTGGTAGTATTGCATCTCGTAATCTTCTATTAACAATAGTCTCTATTACAAACTCTACTGTTTTACCAGTTGTATTTGTAAAGACCACTGACACCTCCGTATTAACATTCTTTAATGAATACATATTTACTTCCTTTTATATTATTATGTTTACATCTTAATAATATATGCCAATAAAAGGATAGAGGTTAAAGTACACCTATCATATGGTGTTTTCCATATGATAGTTTCTTGTTAATAGGCTTTATCTTTTTTAACTTCTAAACCCTCTGGAAACATATCTAACATGGCTTTGACGGTATCGGAGTACGCCTCCGTCCATAGTGTAGACAATTTGGTTTTATCTTTAATTAACTCACCATTTTCAACAATTGTTATATATGGGGTTGGCAATAAACCGAATGAAAACTTCTGTTCCTTGTCAGTAGTTATCTGTATAACGTTAACTAACCCACCGTCTGTTTTAACTCGTAATATCGTAAGTTTACCATTTAACACCTTTTCGTTGTGTACACGCTTGTCATCTTCAAATTTAGCACCATATAGATTAAACGTAACACTATAACCTTCTTTCTCATCATTGATACGAGCTAAAGCTCTACTGAATAGTCTAGAGTTAATATGTGTTAATGCCAAGTTACCTACAGAATCGAAAGACTTATAATCATCGCGTTTAACTGTATTAATATAAAGTCTAATAGTACCATTATATACACCATATGATAACGTTAAAAGTTTATTATCTTTTATTTCTTTATAGAGTTTCAATTTACTCATTATTACATTTACATTCATTTGTTACTTCCTTATTTATATTTATCATATAAGATATCGTAGTTAATAAAAAGAAAAAAACAATGATAACATTCTATCTGTAGACACACAAAGTGTGTCTACAGATATATAAATGTTTAGTGGTGCGTGCTATACTCATGTATAGGAAGTAACTATGAGGTTTAAACATACTTACCGAACTGAATGTTGTGACTATTCTAATTAACAGTATAATGTAAGTATAATTAAAACATAGACTGAACTATGTTTGGTTGTACGTTAGTACATATTTGTAAATATAATAAAGGACACCACTTGATGATTATTTCATCTGTTGGTTCATAGCAATGAACTTACATCTGGTATTAATTACCCGATATGACCATTATAGCACTTGTCATATTTAGATGTTAAAAAAGGAAATCCAAGACACCTTAACCCAATCATTTAGTTAAGCAGGACAAAATTGTATTTAAAATTTCAAGTATCCATCACAATCATAGAACACTCTATCTACTAATAACGGCTCGTAACATTATTAGCAGATTAAAGTGTTCTCTCATATAATAGAAAACCATTTAATAAAGTTTGCGGTATAACTTTTCTATCTCACCACCCAATACTGGATCGCGTCGTTTAATACTAGCTAACACTTCATTATTGGACATTCGTGTAGACCAGCGTTGGTCCATAGCTATTGTATAAATATGCTTCCGTAGCTTAACGTTCTGTGGTTTAATATATACTTTATCGCCCAGTATAGGATACAAAACTTCGGTAAAAGGAAATACGGTCATACTATTCTTACCCAGTCTGTGATATTTACTCCACCACGTATCATTATGTTTTATAGCACCGGTGTGTGATTCTAATAACTTAACATCCGCCTTAGACCTAAAGTTCAATAAATCGAAAGCTATGTGTGTTGTTATAAGTAGGTCTTTTACATACTTTAACTTATGTGTTGTTTTTACTACTAAAGCTTTGAATGGTATTAATAAATCTTTGATAGCGTCATCCTCCGTTATCTGTATATGATAGTTAATAGATGTGAAGTCATCCTTATCTTTAAAATTAAACCAATTCTTTTTAAGTATATTATAGTCTGGTATATAAATCTGTACATCCATACCTAAACCTAAAGCTGCTTCTATAAAAATTTTTGTATCTTCTACAAAGCCTTTACGTATCTGTAAAAACGTAATAGATGATTTAAGGTATTTAATTTTACTGTTGGTGTTACCATCTAGGCAATTTACATAATTCCTATATAAAGTTCTGGCGTTTATATAATATACTTTATTTTCTACATCTTTACGAATAAGATTTTCGAGTATAATACCTGACGCAATATTACAGCCTATGTCAGAAATGGCTTCGGTATTTAGAACAACACCTGCTGTAACTTCCCTTGCCAATAACTTATCTAAATCAATTTTACTAATACTATCGGAAATAGTGTCCGTAGTATTAGTAACAGTTTTCATGGCTCTATCACGCATATGTGTCAACCCTGTCATACTTACTCCTTACAATGTTCTTTAATAATATCTCTAACTTTATACTTATCAATTCTATCAACATCTTTTTGCAAATTCCTAACATCATTACCATAGGCTCTCATGTAAAGCTTCGGATACTCAATATACCCGTTACTACCAAATTTTTCATGAAGATGTTCAACTATACTTTGGTAAATTTCATTTACTTTTTTACCTTCTCTATAATGATATTTATAACTCCTACAAATCATCTCTGTTAATATCAAACGACCTTTATCGGCTGTTGCAATTAACTCAGCCAGTTCACCACTAAAGTTCACTATTTGTAGAGACGAACGATGTTCATAAACCGCGATGGCTATACGATTACGAGTAATTTGATCCAATTCTTTTAGGAAAATATCATCAGTATTTAGTAACACATAATCGTGAGCCAGCTTATTATGTAACTTTCTATCTTCACCAGTAAAGATATCATGAATATATGCAGCTAGTATAATTTCCTTTTTATCTATCTTAAGATTTAGCCGTTCGTTTATATCCAATGCATTATTACAAACATCATCTGCATGGTCTATTTTATGTGCTTCATCATTTTTATCATAATAATGTTTATAATAACTTCTAACTTCTTCTCTAAATTCTACCATTTGTATTCCTTATTATTTTATGTTTACACATTAATGATGTACATCTGTAAGTTTTTGTAATTCATTTACTATAACTTTTATATCTATACCATCCTTTCTGGCTTCCTCTAGTATATGATTAGTTATAATAGACTTGTCTAACTTAATAATATCACGGGATATACGTTTAGGATTTAAGATTTTATCAACTTTCTTATCAGAACGTTTCTCTATCTTAAGATTTAGATGTGGGAACAACTTATGCAACTCTTTTATGTTACTCTTTAGTGTATTAAAATTGTCGGTTATTAACCTAAGATATTGTCGTCTTTGTTTTATTTTGTTAAGTAATGAACGGATATCCTGTATATTACTATTACCAACGTCTATTGTTCTAAATTTTAATCTGTTCTTATTCTCCAGAAATCTGTACTTAAATGTACTATTTTTTAAATTCATGTGTATCATTAATGCACCCTTTTTAACATCATCATCTTCATGAGTTAATGAATCAATGCTACCTGGAATTAGGATATTCTTATATACAGAATGTTTATGAACGTGTCCGCAAATTATGGGTCCTTTACAAATGTCTATATAATTATCTGGGTTATGTAAATTCTCTATGAAATCTGGTAATTGAAAAGTAAAAGCTCCATGCATGATAATAACATCAACTGTTTTTAAATTATGTTCTCGTAACTTAAGCTGTACATCCTTGTATATATCTTTAGCAGTAACATTCCATTCATCCGGCAAATATAGAATATTTATATCCTCTTCATCTAGATGCTCTATACTTAACGATTCTACATATCTAAAGTCTACATCCATGTCTAACGCCTCTATAATACTATAGATTATTTTAACCTGTTTCCAATCATGACTAGGTGTTCCCTCCAGAATACGTAGTTTAATATTAAACCCTTTACAGAATAGTACTAACTCTGATAACCATTGTTTAATCATAATCATCTCTGCGCTATTAGCACTGAGTAGTCTATCGAACGTATCACCAGATATAGCTATCATATCTGCTTTAGTAATTTGCGTGTGATATGTCTTAAATAATTTACGTACATTAAATATAATATCCTCAGTTTTATTAGTATTATGTCCCAGATGTATATCTGATAAAACAAATATTGAAAATTGTTCTAGCATATGTATCCTTTTTTTGTTTGATTATAAAAAACAGGAGAATAAATGTATAAGACAGTACCTACGTTAACAACCGATGGCTTCGTTACGCATCCACCACATATGTTAATTAAAATCTTTGAATATTTCCTATCGTCAGATTATTCACAAACTGTAACATTTTATGGGAGTATTGCTAGCTTTAGATACATTGTAAGAAAACATTCCGATAACTTAGATAACCTAAGATATGAGTTAAACACTAAACTACAAACTACACTTAGTAGATTTTGGAATAATGTAACTGTTGAAACTGAATTAACAGAGATACCCAATAGTGTTTTCATGAGCGTCATATTTAATATAGAGGTTATTGTTGACGGTCAGAAGTATATTTTAGAACGAGAGATACGTTTAAATAATACGACTTTCCTTAATAAGGATGTCTTGATTGAATATTTAGAGACAGGAGTATATAATGGATGATTTAAAGAAGGTCAATGCGGTATTAATAAATAGTCACCTTGAGGAGCTAACTGAACTTAGTGAGCGTTTGGCACCTATAAGCGAGGTTAGTGAGGATATAACGATAGAAGAGTTTGAGTTATACTTCTTACCGTTTATAATAGGTGAGCTGGAGTTTAATGATGAAAATAAAACAATCTTCTTTTATAATTACAAAAAGATTGCTAAAGGTGTAACGACACCACTATACGTTATAGAGGATGATGAGGTTAAGTACAAGCTACCGCCTATGTTAGTTACGAATGATTTAGATGGATTAGATGAATTTAATTTTCATAGAATATTAAATGTGTTCTCTAATACAAAAGACACTAATCCAATGGTTGCGGACAAGTTTTTAGCTAGCAGTTTAAATACTATCTCTGATGAAATAAACACTAGTAAAAAATACGACTTATATATAAATGAGTTACGTAGAATATATGCAGATTATAGTTACAGACTAAAAGTTGATGTGAAAGATGAAAAGTCTACGCAAACAGTTAAGGACGAAGAAATAGAAGAAGACTTTATAGAATACTACTAGTATAGCAAATGCTATACTAGTAAGGTTTTACTTATATTTAGACCAGAGCCAAGCTCTTCACTCTCCAATTTAACAAGATTGTAATGTTGTACAGTCTCATAAATGTTTATCTTTATAAGATAAGGTTTATTAACTTCCAATACAGTGTCTATCGTTTTTATTCTTTTTAAAATTTCATTACGTAGTGCAATGTCAAAATATTCTCTGTAAAAGAATTGTGATACTATCTCTTTATTAACACTCTTCGATAATATATCATCTATATATTCTATAAACTCTTGTGTATTATTTATATGTAAAAGGATAACACCATCCTTAACCGATACCTCTAAATATTCCATTTTAATTCCTATAGTTTACGTAATCTCACAATAATTACACCATGTATAAATTTTTTACTTATATCATAATTATAATCAATAGCCTGTACTGTACCAGTTGTGAACATTGCCTTTTTATCTTTTAGAAACATATATTTAACTGCCATACCGGGTTCTATTATGTTAAAGTCTATGTTTGTTACTCTCATAATAGCCAATAGACTTGTATTCTTATTTACATTACTTCTATATTTAAAAGTATTATCATCAAATTTTGTGTTAATAAACTTAGAATAGTCCAACAGTTTTCCATCTATATTCTCTATCCCATAAAGAGTTTCAGGTGTTACTATTATTTGTTCATCGGTTATCTCAGAAATATTTTGTGTTATTATATCTGATTTAGTTTCTATTATACCTGTACCATTCTTGAAACGAACCTCCTCAGTATCATTTTTGAACTCGACGTCACCTACTATTACTTTGTAAGTATCTACGTCATAATACGCGTTAAAATCGTTCTTATGGTTATAACCTACCGATGGGTTAACAATAAGTAGTTTTGGTAAGTCCTTCTCTTTTTCATATCTATCATAATCAAACATTGGAAATACATTTATATTATATGTAACGGTTTTTTGGTTACTTTCTATATTAGAGAAATAGATACCTACATCATGATTATACAAACCATAATCACCCTTTTGTAGAGTATAAGGTAACTTGACTACATTCGTAAAAGCTGGTATAAGAATATTTTTATACTCGACTTCATTATCCAAGGGAAAAATATTTAACTTATAATCTAACGGTTTACCTAAAACAGTAACATCTTTTAAGTTATAACTAAAGGTACTAGACAGTAGTTTAGTTATAGTTAGATTATGATAACAGCCGGAGGTTACAGTGTTTTTAAGTGCAAGTGTCAATGGGTCTATTAGTTGTAATACTACCTTCTGTACATCCTGCGTATCTAACGCTTCTGCTGATACATTTCTAATTTTACTATTATAATCTACTGGTGCTTTGGTGACGACTACTACCTTATATCGTTTAGTAATGGATTTAAGTTTATGTTTAAAAACTAAACTAGCCTCCATATTATCCTTATTACTATAAATCTTTTTCATAAATTCACCCATACCAATTGTGAACTCTACATTAATATTATCTGTTATATTTGTTGTATAATTGGAATTAACATTTATATTAGTTAATATGTCTATTGTTAAATCATCATAGTCGATAGTATGTATAACCATTTTAATCTTTGGAAATACAAAAGATGTACTTTTAAGTGTAATATCGATTATCTCTTTGTCTAATGCCGTTGGTTTAGCTTCCATATAAACTCCTATTAGTTAACTAGTATATCACTTAAGTCTATATGTCCCATACGCTTATCTTCCATATCAGTAGACAACAGACCGCCGCCATAACCTATTACTTCTTGCTCTAACGTACCGGTTATGTTGTTAGCCTGTCCAGTAACGGTTTTCTTTTTGTTTTTGATAAACTCTGTATAGAATTCTTCTATATATTTTGTAACTGGTATAGACTTATCTTTATCTACAGCTAAATCCAATTCATCGAGTACCTCATTTAGTTTAGTAGCCATTCTATTTATATCATCTTTATTTGTTAACGCTATAGCAAATCCATTATGGTATATGTCAATTATTGCGTTTAACGATATATATACTTCTTGTGGTAAATACTCCGTACCACGTATGTGTTTATTGTCTCTATAACCACCTGGCATACTTGATAAAGTAGGATTACCTTTTAACCTACGGTCATCGGTACTAGTGTATTCATTAGTTTGTTTATTCTTACGTAACAGATTATACCTAACCCCATTCTTGTAAATGGTCTCAGTAGGTAGTGGTTCCAGTTCCACATCAGAGACCAGAGCTATAGCTGGTACCTTTACAAAGAACTTTACAGAACTTAAATCTTGTATGACGTGGTATGTTAAATTACAATTAAAACCTTTTTGCATTTTTCTAACTCCTCCTATATAAATTTAACTGTAAATGTTGTTAAATAGTATTTCATAATGTAAATTAATATTGGTATAAAATAGAATTGTTCTTTAGTAGGTATTTCATAGATATTATCTACCAGTTTGGTAATGTCATCCTTATTAGGAATATTGCCAGTTATGGTGCTCAAGAATAGTTTTTCATACATTGTTAAATGTTCTAGTATTAAATCAATACTTTCACCTTCTAATACCCTATATATATTTCTACTAAATATATAATAACTATTACTAACCTTAGGGAAAAATTCATTTATTATCTCATATGTATCTTGATCTAACTCCGCCATATCTGTTACTTCAGTTATCCTACCAATACCATTGTACGATAGTGCATAAAGGTATGGATTATTAGTATATTCAGATGGTCTTTTATGTTTACTATATTTCTTTATAGTTGTTTTTGATAATGTTTCATTAACTAGATATTCTAATATAGAAGTATATTTAGATTCTAAATCGATAATCTCCACTCTATTATTAAGGTTACCAATACCAATGGTATTACGTATGAAATGTTCCATATGTATGTCATAGTGTAATATTTGTTTATCAGTATACGCTATGTAATAGTTGGTATCAGGTGTTATGAATTCATTTACCCAATAACCTAATAGATTAGTTATATGTTCAGTAAACTTACTACGTATTACAATATCATCATTACTATACATAGGACTTGTTCGTGTTAATCTATAATCTTTGTTATATGTAAACTCTTCATATACAGATTTCATTAATTTGGTGAATATACCATCTTGTGTGTTATCGAATGCTGTATATATACTGTAACCTATTTTAAATAAGTTATTGTTATTATAATTAATACGCTCAACTTTCTGAACTGTAAAGATAGCAGTCCTACCATCTGGTAGTTTTGTTAAGAATACATCGTTAGGGTTCGGTACTATATTAAAATCAATTATACCGCTACCAGATAAATTGTCTGGTACACCTGTTGGTAATGGTGTATCGACTTTTATGATAAGCTTATTAACACGTATATACTCCTGTAAGGTTATATCTAATTCAGTATCGAATTGTGTTATTGAGGTATTTTCATCAATCTTTCGATGTAGGTATGTAACCTCCCAATTGTAACCACTCATAGTTACTAGTAGCGACGTGTCCACACGTTCACTATCGTATATAGGTACTAGTGATGTATTCTCTTTATCCGTTATATTTTGTTTTATCTCTTCTTCTATTCCAAAAATAGCCATCTTATATCCTTTAGTTTATTCACTTCAAGAAAATCAATATCTTACATAAACGGCTTTAACCGTTTATGTATTTTTGAATTCTGCTGATGTTTTACGTATTGAAATATGTTTATTCTCGTTATTAAAAACATATCCAATATTAAGTTCATCACATACTCTCTTATCTCTAGCAAGTTGGTCACTCATCATGTTGTATGTTAAGAAATCTAAATTACTAACTATACTTATTAACAAATGATACACTGATTCACCGTTTAACTCTTTAGTGGTTACAATGTTATTTTCATCATCTTTAAACATTTTATAATCTTTGATAACTTTACCCTCAAATAGTTCTACTAAAAATAGACTATTCCCAAAGTTGAATAAGTCATATTTCTCTGTATCTTTGAAGTAGTCTATGATACATTTTGGTAATCCTATACGCTTTAAATCGTCAATATTACATATAAAGTTTCTATTGTTGAAATCTACAGTTAAAAGTAGAGATACTAAACGTACTTTATATAAATCGTGTTCACCATCCCATGGTATAAAATTATCATATGTAGGTATTCTATAAATAACATCATTGTTATTTGCACTGGTGGATAAAACACTACCCACTATACTAGATATATTAAGTTTTGTTGTTGCTGTTTCTATAGACTTAGCATATGTCTGTTGCGGTAACCATTTATCTGGTATTTTGGTATTATTAACCATTATAGGATATTCCAAAACAATAGTAGTTGGTTTTTGAATAGTTAACTTATATGTAAACTCTAATATATACTCAGCATCGCTCTTTGTTATCTTTATATCGTCGGGAGCTGTCATTATATTACCTATAATGTTATTTTGTTTACCTCTAAAAACTGGTACCTTATTTTTACTATTACGCGTTACCGCCTTATCCAGTTTATATATGCTATATGTATCTATATACTCGTCTAATGTCAATCCCCTTAGTTCAGCTATACTACTAGTTAGTTCTAATACATTATTAGGTAGTAAATATGAAAACTCCAAGTCATGTAGCATTCTATATGAACTATTATCGTAATACATCCTAAAGTTATTTTTGATAGAAGTCATTCTTTGTTTGGACTGACATCTATATGTATATGTTATCTCCATATTGGTAGACGTATATAGAGGTCGCATAGAGTACCCAGTTACCTTATCCAGAAAAATTAACTTATTTGTAGGGTTGAAAGTGGAATTAGTATTACCTAAGATAATATCATCAGTTATTTCAACATTAATATCTACAGTAGATCCGCCTATTGCGTTATCATAGATGTTATCAGGCATCGTTGCATTCTCGTTGTTATACAGATACTCCATATTGTTAAATGCATCATCATCATGTATAAAATTTTTATTTAAGGTAGCACAGACTTGTTTTATAATAGGTGTTATTACAGTTTCATCAACACCACGTATATCGGCTATTCTACGAATCATAACTTAGGTTAACCATTCAAGTGCACGTAAAGATTTGGACGTAGCGTCGCGTCCGACCACAGTTAACAAAATGGATGTTACTTCACATATTGTTAAGTTACTGGTCTCTGGCGAGACTACAAGTTCTTTTTTAACAGGACGATGCTTACCTGATTCAAAATATGTTTTCTCGGTTATGTCATTATCTGTAAAATCCATAATAATCAAGTCGGAATAACGTTTAAGCTCCATACGCTCACCATCAACATGTTTGTTAATAATATTAACTATGTGTTCAAATGTAATCAGACTGTTTAGTATATAATCATTACGTCTTCTCTGTTTATACTTATCTATAAAATACGCCATTGTTTTATTATATAAGTCAGTTCTATCCAGATAATCGCCGACTATTTCCAATACCTCTGTATGTGTTAAATTTTCATCAGCGATTTCACCAATACACCTCACTTCTCTTGCTTCACTACTCGTTAATAAACTCATTCTTATTTCCTTAGTTATTTTTTATACGCTCAAAAAAATAAACACTTTTTTACTTTATAGAGCATACAAACAAAACACTTACTACTGTCTAAGCAGTAGTAAGTAAAATAGTTAGAAACTTATTTTTTTGTATAAAGTCTTACGGACTCTTTAATAATATGTGAAACTGACGAACGAACTAACTCCATACCAAGTTCAGTATTAGCTGTTGCAATCGCCTTGTATTCTTTTAAAACTATCTCTTGATTTTTGTTAAAAGTAACCTGTACCGCTGAACCTATTTTCTCTGAAATAGGACTGGCTTTACCAAGTTTAGTAAGTGCCTTCTCAATATTATCAGAAGCTTTATCCACCGTTTTTGAAGCTTTAGCAACAGTACTTGAATATTTATTTATTTTAGACTGTGCTTTCTTACCATACTCTTTAAGTCTTTTAGCAACCTGCATTGCATCTATAGGTTCCATAGGTTTAATTAACTCTTCATCTATAGTGATATCTTCAACGTCTGGTTTTACAGTTACCGTATGAAATTGTATACCATTATAAACTTTCTTAGTGTCATTAAGAAGTTTTGTTAATCCCTCTTTACCTTGGTTTTCATATTTGTTACCATCTGCGTCCTTACCATCTAAGAAATTCGTAACTAGTTCACCAGCATTATCTGTAAGTAATACAATCGAGATAACAGCCTTAGATGCCGTAATTGAAGCTACTCTAATAATACTAGAATATGCTTCAGAAATTTTATCTTCTACATCTGTACCTTTCACGCTCAGATCAACCCCATTTAATAACTCTGTATCACCAGCACTTGATAATTGTTTAAGTAGATGGTTTTCATCATTAGGGATTACCGTTGCACATATATCTACTATAACTGCTTTATACGCGGCCTTTATTTCATCTTCATTATCGGCGTTATCCGATGTTTCTGAAACAGGTTTAATAGTTTCAGAAAGCGTTGTAAGCTTCGCGTCTAAACCGTTTATAAAAGTAAGTGCACTATCAACATTTGTACCTATTGTAGGTTTATCTAATAGTGAATCGATCACACGATATTGATCCATAAAGTAATCAGCATCAAGTTTATTATCATTTTGTAATGCGAAACCATAATGAGTAGCTAAACGCTTACGCACATCCTCAGAAAAGTTGTCTTTTTTAAGTTCAGTACGTTTCTCTTTTTTAGCTTTTTCTAAAAGTTTAACAAGGTCAGAACCCGTATCTTCAGATTTACCGAATAACCCTTTAATGAAATCCTCAACTTTGGCTAGAAGATTACGGATATATTCCCATACTTTTTTGGCAGTGGTTTTAACAGCATCCCACATACTTTTGAATACATCACCAGCAGACTCAACACCAGCAGTAACAGATTCTGTACCTGCCTTAATAGAAGTAGCAGTAACGTTTTTACCAATAATGGCTAAACTTGTAGAAAGACTTTCCGCACCAGCTACTATAGCTGCATCAGCATCACCAGTTTTATCATAAATGGCAACAGATAACGCTTGACCACGTTCAATTGTGTCCATAGCTGTACCAAGTAAATCTATTTTTAAAGATTCTCTTTCAAGACTCTCTGTACCAGCCTGTACTCCAGCAAATGCATCCAGTGCATTAAAATCGTCTGATCTAAAATTACCACGTGTGCTTGACTCTGTACCAAGTTTAATATCTAATCCATTTATCATTTGTTCTCCCTAAAGAATAATATTTTTTTTATTGTGAACTTCTATGTTCATGTGTCATACATAGTAACACATTACTGTTTAACATTTTCTCAAGTAATGAGGTTAATGTATATTTTTTTACTATGTTATTCTGCGATACCGGTTTCCGATAAAGCACTAACATTTATCATTTTATCTAATAAACGTTTTAGATCATCTTTTATAATTATAGTATTATTAGCCACAAAGAAACTAATGACATTTTTATTGTTAGCAGTGAGGTTATTAATATAATTACTAAGACTATTAGCAAACTCTGTTAATTCCTTTCTGTTCTTAACATACTTACCATCTTTGGTTTTATTATCTTTACTAGTACGCTCTATAATCACATCTAATGTAAGTTTAAACTTGTCAATTATTTTCTTACTGGCTTCTAGACGTTCAACTCGTTTCTTAGAATCTTCTTTAAAAACTTTTACTTTCTTCTCTATACTATTATAGATATCATCGATACACCCCTCTACTTTATTAAGTTCTAATTTAACTTCTACCTCACTAAGTCTCATGATAGGATTTATATCTGTTTCACGTGCAATCTCTTGTATTTCATCGCCATAAACAGAAACTATATTAAATTTAGTTGTTCTAATATTAAAGTTTTTAAATACTTCTTTTATAAGAATTGAAATTATGTATAATACTTGGTGTATAGGTGCATCTGTTTTATTAACAGATAAAGGTATTTTCGATTCTGTCGAAATGCGTTCTATGTTTGTACCAAATTTTTCATACAGTTGATTGATTTCTTCTTCAGTACGTTCACCACTACTTACAGGAGCTGCATCTTCTATTATATGTTCTAGTTCATTTACCAGTTTACCATACTCTTTAAAACGTTCCTTGGCTTTAGGTAGGGTTGTCACAAAAATTTCATCAGTACTATGTCCAACGATGGTGTAGTCTAAATCTTCGAGGGAAGATACCTTACTCAAAACTTTTATGAAATCATGTTCATACAAGTCAAATTCATCTCGTGTTTCGTTATAATATTTATCAGCTTCAGAATTACTAAAGACAGTTATAATGTGTCGTATGACATCAAGTATACCGCCATTCTCAGTAATACCCATTTCATATAGTGTGGTTATTCTTGCTTCTTTAGACGTGATGTCATTTTTTGTAGCTTTATCTAGGATAGTGAGGAATTTACCATATAGACTAAGGAAGTCTTTACCACTCTCTATATCCTTCGTAATAATAGTCTCAGTGCTATCAAGAATTTTAAATGCCTCGAATGATTGGTCAAAACTAAATATCCTATCTATGTTGTTATTAAAGTCTGTAAGAAACTTTATTATATCAGAATAATTTAGCTCACCGTTAGTAATCCCATCATTTACTATAAAAAGAGCTGGTATATTGGCCAAGAACTTTTTGGTTTCTTTTAGATTAACCTCTAAGTCATTTTTAATATTGGCTTTGAAGTTAGTACCCATTTTATTGGCATTGGTTCTATCTACGATTATTTGTTCTTTAACTTCAGTGTACTTATCTTTTAATGACTTCGTCTTATTATTCTTTTCATCTTCTTTTTTCTCTTTAAAGAAACTTGTAAAGAAGTCGACTATACCCTCTATTAGCTTTGTTAGTAAATCGACAATTTTACTAATAATACTGGCTATTGCATCGAAAATAGCTTGTATAAAATTACTAATACTATCCATTATAGATTCCGTGCCGGCGGTTATGTTAGTATTAGGATTAAAGTATTGACTATAATCCATACCAGTTAATGTGGCAACGGTTTCCATAGTATCTGTTACCTGATTTATTATATATGGTTTACCGTTACTGATACAAGTATTAGTATAGTTTAGAGCTTGTTCACTTACTTCGATACCTTTTACCAGTATACTGGCCTCTGTCTCTGCCTGATGTATAACCGTTGATAGTCGAGTAATATGTTCATATTTTTCTAAAAGGGTTTTTTCATAACCCTCATCCTGTTTAGTAACTACTATCATATACCACTCCTAATTTTGTTCTCTGATTTTCTCTATCTTAAGTTTTAGCTTGTTCACTTTAGTTTCATAATACGCTATAGCTTTAGATACCTCAGCATTAGGTGTATTGCTATTTTGGTTACGTAATTCCAATAAACGTAATTCCAATAGCTGTACGTCTTCTTTATATCCTTCCAAACGCAGTACTTGCATATCTATTAGAAATATTCTTAGATGATAAATGGGATTACCTATAAAGTTACGCGAGATATCAGCGTGTGCCTTTCTTTCTTCTTTAAATTTAAAATAACCCATAAAACGTTTAGTTAAAGTTTGTGTATAGAAGTCTTTTATACCAAAACTGTCTGAGAAAAAGTCCATAACTAAGTCAACAGGTATAGTAGATTCATCTTCTTGTTTAAGTGTTTTAATAGTAGGTATGTTACCTATCGTTTTAACGACTTTATCTAAATCAGATTTCTCCAACTCAGGAATCATTTTGATTAACGTCATTAACTTATTAGCATTTTTAAGTTTGACACCTTTTTCTAAATCTGAGTCTGACTTAGTATAAAAGGTTGCTATTATATATGCAAATACTTCTAATATCTCTATAGAAAGGAAAATACCCTCACTAACTAAAGCTAACGCAATTTTACTATTAAGATTATGCGTGTTAGATGTAATAGTATCTGGTAGTTCCTCAGCTACTCTCTGTTTTAAGTCTGAAAGTATGTGTTTATACTTAGATACAATATTATCAACTCTCTTAAAGAAATCTGAATCAGATTTTAATTTCAATTGTGAAAATAGAATATTATCAGATAACTCGTCATGTGTAGTAGCTTCTTTTTGTAACCCATCGAGAGCTGGTAATACCTCTTTAACAATACTACGTTCTATATTATCTATCATATCCAAAAGGTCATCTCTTTTAAATATTGTTGTATGTAATTTGTATTTCAATTCTTATCCTTAAAATGGTGATTTATTCTGCATAAGTTCTTTAACAACTTTTGATATGTCCGAGTCTTTCTCTTTCTTAAGCATCGCGAAAGATAAAACACTGAAACCTGGAATACTATCTATGAAGTATGTTAGTTCTTCCCTTTCAACATCTACAAATGTGATACTGAATGCCATAAGGTCATCTGCTAATTTGTCCTTGTACAAGTCTTTGTGGACATTACCCTTTAATAACTTATTAACTGTAGTTTCATATTCGCTACTAAATAAATAGATATTAAAATTTTTACTAAATGAGTTTTGATTATGTAGTAAATCTTTAAATGTAGACACCTTGTCGGTCTTGTTTAGATACTTAGCAAAGTCATTACTGTTGGTAAGTTTATGGTTCTTGTATTCTTTAACCAAACTAGTTGCGGTTATAATGTCCATGAATGATTTTAAACCCGCTTTATAATCGTTTATAACATCAGATAAATATTTACCATTGTTACTTGCTATACGATTGTGTATTAGCGTATGTACATTTGTAAACGTAATATTCGGATATATGATAACTGGTATAACTAATACTCTAGCGTCACCACTACCATTACTAAAACTAACCTGTACTTCATAAGTGTTAATAAAACTCGCTACATCTTTCTGTATAGCCAAGTTATTATCAACTGTTTTATTGGATGCTTCTGTAGCTGGTAACAATGTGTTACTATTTAATAAATCACTTACATAGTCAAATGACTCTATACCTGCCTTATAAAGTTCATATGCTTTATTAGCACTATCATATGGGTTTATCTTATTAATAGCAATCATTGGCTCAACATTATGCATTTCTACCATAACACGAATAGCCTGTGTTACTATTCCTGTAAAAGTCATCATCTGTGTTTTAACTAAATCCTTAAATACGGTATTATCCATATACTTAAGTTTATCATCAACAACCACATTCGGAGTTATAATAAATTTAGACATCATCTTAGTAATTTTACCACTACTAACTATATCTGGTGCTAAATCTAACACATTCTCTTTCTCTTCATAAATGTTTTTAACGAGATTACCTATAACAAACATACCATTTTTAATTCCACTGGCCATTACGACTCCTTGTTTTAAACTAATAAATTTCATTTTAATAGGTGGGTTATAATGATTTTATCTTGATTATATTAATACTTAGGAGTATATACAAGATGAAAATTAATTTAAACATAGATGATTACATGGAAGCATCTGGTGTTACCGACATGTCTAGAGTTGTTTCCAATACTCTCTATGGATTTAAACACAACAATCACTTACCAATGATACCATCTAATAAAGATTATAATGGACACGTATTTTTCACAAGACCACAATTAAATCTTACAGATAGGAATTTAAAGAAGATACGACACATGTATAAATTTCTTAATAAGGAGAAGTTATCTATACAACGTACTGTTAGGTGTTTATTAGACCCAAGGTTACAGTACGGCGTTAGTCACCCTATGTATAAACAGGATAAGTTAAGTGCACCATTAGTAGACCAATTTAGTCCGTTCATACCTGTCATGTCTAATACAATAAAAACACTATCAGGATGGCCTGATATAACTACTCCTACATATACAAGTAGTGCTGGTCTACGTAAGGAACAGTGGGCAATGGTTGATGGTACATACGAAGTAAATGATGTATTTGAATTAAATGCTGTATTTATGAACTTTGTTAATGAACCTATAAGTACGATAATGGAATTATGGAACAGGTACCCATCATTGGTTTTTGAAGGTTCATTATATCCTTATATAGATTTCATACTAGAGAATGAATTTGATTACAATACAAGAATTTACAGATTTATAACTGATGAAAATGGTATAATAAAAAAGTCTGCCGCTACTGGTGCATCTTTTCCATTGGGTGAACCTACTGGGAAAGCTTTCGACCTTACATATGGTAAAAGTTATAGTGAGCAAAATAAAGATATAACAGTTAAGTTTGTATGCATGGGTGCTAACTATAATGATGATATTACTCTATTAGAGTTTAATAAAACCGCTGCTATTTTTAATACAGATGTAAGACAATATTTACAAGGCGACACTTCTCATATGGAGGTAATTCCAAGAGATCTTTTACAGGCTTTTGAGAATAGAGGGTACCCTATTGTAGATTTGGATACATATGAACTAAAATGGATAATTAATAAGAATGATAAAACTTATAAACGTGTAATGAGTATATTAAAAGATAATGACGAATTATCTAAAATAGATAGACCTATATATTAAAAAAGGATAGTTATGAATAAACATGAACAACTTATGAAGGAATTACAGGTAGCTGTGTATGACCCAAATATAATACAGATAAAAAGTTTAAAATTATTACAAGCACAGTTGAATGGCGAATGTAATATACCTGATGCCACTAATCCGTTTATATTCCTTATGGAGAATAACGCAATGGTAACAAGTGCCGCAGTACATGAAACTGCAGTTAATTTTAGACGAACCTATCCAGAATTGGCAACCAGTAAAACCGATCTATATGGACATATAAATACTAACGAGGTTAATAATATATTTGCCGGACCCAGTAAGGCTATGTTTAATATATATCTAGGTGCAGATGAAATAATGAAGTTCGGTAAAATCACTGGTACATTTAGTAGCATTATAGTCCCTAAGTTCAGTAATATAACTGTTGATGAAATAACATTTACTTTATTAAATGATTTACAGATTTACCTATATAGTAATGGTAAAACTTTTGCCAAATACACTTATAACAACATAGAAATAGGTGTTAATACAGATAACATTTTAAAGTCTACATTGGTAAGTGATAAAAACGGTAAAAAATGGTTAATGGTTGAGTTGGAAATACAGCAACTTAAGCGTTACACTTTCAGAGAAACACTTATGAACAGTGTACCATTTAATACAACATTTAACCTAGGTGATGATGAAAGATTCACATATATAGAAACTAGGAGCCTTAACAAACAAACCAGTGAAGTTATTAGATTACATACGACATTTAGTCAGTTTGTTTATAATCCCGACGTACCTACTATGATCATAAAACCAGATAACAATAAAATTAATTTGGAACTACCGGTTACTTATACTCTTAATAAATTAATCTCTAGCTTTATAGATGTAGAACTTTTTACCACACTAGGTAAAAGGATAATACCTCTTAATAAATATGACACACTTGATTATGTTTTTAAAGTGGTGTTACCTAATACAACAGATGAGTCAATTATAGGTATAAACAACATACCTATAAAAGTTAATTCTAACAGCTATACATATGGTGGGCAAGATGAGATAACCTTTAAATCACTTAAAAATAAAGTAATGAACTATGCTACTGGTGATAATAACTTACCTATAACTACACATGAGATTAAAAGTAGAGTTGAAGAGTATGGTTATAAATTTAAACGCATAAATACATCCATACTTAAAAGTGAAGTTTTAATTACTAAAGATATAGGTGCGTTAGATTATGACCTAAAAACTAACTTAACCCTGATATCTGGAGATATTACAATTAAACCTGCCGATGTTACAAGTAGTAAAATACATATTATTAGTTCTACTAAGTTATCTATAGAGCCATTTCAGTTATTTAAGAATGTGAATGGTACAACTATACCGTTAAATGATGTAGAAAGAATTAAAGTTACTGAAGATGCTAAATCTAATATATCCGAGTATAATAAACAGAAGATATATTTTAACTTATATAAATATGTACTAGACTATAGTAGCCTTGTTAACGTACGTGTGTACGATGTTAACCAGCCAACTTTGAATAATGCCACTACGTTATATAACAGTAGTGAACTATATACCCCATTTGTCATTACAAAACGTAACCTAGTGAACGTCGGTGGTAACTATAAAATTATCTATAACATAGTACCTAACAGTGAGATAGATAAGTTAGATCTAGATAAATTATTTGTTCAACTTTATATACCGTTAGGTACTAATGAAAAAATATATTTTAAAGGTACATTCCACCGTACTGAAACAGACCTAGTGATGACCATAAACTTAAAACTTAGTTATTATATAGATAAAGATAATAAGACAATGATAAGTACTGATGTCGGCGTTATTCGTAATGCCTATATAGATATTATCGCCCAAGGTAATATAACAATTTATAGTGTCGACCAAGCTATGGTTACAAGTAGTAATATTAACCCTCCTGAAGTGGTTATTGATGAAAGTACTTTTGTAGTTTATAGTGAACATTTTAACTTAACATTTGCCAAGAGTTTAGAACACCTATTTGTCAGCTATGCATTGGAGTATACCGATAGAAAATTTAAAACTTATGATAAAGATGTTTATAAGACATATGATGCTGATGTCTATGAAACTGATGAAACTGGTACCATAAAAATAACTAAAACAAATGATAATGATGTAATCTTTAACATCCTACATAAAAAAGGCGATGTAATGATGTATAGTGATAAACCTATTATTGTACACAAAAAAGGCGATATAATGCTAGATAGTGATATGATGCCTATTGTGGATCACATTTTAGGTATTAGTCACAAACTTAACATATTACTAATGGAAGATCATTTCCTACGCACTACTAATGACATATATAAACGCTATCGTATAGATTACTTTATTAGGTTAACAGATATCATAACTAAAGAATTAGAACCGATTGATAAAGAACTGTTGGACAATACTGCTATTAAGTTCTCACCTAATGTAAGTCTTAGTGATGTCTATATAGAGACTAATGGTGAAATTAAAAGTTACACTAACCAGATAAGTCCTACTATCAATATCTACTTAGGCAATGAAACCAGTTTAGAGGTAACCGATGAATTAGGAAAACGTTTATATAACTATCTACAATCTAGATTGTACGAAAATGTAACTATACGCTCTATTGAAGATGGTCTAACTAAATTAATCGATACAGATATACTGACGATAAAGTTAACAGATGTAACCCCAGATAATAACCTTAACATTCTGAATTATACCATGGAGAGTAGTAAGTTTATTATAAATAAAACTTTGACATTCTTAGAAGATAGTACACTTATAGTAAAACCAGAACTAAAGATAAACTTAATAACTATATAGATAGGACATATGTCCTATCTATATAGTGTTATTTTTGTACCGGATGTTACGTAATCAATCTCTTCCTTGGTTAATCCACGTATACCAGTAGACAATAGTTGTAAAGCACTAAGTTTACCAGCTTCTAGTTCATGACGTTGTAACAACATATTTTCTAACTTCTTGACAGAAGTTTCTATGTTAACAACGATCACTTCATTAATATAGTTAACTAAACGGCGTGCTGTATTTTGTATAACCTGATGTATCTCAGTATCAGCATCATCGTTCTGAAATTTAAACTTAATGAAATCTGTATCGAATGCCATAAAGGCTAGTAATGCAGTTATCACATGAGCACGATGTTCAGGATTGTTCAATTCACCATATGAATTAACATTTAATCGTTTTACACTAGCTATAAACTCGTCCTCTATGCTATTTAGATTAGCCGTTACGTTAAGTTGGTTTTCTGTTATTTGTAAAGTCATTTACTATAGTCCTTTAAATTTATTACTGTAATAATATAAATCATTATCTTCAAGTAATTCTACTAAATCATTTACAGTGTTATTCTTAGTGATATCTATGTAACCGTATTTATTAAGATTACGCATATTACGCTTTAATAAAGAAAGAGTATCTTTAATCTCGTCTATCTGTTTTACCAACAATTGTTTATCTTCATCTGTACTCTCAATGGATCGTAAACTATGTATCAGTTCCAATTTGATTTTATCTAATCTTGTAAAGATATCATCATAGGTAAATTTTTTATAATTATTATTTTTAAACAACATTAGGAAGGTAGATAAAACCGTATTGAAAGCAACGCCTAATAGTATTTGAATCATAGTATATACGAAGACACCTACAAATATCAGTACACCCACTAATAATAGTAGCATCATTGTGAAAACAAATACTGTTACAGCTATCATAGTTGATAAGGTTCTAATAAACTCACTACCAACTGATTCGTATTCATTACTCTCATTTATAGACACTATACCACTAGAAGCACGTTTAGCCAGTACCGCTGTTAACTCCGTAGCTAGACCAAATCTTATCGCAAATACGTCAGCACTACGTTGATAATCTATTTGTATAGACCCTTTCGTGTTATTAATTCTATACGTATTTAATATATATGAGTTTAAGTCTTCCAATACAGCTACAGTTTCTGTAGCGTTTTTAGGCTGTATCGTTTTATCAACTTTACTCATACTTATAGATATCGATTCTATGGGCGACTTATTCTTAGTAAAACGTTCATTTATAAATGTATCTATTAATTTAAAAGAGGCGTTAGTAGTAGTTGTCATATATTCTAGATATGCAAATATCCTACCTACCTCGCTTATAATCAATGATGTTACTTCTTCAGCAGATGCACGTAATATTAATGTACGTATGAAATCTATATTGATAATGAAATCACTATTAACCAAACCATTCACAGTAGCGTTTTTCAAATCTATGTTAAAATTATCTTTACGTATAGCTTCTTTAACAGAATTTAAAGTGTTGTATAAACTATGTTCCATAGTACTTGCTTTACTCTCCCATAAAACCTGGTTATTTTGTTTGTTTGGAAACAGGTCATCTATGGAATTAAGTGCTATATTAGTTGTTTTATAATTTAATATTGGCATTATCAGTGAGCTTAATTTAAAATCCTTCATTGTTAGGTTACGTATAGTGATATTAAATCCAAATCTATCCGTTAATATACTAGAAATCTCAGATAAATCTTTCTCTAGCATATTACGTGTAATGACCTTTTTATATTTATCTAATCTCTGGTATGTAAGATGTTTATCGGAAACATCATCCTTAATATTAACACGCATTGTATCTTGTACGTTATTTATTATTTTATTTATCTTATTAATAAATAATATGTTCGTTTGTTTATGTATACTCTCTATACCTATTTCCATTATAACTCCTTATATTCAAAGTATCAATCTTTTTTGTAAAATGAATCTTATGACGTTAAATAAAAAAGGATTGTTAATGGCGATGTTTTACATAGATGACTATATAAGTTACAATAGTTTCAGGAAGATAACCGGTGTTAGTTGGGAGATATCCGCTGATAAAGAGTTTACTAAACTAATCTCTTCTACATACAATAATAAGAATGCTATTAATGGATGGTATACTCCATTAAAACGCTTGGATACTGACGGTTATTATGGTGAATTTGATACCTTATTTAGTCGTTGTAAAATACATACAGAAATATATGGTAAAGACAATACAAGCGAATGGTTTGTTAAAGAATTGAACACGGGTATAGTTAAGAGTGTATTAATAAAGCGAAAAGATAAAGTTATAGGTGAGATAGCTGAATATAAAGATGGGACATATAAAATACTATGGTAGTATAGCACGCGCTATACTATCCTAGGCCATCTCCAATTTCATCTATTAGTATACTATCTTTCTTTAGGTAATAACCTAACGACTCTAAGGTCATATGTAACGAACCAACATTATCCTTTATTACACGTTTATAATCTATATAATCAATCAGTTCCTCAGGTATACCTTTATTATAAACAAGTATCAAAGGTAAACGAAAAACAGTTATTTTATCTTTATTTATTTTAGATAGAAATGCACGAAACTTGCGTTGTATAGTATCGTCCTTAATATTATCTAGAAACTTCACCATGTCACCTTTACTATTAATAGTAGTGGGTACTTTAACGGCCATATACTGTGGGTCTGGTGCACGCCCGTACTTATCACTAAATACCTCTTCCCATAACATATAATACATATACGGTGATTCTTTAGCTATTTTCTTATAAGCTTTGGCATCCTTTATTTTCTCCATCTTTAGAACATCTGGACTACCATTTCTTATCTTTTCATTTATAAGTTTCTCAGCGTCGTGCACCTTCTCGATGTACTTATCCATAGATAATTGTTTGTTGCCAGTTACATCATTTATAATACCTATCATTATCTGTTCACCCATTCCGCGGACAGGGGCATATGCATTTGGTGCTATTAGATTAACACCCTTCTTCTCTAATGACTTAAGTGGGTCCTTATGATTAAATACATTACCCTCTTGTATGCGTATATTAGCGAAATAATGTTTAGACACATTTGTGTTAACGAATACATCCCAAAAGAACTCATTTTTCATGGCTAAAGCTTGAGCTGCTTCATTCGTTATATTCATGTTACCTGCAAATGTTTTAATATAATGGTCAGTTACTTGCGTTACTATAGTCATTACGGATGCTGCTACTGAAACAGCTTCATCATCTATATTACAACTACCTATAAACCATGTAGACCAGTTTTCATACGTAGCACATGTACTGTCTGTATCACTAAGAACTATTGCTTCCCTAACCATATCTTTTACATACGCTATTGAAACTGGAAATATATCCGTTATTAGAAATGCCTTAATTAGCATATCATATTTCAAAAGTACCTCAGTTAGATTAAGAATAAACGATGACATATGTTGTAAAGCATCTAAACTATAATCTTCAGCTTTCTTACCTTTTATCTTAGAAGAATGAATATGGATAGCCAGATTTAAAACCCAGCCGGGAGCACCATCTAACACCTGTCTACATTCCGACTTACTATGGTTATTTAATGGATGATTAACCATACTGTTAATCATATCTCTAACCAGTTTGTCATTAAACTTACGTATATGAAACAAATCGTTATGGTATAAGATAGCCACACGCTCGTAACCTTGTAACGATTCCAAGTATTGAAGTATGACTTGTTCTTTTTCTAGGTTTCTCCAGTATTTAACTGTGGATTTCATTAATGAAAACATTACTTCTTCTGCAGTTGGTACATGTAGATTATAAACAGTAATAGCTTCTTTTACTTTATCCATATCTAGCATGGCCGCAATCGTAGCTATATGATTAAATGTAATATCAGGAGTTCTATAATGGCGATTACCTGATATGATGGATTCAGCTATTGTGTTACCTATAGATGTAACACTACGTGTAATGGAGGTTAATGTATAGTGTGCTGATGGATTATTCAGAACAGTACCCATACTTGCGTATGCTCCAGATAGACTATTATTAAAAATCTTTTTTACTTTTTGAATTACATTATGGTAAGACGCTTTAACGTAATTTTCTTCCATTTTATATTTAAGGGCTAATTCTTTATGCATAGCACGTTCTTTAACATTTACATCAATAAATTCTGCATGTAAACTCGCCTTCTTCTTTTTACTAAAGTATACTGTAAATGATGGTACGATAATGTCGCCAGAAGTTTTTGTATAGTTTACGTAGTTATTGAGGTTATCTATTCTGATTTTACGTACACCATTTAAGTCACGTTCATGAAACTTTACTTTTGGATTCTTAAATTGTTTTGTTTCTTTAATATATTTCTTTAATTTCATTATTGGGTTTTCTATATTGTTAACCGTCTGTAGGACCCTACTAGCAATTGTTATATAATCCGATATTGGATTCTTTTTATCTGTATATTGCTCTTTTGGTATTTTAAAAATTTGTTCTACACTACTCATTATTAGTCCTTCATTAACTTATATTCAATACTAAGGTTAGTTCTTAAAAAAGAATATGGATATAAGACTTTTAAAGTCTTATATCTCGATTATTTCATCTTTGTATGTTCGCATTAGAATCTCTCCCATTTCTTTTGTTTTCAGAATACGTTTATTACTATCCAGTATTTTTCTAAACATTGACTTACTATTTATACCCTCTGTTTCCACCATTACTATAACTGAAATAAGTGTTGGTAAATCTTCTATCATAGCTACTGATAAATATTTACTATCGGAACTGTAGAAACCTCGTGATAAAGCTTGTAACAAGATATCTACGGTTAGACCGTCAGCACGACCATTTGTTATGACCGCTTTTATATTATTCACTAGACTACCTATAGTTGCACTAGGAAAGATTAAATCACCAGACTCTACCTTATATCTAAGTACACTATATAGTTCTTTTAAGTCACCTCTGGTAAGAGATTGTATATCATCTCTACTTAACATGTGTAATAGAGCATCAAATGTAAACTCATCGTTATCCATATACATAGAATAGTAATGTAATTTAGTCATCATCTCTATAACTGGTATTATATTTTTATCGTATAGTATCATTGATACTGTAGAACTGATTATTTTGGATATCGCCCTAATTAGACTACTACGTGTGTGCGTTAACCAACTATCCTCTTCATCAAGAAGTAACTTAGTAAAGATAACTCTATATAATTGTAATGTACCATTATATTTATCCTGCATCCGTTCACGTAAAGTAATCATATCGTCTAATTTATTTACCATAAATGGACGCATGTCCATAGCAATAACATTTTCTTTACGTGTATTAGTAAATATTATAGGATGTGACCACATTGGTAAGTTTTTCTCTTCGTCATTTCTACCCGTTATTAACACTACTCGTGTGTCGTTTTCAACAATCTCGTAGTTTAGTGGTTCGTCGTTACGTAAGATATATTCATTTATAAGATAAGTTAACTTATCTCTATCAAACATCGTACCTAATGTACCACTGTAAACATCATCTATCATCATTTATATGTCCTTTGTATCTTTTATTAAAATCAAATTAATTCTATGATTTTATATAAGGATACATAAATGAGTAAAAAGAAAAAGACAAGTGGTTTTACTAATAACTTCTACGCCATAAACAAATGGGTAGTTGACTGTGATGATTTGAGTGAACAATTGGGGTTAAATGGTTTTCTATTTAACGTGTTAAAGTCATTATTTGGTATGTCACAGTCTAGACACAGTGGCACTAGCGTTATAAGAGACAGTGAAAAAATAGTACATTACAGTATAAGGAATTTAATGTTAATAAAACGTAGAGATAATATTAAGTTTACTATTGGTGATTTATTAGTAGAATTAATACAAAGGTTACCTGAGAAAGAGCAACAAAAAATAAAAGACAAGCTATAATATATACTAGGATTGTAATCCTAGTATATAAAAGAGTTCTTGAGTTTATTAGTCTTGGCATAATCGGTAATTATTTTACTACTTGTTTCGCTATCGTAGAAACCACTGGGTAGAACATTCATATGTACCGTATCAAAATTTACACGTTTATTATACTTGTCATAAGCATCAATCAACACTATAAGTAACAACATAATTTTACCAGGGTTATTTAGTTCATACATGTAAGCTAAAACAACTGCTAAGTTAATGGACACTTTATCTTCTAGTTTAAAGGCTTTAATACGCTTGACCATAAAACTACCTATTGCATCATTCTTGAGTTCATTAACTAATTCCACTAACTCGTCTGGAAGATGCTCCAAATCTTTATCATGAAACATCAGCATCAGTAACATTCCGTTCTTACTTAGAACGTTGTATTTAATCGGTATATCTTTAATATCGCTAATATGCATCCTATAATCCTAATATTTTATTTTGTAGAAATTTAACTTTAACACGTATGGAATTAGCATAAACTTTACTACCATTATAAGCTGTCCATACTTTATTGTAATCCCCATTATAGGCTTTTACTAATGTTTGTAATTTATTAATGACATATGTTTCTGCCACATCAGGTTGTGTCATTAAAATTGTGGCATATCTAGAACGATTCCACATGGTATCCTTGACTTTTATCTCTTTTAAATACCAATAGATATTTATGTGGTATAGTCCGTAATCAGACGACATTTCGCCAACGGTAAGTTGCCATCTACCACCTAGTGATTCGTGCCAGCATATTGCCGCTAAACTGAAACCAAGGTTATATTGTAAGCCTTTGTAATATGAACTCATGATTACTTCTCGTTCTTTATGAGAAAGTGATAACCAATCTTTCTCAATACTCTGTGCATGTAACGTTATAACTATTAATATAGTCATGATTAATGTTTTCATTTGTTTCCTGTTATTTATTTTAAAAAAGAATACGAATATATCATAGATGCAAAAACACCTATGATATAAGTTCTAATATCTAAAAGATCTATATTGTGGCATATTTCTAGCACTACCTGTTGTATGTGTTGTACCAAAGTTATGAGCTGTAACTCTACCAGCACTATATGCATTTGAGATTGCCTGTAGATTAGTATGGTTATTATTAGACATGTTTGGTGCCTCAATACGTGGTGTATAGTTAGATCTAGATGCACCTCTTATAAGCGTATCCATAAACGCACCGTTAAGCACTATACGTCGTGCTTTACCAGTAACTACTGGTTTTACTTTAAGTATACGAGCTAGTTTATCAATTACTTCCAGTCTTAGAGTATAAGGTAAGATACCACGAGTATCTAGACATTGACTATCTGATAAATTAGAGCGTGCCCAATCGTAGATCAACTGTTGGTCATTTGTTTTATCCGCTATAAAGGTTGTAGTGATTTCACGGAAATCGTGACGTTCACCATCAGCGTATTCAAAATATCCAATTGGTATTGTAAGACCTTCATCAGCTGCTACTTCCATCTCATCAATAGCAAAACCTAATAAATCTTCGGTAGCGGTTAGAATCTCATCATTAGCCATTGCACCATAATTAGGATGTCCCAACGTTGTGAATGCAGATGTATATGCAAAGTCTGGACCATAGAATTCAATCTCTACTGCAAATAGAGGCATGTCAGTAAAATGTTCCTGAATGATATCCGCAACCATATCTGGTTTAGCTTTAGGATCTTTAAAATCTATGCGTTCACCCAGTTGTTTAGGGTCACCACCATAATTAAATAAGAAATTTAGCACTCCACCATTTTTCTCTATAATAAGATTTCTAAGGTTGGCGTATGATGTAAATACCGCACTATTGATGATACTCGTTAATACGTGGTTAAGTGTAGGTACTTTACCAACAAACTCATTTAGAATGATCATAGGCTCTGCTATTTTCGTAGAGACACCACTATACGCATGCGTTTTACTTCTAATAAGATAATCCATATAACCTGTTGCTAGTGCAATACGCTTGCGTCCTTCAACATCATTAATACCACGCATAACGGTATTTTTAACTATAGATGACTCGATAAAGAAATCAGTATGTACCGGTCTACCCAGTTTATTAACTGTAATACCATCGTTAAATGATAGGTCTACATTTAGGTAAGAGTTTCTACTATCTTTAGTTAAAATATTTAAAGTAATATCTCTACCTTTACCTGTATCTTTCATGTAAGCAACATAAAATAAATCGTGTGCTTGTTTAGTCACGATATCAGCCGCTACTAAAACTGGAGTATTATTAGGTACAACCATACCCTCTAAACTTGCTGTCGGTACATCACCAAAAGCTTTTGATAAAAGGTATTTAACTTTCTCGATTACGGTTCTATCAAATCCGTCTGCTGTAACATACAATGCAGTACCGTCTTTCTGGTCCATATCTTCTAGGACTTGCTCTACGGTAAGTGGTTCACGTCCAGTTATCTCCAGTAAAGCGGCGAAGTAATAGATTTTACCGTTGTCAGCTTGTAGTGCATAAACTATATACGAGTGTCCAATCATGAACTTGTCTTTATCCATTTTAAAAACTTTGATATTAAGTTTAGAAGATTTCACAACTTCCACAGCACGTGTATAAAATTCTTCTAGGTATTCGTTATCACCGGTTGTACCTGATAGTAAAACATCAGTGTCGGTTAAACCAAATATTTCTAATTCAGCTGGTGCATCATCAGGTGTAGGTGATACCCCACTAACCTCTTCGTTTGATAATGGTGTACTCGTTTGTGTTTGTCTTCTCGACGCTCTTGGTGTATTTAGAGTTTCACTTTCATGAATCTCGAATCCTGTGTCTACTGCCATGTTCTTTCCTTTTTTAGTTAAATTGCAATTTGAACTCTAAGGCTCATATAAGTAATATACCTATATAAAACTTTAGAATTAAAAAGATTCGTACTTTCTTACTGTATCAGTAATCCAATTAAAGATTACTTTTATACTTATTCATATTATAGTTAAACATATAAAAAAAAATATAGAAAACTAATTAGGTTAGTTTTCTTTGAAAAAAATAGAATAGGGATATAAAATGTTAAATAAACTATGGGATAGAAATGATGTTAATTATAAACATCTTACATATGGTAAAGTCAATAGTCTTAAACATTACTTTAATAGTTATATAGACGGTAGTAATACATACTATGGTAGTCTTAATAACGCGGTAATGCGACCTAATCCAATTATTAAATTATTAGATTTATTAGAAGTGAATATACACGAAACGATAACTGAACTTTACTACAGACTGGACGCAACTGCTATCTATATAGCCAATGACGTAAACCTTGTTACTACGGTTAACAAAAATACGGAACCGTTGACAGGAACCATTATAAAAGATATGGATGAGTACTTCCTGTATACGACCGACAAATTTGATATTAATAATAAGAGTTTAACTACTACGCCTATTAAGTGTTTATATACCACACTGGATAGAATTTTTATAACACACCCTACCATGTTTACTGAAGCGATTGAAGATATCGACTTTACTATATACGAAATAGATGTTGTTAAATTGGGTATAGGATATTATCACTGGATGAAGGAACAACATTTTTTGAATAATAATACAGATGCAGGTAGGTTCTTATTTGAGGTTGTATTTAACAATCTAACGAGTAGTCTAGTAGATATGAACCTTGCTAATAGATTTATACGTATGTTTAACGGCGAAACACCCAGTAAGTTTAAGAACTTTAATGTTTTTATACTAAAGGATTTTACAAGAGACCTGGAAAAATGTTACGATTTTTACATTAAGAATTTGAAAATAGATAGGTTAGATTATTCCGAATATTTATCCAACATACCCCTTATGGTTAAGGATAACCTTTTAGACATACTAGATATACCGAGTACGACATTAAATCGACGTAATAAATGGTTAGTATGGTTGAGTAGATTTGATTTTATTATCTTTATAATAAAGGAATTAGACAGTACCACTAATAGACATAGATTAAATGATTTAAGAATAAACTTAGAATTTGATAAACGTAATGGTATCTTTAAAGTTAAGAACTCAGGATTACAATTTCTAATAGATGACAAAGTACAAGAAATAGAGAACATATTAAAGGATTTATAAATGAATGCACTAATCTATAGTATAAATAGAATTTTAAGAGTGATACCGAAGGACATTTTACATTTAGCATTTATGCGAAAAGTTGAATCGTATAATATACCCAAGATGCGAACTACTACGTTGCAACAACAAATACAAGAACTAGTATTGGATAATATTGTTCTTGTAGATATAAACCTGATAAGTGGTATGAGTCTATCTATACCTATTGATAAATGTCATATGTATGAATATGAGCATGACAGTGGTTCACGTAATATTGTTATACGAGTACCATTTAATTTAACTAATGATAAACGTATCTCGGCAGTATATAATCTTACTACAAATGGTAGTAATGTTGATAGTAAAATATCCAAAGGTGATTACATTACTGGACAGATAGGTGAGCAACTTGCTAAAACAACACGTAGTAGCCCTGGTATGGTGTACACTGGTCTGGAAATAATCTCTAGTAATACGATATTGGTACATGATGATATTTCTATTATATCAAATGGTTTTCTTAACGTAACTGTTGAGAATAATCGTAATCTTAGTAATTTTAAACCCAGAAGTCAAATACAATTTGCTAAGATGGTTGTTCTAGCTGCTAAAATGTTCATTTATAATACACTAATATTAGAGTTAGATAAAGGTGCATTATATCATGGTCATGAACTAAACAGAATATCCGAAATAATTGATAAGTATGAAAGTGCTGAAGAAGAGTATAATACCTTCCTAGAAACTAAGTGGCCTAAGATTTCGTTTGTGAATGATGATATCGCAATGTCTAGTTATATAAAACTAATAGCAGGACCGTTACAATAGTAGCTATATAGGAGAGTATTCTCCTATATAGTTTATTTTATTTTTGAGTTACCATATCTGAGTATTACATTAGATAAATGCTTAGCTTCATCCATGTTTAAAGCTTTCTCGTGTATTAATAAATGTTTTAGCACACCACGTGTTACTTGATCTTTGTCTTTATTAACACCGATATCATCCTGCTCTTGTCCCAACATAATTGCGTTATGTACAGTATTAGGTAATTCATTAAAATCATAATTACTATCTGTAAATACTTCATCACCATTAACATACATTGTCAAGCCCTTACCCTTCTTAAATGATAGACTATAACTAATAGTTGTATTAAGTGGAATTTGTACGCCTGTACCGGGACTAATATTGCGGTCATTAACAGTATGTGATAATTTAAGTATACCTTTATAGTTCACTAATAAAATATAGTTACCGTATGAACATCTACCGTCTACAGCCCATGACAGAATAGGTCTGAAACCTTCATTATCGTATGACTTGTACGTACCTGAAATAGTAAAATCTTCGGCATGTGATAGATTTTCTAATAGTACATATCGTTTAATACTTTCATTACTTTTAGGGAACTCTAAACCATCGTTGGTATACCTTAGTAACTCACCATCTATACCATCTACTTTGCCAATAACATTTAACGAGTCCTGAGTAAGAGGCCAGTAATCACGTAAAGTATCATTGAAATCAATACCACTAAAATTAACCATACGTTTAAAATTCACATTTCTACATTTAGTTACCATACTTGCGTAATAAAGGTTACGTCCTTCACTTACTGTAAGCGTCCCCTTAAATAATCGGGTACTACCTAACGTACCTGTGAACGTATACCGCTCGTCACCATTCTTGATAGACCAGAATGAACCTACATATAGTTTACCATTAGCATAATTTATAATTGCTGATTTAGTAGAAAATTTACCTGTTATCTGTTTAAGTTTTTGTTTAACACCATCTATAGTTATTTCGTTATTACTGACGTCGTAATTACTGAATTTGACAATTAGGTGATGTTCCTTACCATCTCTAAAGATATCAGCACTGCAACCATAGATGTCTTTAAACGTAGTATTAAAACCTATTACACCGTCTTTAAAAACAAGACTATATGCACCATTACCAAATAGTATCTTAAATCCACCATCTGGATTAACGCTAACCTTTGTCTCTATAGTTAAATTAAAATCGCTATCGTTATCTAAATCGAATTCACCTATTAATACCTTACCATTTATAAATTTACCTACCTTGCCAGAAGATGTTTTTTCAATCTCAACTGCACCTGTTAGTACTTCTGGTATCTTACCCTTAAATTCTAATTCTTTTATTAACTCAGCATTTACTGGTGAGAATTCCAATTTATGTTTTCTATCCATAATATCTTTCCTTTTTTTTAATGTTCAAAATATGTTAACTATGGTAGTACTACCATAGTTAACTCGTTATATAATATTGTTTAAGCTTTTCTATATCCATAAAGATATTTTGTTTTATATCAAGTACACCATCTATGAACAATATAAAATCTTTTTCTTTAAGGTTTACTATAAAACTTATATCAGTAGCGGTTGGAGAAACATTAATATAAAACTCACTCATAACCAATGTACAATTACTGTATTTGTGATTGACAATTATATTATTACATTGTTCGATAGAGTCGGTCCGTTCATCCTCAATATCATTCATACCTAGTACTAAAGAGGTAGTTGTCCTACCTCTATTTTGTTCATCATCGGTTATAATTACAGCCATGTTATTAAATTCCTTACTTCAATGTTTTCCAGATCTTACCTAGCGTATAGTTATCAATAGTTTCTTCTGGGATAGGAGGCATCATAATACCATTCTTAGTACGACCACCCTTTCTTACATATGCCTTAAATTTTTCTACATCAGTGAATATTGAACCTAGGTCACTTATCATCATATCTGGGGTATTATGACACGTCATACATACTGTACCATTTAACACACCAACACTCTTTTTATACTCATCAAAACTTTCTAGTACGAAATCTAATTTACTTTCTACTACATTATTCCGTTCAGCTATTTTTTGTACTGGAATATATGTAAGTATAGATATTATAAATATCAGTAGGATTATGTATATATTAAATTTTTGTAGCGGTTGGTCTGATAATACTCGTTGTTCCATAACATAATCATATATATCATCTATCTTTTGTACATATATAGGAATGAGTTCCTGATGTACTTCACCCATATCCTCTTCTATAGTTGATGTTTCACCTTTCTTCATAATAGGTTATCCTTTCTTGTTTTTATTTATCCCTAGATCTTCTTTACTCATTTCTTCTACAGTTTTAACAACCTTAGCCTGTAACATACTGAATACTTCACCACTTGCAGTTGCTACTAAACAGCTTATAAAAATAACTAAATTAATATCATTAATATATTTTAAATAATCAAGTAGTAAGTAAGTACCTATACCCACAAAGCCACCTATTAGCATATTCACAAAGAAATAAACTCGTTCATAACTCCAGTTTATTTCACCATTATTATTGCGTGCGATTATCTTCTTGTTATTTAACAACTTCCACGATCTACTCATGATCGCAACTGCCCCAGCCAATAAGTAAATTAATACATATAATAGGTAATCAAATTTGTCCATACTTTTTATTTAAAGATTATAGTTTATACAAACATATGTCTTCATCTCCCTGTCTTTTATTTTTCCTATATATTTTATAAAAGGTAATCTATTATTTATATAGTTCAATAAAAAAGAAAAAAAGTACTTCGGTATAGGTGAACAGACTTATTGTCTATTCACTTATATGTTCTTTTGTACGTATCTTGATGTAAACATCCTTTCCGGACAGCCACGGTAAGTCGTACCTCATAGTATATATAATATTTTGTACTACAATACCTTCTACACCTATACACCTTCCCTTTTCAGCTAGTGGTACCATTAACTTAATGCGAACACTTTGATACTTCTTAAGCTTATTCTGTGGTATAATAACATACCCGATAGGTAAAGTTATAATATAGTATCGATATTTATATTTAGATGTACCATTATTAATATCTTCTAATAATTCTATAAAATCATCTTCTTCCTCTTTAGAATAATCCTTTCCTAGAACATCTTCTACAGTGAAACTATAAAACATCCTAGGTACGAACCCTTTAATTATTAATAGATTACTTCTATACTTAATTTGTCTTTCCATCAATTATCCTTCAATTGCTGCTCACCCATGAATTTTGCGAACATCTCTATAGTGTATTCATAACTACGTTTATGTGCCATGAGTACTACGTTAGTTGTATCCTCAGGGATTTCTGTTAACCCTGCATAACCACACTGGCTGTATTTTTTACTGCCATAATCTTTACATATAATCGGACGATCTGCATATACACTACATTTGTTGTCTTTGTAAAAGACACACTTCTTACTAATGTCTATCGCCTGACCCTTGGGGGATAGTCTAAATGTATCACCTTTTCCAGGGTTATGCTGTTTAGTTATATGTTTAAACGAATACTTCGCTGACAGTCTTTTAATGTCATCCTTCGTAAAAATAACATCCTGACTACAGCACTCACCACCACATTCATCGCATGGTAACCTACCTGTAATCTCCTCTTGACGCAAAAAATTCATGAACTCACTATTGAGCATCTCATCCATACTATCTCCTTTATGGTTATCTTCTGTTTATACTCCATCGTAACTCCGTTCTAATACGTGTTGCGACATCTGTAAGTAATTCAAAATCATTAATATCTGTTATATACTCATCGTGTTCTTTCATTAATATCAGGATAATCTGCGGTAGGTTATCGCCTATAATTTCACTCATCTGTAGTAATTTCTTATCCGAGACATAATGAGCTTGCTCTAAATAATAAGCCATGTTATATTTCAGTTTTATTATGTTTATCTTACGATTAAGATCGTTATACTCTTTACTACCATACGCGTATAGGTATAACCGTTTCTGCTTTCGTTGCATATGATTTTTAAACCGTCTACTAGTTATTTCGATTATTACTTTATTTATTAAGAACATTGGATACTAGCCTTTTAAAAGCTTTACTAGATGAATAACAAATAGTTTTTGCTTTGTGGTATATTGAACGTTTTTGCAAACGATCTAGTAATTGTTCATTTCGGATTATAATCGTCGTGAGTAACATTAAATGTTTTATATCAGTAAACCCACGTTCTGATTTACTGTTCATAAAACGTACATAATCTTCTAAGGCTACCTTATGAACGACTATCTTATTCTTAACGCGTGCAACGCGTATTCGTTGTTTTAATTTATAATCAGAACTAGGTACTATATTATCCAGTAAGTTATAAAAACTCTCATAATTATGTACATGTAAACTAGTTATTGATAACCTGTCATCTTTTGTATCAATTCTGACACGCTCCAAATTCTGCATTGTATGGAACATAAAAACTGCTTGTACCATTAATGTTTTATGCTTTATTGGTATACCTTCTATTACGGTATAAACACCCATTTCATTATACGTCATGTATATATTTCCTTTTTGGTTAAATTTGTACATTGTACTATATAAGTAATATAAAAGTAAAAAAAGATGGATACTAGTATGTACATATGTACATACTAGTTTATTTATCATCTGTAAGTTACTTTTAACTGTAGTAAGAAACTAATTAGAGTTATTTAGAACAACCTGAACAGATGCTTCGATCCGAGTAACATTAATACTGTGAACTCGCCATCTGTCCTCAACTCGTTTCAACATTCTTTAACTCACATTAAACTTATCTTCCCATTCTGTGAACTTCGACAATACCTGTCATCACCAAATAAAGTTGACTCTAAATGTAATCGTAAACTATTCATAATCAACAAACGACCATACTTGTAGAGTATATGTTTATTACACTTTAAATCCAACTTACCTATGGGATCATTCAACAGGTAGAGTATTTCTTCTATCACATTATCTAGTGTACCGGTATCTAAACCAATTATTGATAAGTAAAAGTTTATACACTCACCTTCATTACTACGTCTAACTACATTCTTGCTATAAATACGGTATTTATTCATTAGAATTAAATTAAATATTAGAGCAACTTTCTCCTTAACCGCAGTACCATTTATACCCGTGCTACTATATATTACTAACTTATCAGCGTTAGACTGTAAACGTAGTCCATAACTCGGATACATCAACTTTAAAACACGTACGAAAAGCATGAGATCATCTAGAAATGTATGAAAATGTTCATTACCTTTTTCTATTTCAAATATACGATATGTTCGCATTTGGTTAATCCTGCTCGATTTCTATATCATATCCTAGTTGTTTAACATACTTCATAAGCATAGTCGCAGTTATATCATTAATAAGTTTCGATGACACAACTAATGGTTCTAACGTTTGTATGTACTCATCAAGTACGTTAGTAATAAATTCCATATCTAGGATATGTGTTCGGATATACTTCAACGATTTTACTTCTAGATATAACCCTTTAATACGTTTATCAACCATTTTCATTACCGCTGTATAAATTTGTACTTCCGCAGTAATACCGTTAAACTCAAATGCATATAGGAAACTAATAATATCTCCAATACTAATGTTATCCCCTTTAGTAGTTTTACGGCTCAATTGTTCGATAAATCTAGCACTATCCGCAAAGTACACTCCATCGGTAAATAATGTTTGCTCTAATGTTTTTACTAGATCACATTTATTCAGAAAGGTATTATCCAGTGTATCTACATAATCATTAGTAGCATCTTCCACATAACGAATAGTTTCCAATAGACCGGTTCTGTTGTAGAACAAAATATGTGTATTTGTAAACTTTATACTACATATGTCATCATTAAACTCGTCGAACACCATATTTAGACCGGAAGCAATGCTCTCTAATAATATAGGCGTCAGTTGATTTTCTAACACTTTCTCACCACTGAATACGTCACTCAATGATAGAAGGATCTTATCATTATCGCAAACACCTATAGTTGTTTCATCAAAGTGTGTATTCAGTACAAGTTGTACTTTTCGATGTTGTCGTATCAACACTGCTAAATCTATCCCTGCATAAACCTTAGTTGGTTCAGCTTCATCTAGTAACTCTAATAATCGTGCAGCAAAGCTTTCATCGCTAGTATGACCCTGCCACAATTCATCATATAACTTTTCATATGCTTCACTTTGCGTGCAAATATCATGTCTATTACACTTAATATTACCATATGTAAATGAACCAAATTGTATTGATTGTTTTAGTTTGTTAATCATCTGTACCGTTTCCATTGTTTCTTCCTTTTTCTTATTATATATATATATATATACATCTGTATAACTATTAATATTAATAGTAACCTAATTAAACCCTACACCTAGTTATTCTCCTATATGTTGTTATATTTACATTTTAATAATATATAGATAAAAAAATTTGGATGTACCTATTTTCTTTCTATATTAGTTATTATACTAAGTCTACTAGCAACCATAGGGTAACATGCTACTATAAAAGAATTACCTATATTCATTATCTTAACTACATCTTCATGGTCTAAGGCTAACACATTTATATCCCTTACATCAATTTCATACGTGTAACCCATTGAGTCGATACACACTTTATCTTCTCTAACAACACATTTATATTCACCACTCTTTTTATTAGTTAATAATTCGTTAATGAATACTCTACTAACTAATGAAATTACATTATTACTCTCATTACACATCTTTCTATCCTTTTCTAATTTAGTACCAGTATATTTTTATACCATTTTAATAATATATAAGTATATATATTTAGATATATTGTTATATATATCTATTAAGATTATAGCTCTATACATAGTCTTTAATAATCCTATATAATTATAATACTCTTAAGGTAGATGTTACCTAAGATATAATAAAGGATATATATATATAACTAATAATCTTCATCCTCCCACGCCCACCCAAACGTGTAAGTCCTTCCTAAGGTCAGGTCTTACATCCTCCCCTCCTTTCCCCACTGTTCACAGTAGTTGCTGTGTACGATTATGTCCGATAACTTCACACGCAGGGACTGGCGTTCCAACCAGTCCCTGTATGCTACTCGTCCATAAAATAAGAGTGGTCGCTACGGTTCTCGTAACTAGATAGCAGTGATCGCAACTAGACTTGGTTATTATGTAATAAGAGTTAAGCTAGTATTTAGATATGATTATCCTTCTTAGTTTTTAAATCATTTTATAACTATGCATATAAAAAAAAGTTTATATTTACTATATAAGAATGGGTTGATATATAAAAAAGGATAATTATGTTACAACATAGAAGTTTGGAATATGAATTTAATAGTAGAACTCATAGATATAAGATAAAAATAGACAAAGCTCTAATGGTAGAGAAAGCTATTAAAAAGTTAATAGGTAAGACGGCAGTCAAACACATGTTTATTAAAGTTAATAATATCGGTTTTGAAGTATATGATTTCTTTCTTCTAGAGTTAGAGTTCTGTCTAAACTTCATGAAAGAGGAAAACCATATTTTAGCTTTAGATATTGGTGGTATTGTACTCAATGATTTACTAGATTTTCTACGTACTAAAACATGGTTACATAGTAGACACATTGTTAATACTAAGAAATTATTTGATTTCAACAATTTAAAAAAGAATATGTTATATATGCCATTGGAACATCAAGTCAGTGCCTTTGATAAATATGAAGAAATTAAACAATATGCTAATTTAAAAGGCGGTATGTTGGATATTGCTGCTGGTGGCGGTAAAACCTTTTCTTCTTTAGCCATGGTCGAATTATTAGACTACGATTTAGTTATAATAATAGCACCTAAAAACACGTTAGGTGAAGTATGGGAGAAATCAGTTAGTGAAGAACTATACAGACAGAAACAAAGCAATGTTATACTTGGTACCAATAGTAAGGTTTATAACAACGAAAAGTTTATAATAACACATTATCAATATGTAGAGAAAATACTTAAAGATAAGAAATTAGCACGACGTGTTAAAAGATTAAAACCTGCATTAATTATTGATGAGTTCCATAACCTTAACGAAATTAAGTCAGAACGTACGAATAACATCCTTAATTTTATTAACTACATCAAGTTCAGGGATGTTATTTTATTAACAGGTACCCCCATTAAAATGGTCGTGAACGAACTAGTTCCTATGTTGTATATACTAGATGATAAATTCCCAAAGGTTGTAGACAGATTTAAAGAATTCTATAGAAGTCTAACTGGTATAAAAGTCGACCTAATTAGACATAGATTTAATCTATATAGAAAACGTATAGAAAATACAAATCCAAGTATGGGTAATATTGAATTAATAGAATATAAACTTAAGGTTCCTGATGGCGAACAATATACTATGGGGAATATCAATGCACGTATGACTGAATATAAACATACTAGATTAGAAGAGTTATTTAATCATATGGATGAATATGAATTACAGTTCTATACCTACATAGATAGTATGTCTGATTTATATAAGAAGGATGATGCTTTCATAGAGTCTAAAGAAAAAATAAAACGGTATAGACGATTGGTAAAGATAATACGTAAGGCTTCTGACGATAACAAATTATTTAATTTCTATACAGAGGTTAGTGAAGCTTCATTAATAGAAAAAGAATGGATATTACCAAAGTTAAAAGGTTATGATAAACACAACTTTAAACAATTACGTTCTATTATTAAATACCCCAAACTGAAGGTACTTGGCGAAGCGTTGGGTAAAATATTGTTAGGTAGTAGAATACGTTGTTATACATCTCTAGCGGAACAGATTGACTACAAGAAACACCTTTTATTAACCAATAAGAAAGGTCTAGTATTTAGTAACTATATATCGGTATGTAATGTGGCGGTAGAACGTTGTCGTAAACAAGGTTATAACCCAGTAGGTGTATATGGTGATTTAATAGATAACTTAGATAATAATGTTAAACAGTTTAATGACTTAGAGACGGACATTAACCCTATCATAGCTACCTATAAATCACTAAGTACTGGCGTACCTTTACCATCTGCTAATATCGTTATACTCATAGATGTGCCGATGCGTGTTTATAATTTAGAACAGGCTATAAGTAGGTCTTATAGACTTGGTAACTATGAAGATGTTCTAGTTCTGTTTACAAAACTTGATACTGGTACAGAATTTAATATAACTGAACGTGATTTATTTATAGTAAATACTAGTGAACATAATGTTGAGTTAATAACTGGTACTAGTCCAGTTTTCGATACACCTAAACAGGACTTACCACTATCAGAATTAGAAGACGATGAAGACGATGATGGTGAAGTCATAAACGAGATAAAAGAAGAAATAGAGGAGATAGTATTAGCCGAGTTTAACAAGATGGATGTTAAAATAAAACTTGGTACTAATCCATTAGATTATGTTAAATCAGTTTTAAAAAAGATAACTTTCATATAGTACTAGGGTTATCCCTAGTACTATACTTTATTAATATTGTATTTGAAGTGTGCTCTAACTAAAATGGCTAATACACCAAATACTGATGCATGCACTATACTTAAAACATATGATACATTTGTAAAGTTGTTAACATAATGTAGAGATACAACCATGTAAGAAATATAACAAATAAATGCTAATAATACAAATCTAAAAAACAACTTAATCTTGTAATCATCTATCATCTCTTCCTCCTTTCTATAAAAAGATACCTATCAGTAGAAAAAGAAAGAAACGGTTATTAAAACTATTGCATGCGTTAGCATGCAATAGATCTATTCACAATATAGGTCTAGGTACTTATGTAGATCTTCTCGTGTCTGGGCTACCATAAAGAACCCCCCTTTGAGAACAAATACTATACCGTTTGATTTATCATTGATATATTCCTCATCAACTATGATACGTCTGTTACGTCTATTGCTATGATTATTTGTTCCATCTTTATTCACCGTTTGTGCTTGCCAATTTTTGTTTACATTATTATATGTAATTATCAAATCTACATTTTTATATTGTGGCTCGTAAATTATCTCTTGCCATCCTCTCGGAAAAGTGGTAAATTCTAAAGCATAGAAATCGCTATTTAAATCCGGTAGTGTGATTCCTGCTTCACAGAAGAGGCGTTTGGTATTTTCTAACTCGTCATTTGTTCTATTTAACGAACGTATAATACGCTCAACCATATCCATAGCACTCATGTAAGCCGTATGGTCATCCTCATCTGAGGCATTGAAATCTTCATTCATATGGTTTATTATCCAGGACATTTCACCAGCGAGAGCAGGACTAACCCCTGTAGTAACATTATCTACACTACGGATTATACGCTCCATGGACTTTCTTAACCCTTCGTTGATTGTCCCTTCAGATATTAGCCAATCGAAAACCATACCTGCTGATGCACGGTTATCCTCCACAGTTGTAAACTGGTGATGGTCAAATAGACCCTCACTAGGGATATAATCACGACCCACATCATATACTATAACATAGGCGTTATTGTATTTCTTTTTAAATATAATCTGCAACTCTTTACCTGTACTGGCAACACGGTCGGTTCTTTCAACAACCACAGATTTGAATAACTTTAATTTTTCGACTAGAAAGTATTTTAATAACGCACCGGCTGTAACATCGTCAGCATGGAAGTTCTCCCAATGCGTCACTAATACTAATGTATCTAATTTTTCTTTTTTCATTGTTTTTATGTTCACTTTTTTATCCTTTTGGGAAGTTGGGTGTATCTACCTTGTCATTTCTGACTACCTTTTATAACTACAGCTCTACATATAAGTAATAAACGAGTATGACTGAACAAGAACACTATAGTAGGAATTACCCCACTATAGATTCTAGTTATAAGATGCACTATATGGATATGTGACAGTTGTAAAGATTTCATCCATGTTTACTTTACGAAGACTTATATTACCGTATAAAGTCTTATCGGTAATGTACATATAGTTATTACGTATATCAATATGTAACGTTTCAATACTGCTAGTATGTTTTAAGTGCAACGGATTCTCATTATCTATCAGTACAGTTTCATTGTTATCCAGCTCTTTACTACAGGATTTAGGTATATTGAGACTAGGTTTTACCATATATTTTTCTAAATATAATAAGGCGACAATATCATCATGTTTCTCCACTTTATTCTCAATAGCTTCTATGTATTCTTCATTATTTAATAGATAATCCAAATCAAACGACTCCATTACATAACTTAAGGATTTCACTACGATACTAAGTTTAACAATCTCAGCCATGTCCTCGACAAAACTTTTCATAGCAAAAGTTGTCTGTATAGGCGTACTATTTTTAATAGTAACTCCTGAAACATTATTTCGCATCTTACGATTGTATGCATTAGTTAACATACTATTATAGAAGTTACGAACATCCATTCTAAGTGAGTCGCTCAGGATAGGAGTTGTAGATGGATGTCTGACACAATCTTTTTCATTATCAAGAACCATCTCCTTTGTATAGTAATAAATATCTTCAGGTATCTCCCTTCTTTTTATATACTTACTTTTACATACTAATATCTCAAACTCTTCTGTTATACCATTGGCTACCTTAACTTCGATAACATTCCTAAGTTCTTGAAAACTGCTAACCACTATCTTTTGTTCAATTTTTTCTGACATACTTGCTCCTTATAACTTAGTAATCGAATATTTAAATGTCATATCACGCTCATTGGAGAAAATCTCTAATGTATGTGTATCACTACAATAATATGGTTGTAACTCTGAGTTACGCTCAGGGTTGTAACCAACTAATCGGTCTATTGTATTAGTAGGTTCAGTTTTTGCCTTTTGTGATGTAGGCGTGGCCTCTCCATCAGACCGTCTATAATTTGGTGTTGTAGTTGCTGTTTTATCTCTATATCTAGAGGGTACGGTTGCCTCTGTTTCTATATTACGTCCACTAGCCATATTCACTCTACCACCGTTATAATCATCCACATGTGGTAATCCTCTATCCGGTCTACCACGACCAGTGGTACGATTGCCGGTTGGTGCTTGACGCATAGTATTAGTAGGTACACCAGACACTGGTACACGAACAATATTGCCATACGTATCCAACTCGTATATGTTGCGGTTATCGTCTTCCCATAAAACTTCTCTACCATTTCTATCAAATTCAATTGCGTATAACGGTGGTAATTGATTCCGACCTTGCATCGACTGTGTTATTAAATTACCCTGTTCATCACACTCCACCCATTCGCCACGGACGATTCTCAGAAGTATTCCTAGGTTATCCACATATATGAAAGGTTGACCATCCCGGTCGTAACTAAAAACTTTTGGTGTGTTCATTTGTATCTCCTATACAATGTTATTTTATATTATATTTAACTACTACGTATCTAGCTAGTATAATATTACATCTTAATAATATAGCGTTAAAAAATACTTGGTTTAACTATATAGACTTACGTCTATATAGCTGTTATGTCTATTCAGATTAATCTAACCCAGGATATACAAATCCATCCTCGCTATTCTCATTATCCTTAGAGTTATCCTTTTCCTTCTCTTCAGGTTCTGTTACTTCATCATCATCTACTTCATCAGACTCTTTAACAATATCTTTTCCAGAATCGTTATTACCAGTATTATTATTATTGTTATCAACATCATTATCATCTACTATATTAGACTCCTCTTCTTCTTCTGGGTCATCTAATTTTGATAATTCCTCATCAGTTTTGTTTTTAAGTTTATTACTCTCCTTAATAAAGGGTAGTGCTATCATTTTTAATGTTTCTACAAAGTTTAAATGCTCATCTAACATATCCGCATTTGGTACACCATCTTCATTAAGTGCAAACATTTTATTAAAGTCTGGTAGTATTTTATTATCTGCCATATAGCGTTTTATAAGAACTGTCTTTACTGCAGCTTTTATGTTATCCAGATTATCGGATAACTCACCTACAAGGTCATCAGGTAAGGCGTCGCCACTAAAAATCTTATCCATAGTTGTATCCAAAATATCGGTAAAGTTTTCAAACTCGTCACTACGTATTTCTTTAACTGTGGATTCAGGTTTTACTAATTCAACTTTTAGTTTCCTAATTATAAATAAAATGGTTCGATTCACAAGTACTTCATCAGTCACATTCTTAGAATCTGTATCTGGCAATATTGTGTTACTATTCTTAACAGATTTTCGTAATGATTTTATATTACTAGTTAATATAGTTCGTAGCTTACCTATGAATAACCCGTCCAACATAAGTTTCTTACTAATATCCTTTGTGATAAGTTTATCATATTTACGTTGTAATTTCTTAACACGTTTATTTAATAGAATATCTTTCTGACGTGCTACTGTTGCAAACTCAGTATCATAGCTTTCATTTATCAGCTCCGGATTCGCATATAATGAAATATAAATCTGTTTATCTAGAGCCTCGAACAATGTTGTATCTATAGGATTTATATTGTTTTTAACTTCTTTAACCTCTACATTAATCTCAGGAAAGTCTGGATGACGTGCATCGACAACATATCCTAATTTATCTATCCAATCTATGTAGTTGTCAACTTTCAACATTCTAACAGGTAATTTAAATTGTCTATTCTTAATAACACCGGCTAGTACTTTATCCAACGTTGAACGATAGTTGATGTCATCCTCGTCCAAATCTATTTTAACTTCAGTAGTAGATACGGAAGACTTAATAAATGCTAATAGGTTAACAAAGGTTAACATACCCTTAATACTAGCCAAAACAGAGACACGCTCTATAAGACTTTTACCAGTACCATTCTTTCTAAAATTAACGGCGTAGTAAGAAACGAACTCTTTAGGTAAGAATATAATCTTTAAATCTAGTTGCTGTAACATATGCTCTGCAATGTCTAATAACAGGGTCTCTTCTACATCTACCGTTAGATCTACGCCATCGTCTAGTTTAAGTTTAGTTATATACTTATCTAAACGCTCTACTATTAAGACTTGTCTCAGTGAATCTATGTTTTTAATTTCAGGTACATTCTTATCTGTACTCATTAGTGTATCTTTAATTTCAGTAAATACTTCTTCTATGTACCTATCATCACGAGTCTTAGTCTCTTTAAACTTATTATCAAACGTAAAATAAAAATATCCATAATGTTCACTTGGATCATCTTTTCTACATATAGGTATAATGTTAGAAACATCAACTTTTTTAGTTATAGATTTATTATCGTTAAGGGTAAAATCGGATAACGCCGCAAAACCATCCGAGAATGAACTACCCTCTATTCCGGGTTTTAGTGTTTTAATATTAGTATCACCTATAATGCCACTATAGTATTTATCCTCGATACCAGCCGTAACTCTATCCTTAATAATGTTATCTTTACAAACCGTAGCCAATGAATTAGTTATTGTAATATGTTTACTACTGTCTACTATATTTATCTTTTCATGAGCTTTCTCATAATCTTTTATAGCTGATTCAATACCAACTGACATCCGTTTAGTTTTTGTTTGTTTAACTAAATCATTTATGAATGATACTGGTAGATTAAGTTCTACATAAGCACCCTTTGTATATAACGACTCACTAACTATAGTTTCCAATTTCTCTATGAAGTTATACTCAGTTTCTAGATGATCTTCTAATACATCAATAACATTCGTCGTTATTTCGGATGGTAAACCAAGAGAACTTAAATCATAATTGAGATTAACACTTTCCATGTCGTTAGGAGCTAGTATTAATGATGTTACAATTTCTATAATAACATCTATCTCTGGTATAAGTTCAACTATATCTTCTACTACTGAATTAACCCCAATAATATTTTGTTGTATTTTTTCTAGTTCAGAAGCATTTATATTTAATGATTCTGTTGCTACCTTGTTCATTATTGTTTTACTAGATTTAATTATCTCTGTAGTGGTGTCTCTTTTTGTGTCTGGTGCTAACTTTGTTTTTGGCATAAGTATCCTTTTTTTGTTTGAATTAAATATATAAAAATAATGGAGATATACATGATTACTATACAGGAATATTTGAAGGCTACAATTACATTTGTAAATAGTCTTATAATTAAAATAGATGAAATACACATACATCAAAACTATCATACATATGTTAAATATGGGTTAACCCCACCATCTAGATCTGATAGTAAGTATTATCAGAATATTACAGGTAGTTTAAATAATAATGATTATCTATTCAAAATACCCACAACAAATCTGGATTTTAATAGAAAAAATCTTAGGAGTGTACCCAGTATACATAATAAGTATTTAAAGTTTGATAACGATTTTAATAAACTATGTAGTGAAAAGGTGGGTATGTCGGATTACATACGTGGTTGTCTTATTGATATAACCATGGACGAAATTATAGAATTAGATAATTATAAAGTTATACACCACAACAAAAGTTTCTTGACTGATAATGAATTGGCTATTATACCAAAAATAGAATCATATGTAAAGAACTATATGACAACCTATAATAATAACAAGATGATGATTGATGAGTTATTCCTACCAGGACAATTAAGTGTTTTATTCAATGGTATGGTTTTATATATATTATCGGTGAAATTTGGTAATATCCAAAGTAATCAAGTTGATATTTTTCACTTATCTCATAAGTTACAATCGTATAAGAATACGTATTCTAGTAGTAAGATTTTTAATCTTCCAACAAATATATGGTTATATGGTAATGTAAATAGATTACGACATAACGTCGGTAAGAATTTTGTACTTGATGAGATATTAACTAATGTATACGATAAGAATCTATTTGGTATAGGTAACGTAGTTTATACAAATACTATACCAGAGATTATAGAAGATAATATTAATGATGCTAGTAAAGAATTTTATAAACATATGTATAGTATGGAGTTAGACAGAAGTAATAAATCGTGTTATAATATAAATGACAAGTCATATACTGCTGATGTGTTAGAGGGGATTTTGCGTAATAATGATTTAAAGATAAATCACACTGATGTAGTGGCGACAGATAAAACGTTAAGGAGCGCTGCAGATAAACATAGGACTGGAATGTTTCTATTAGATCAGCCAGAGAAAATAAGGACACATTTCTATAATACATTTATATTCCTACTAAGTAATATAATCCATTTATTTAAGGTTAATGACTATACGTTTACGTTAGATGTATTTAATAGAAAGGATAATAAATTATATACTCTTACTACAAAAGATATTTTATATATCTTAATATACAGGGTATATAAGTTATATAATCTTGAAACGAATCATTTCACTATACGGTGTAATGGTGTGTTTAAGACTGATTTTGATACTAAAGAGATTCTAAACAAAACTTTATATAAAGATAGATTAACTTCTTTACTGGACTATTTAACTAATAATGATTCTCTAACTGTAAATATTTTCAATTTAGAAACGTTGAACCTGTATCTAGAAACAATTCGTGAATTGGATACAAAGATACTTCTAACAAAAAGTAATATAGTAGACAGTTTTGCAAGGACTGACGTACAAGTAATAGGTAGTAACCTATTCAACACTATAAAATATGACTTTGAACTTGAACATATTGAAACATACTTATCGGATATGAATCTTATCACGTTTACAGATGTCCACAGTATAAAACTTGAAACACTTCTTTTTAGATTAACGAATATAGAAATATCCGATATAGCTAAGATACAAGATAAGTTTAAAAAAGCTATAAAGTTCTTTGATAATTTCACATCATATACTGTAGATTTAGTTACGGATAACGAGTTTTTAGATAGTGATAATTTAATATCGTATGGACCAGATTTGAATATAGGTTATAAACCTATACTTAAAATAAATGATACACGTTATAAGTTATTAGAAGACTTTGACTTTTATGTTGGGTTTAGTAATTACGTAGATGAGAATCTGGATGTTAATAATAAAGTGGATTACGTTTTAGCATACGATACAACACATTATGGCTTACCGTGTTTAGTATCCTCAACGTTGATTGAGGATTATGTTACCACAGATGTTTTCACTAAGAAACTTATGCCTAAAGATTATACTGTAAATATCGAGAATAAAACTTTGGATACTGATAACGATATATTACATAGAGTCTCAGGTTTGGAAATGGGTTTAGATGTCATAGATACAGGTATTAAAATATCAGATATTGCTAGTGGTACAGTTAATGAATATCAGACCACTGTTGAGTATAAAAGTTACAGGGGTATACCATATATCATTACCGACTTACAACTAGAAGATGATCATGATAATTTGTTACCTATACAGAATAGTAGTACTGATGTAAATTTAATTAAGGAAGTTTCAACAGCACGATTATTAAGTATTAAGCATACTGACGAATTAGATACAACACATGCCACATATAGTAAAACCTTGACCTTACCTACTGAAAACTTTATAATAGGATTATCTGATAGAGTACTAGATAATGATAATGATATAAGGTTACGTAGGGATATGATACCAATTGTGGTATCCAGAATTGGGTCAGTAATGGACATAGTCGCTACGGACCTTTCGTTAATTGGTACAGGATGTAGTACTATGGTACATAAAGATAAAACTAAGACTAAACCGTATATAATACGAACAGCAGCTATAGAGGATATTAATACAAACCAGGAAGTTTTATATATGAATCCTGATGCTGAGAATGTTGTTAGCGTAACTAATACTATAGGTAAATTAGATATTATGGGTAGTAAGACCATATTTAATACGCCCGAAACAATGGTTACCACTAATAGTATATTACCTAAACAAATGACCGTAGATATTAAACAACATAAATTTATGGACGATAAGATGGGCATTAATAAGGAACATGATATAATTGAAATCTTAGATTTTAATAAGAAACTCAATATTGATGGTAAAAGCGATGACATAGTTTTAAGCAATAATATCACAGAAGTTTTTATGGGACTACCGTCGGCATTAAGCATTATAACTAAACCAAGTAGTAATGTTTATTCCGACTCAGAAATGAATGTTATAGGATATAACGATGGGGTATTTAATACAATTAATACCAATAAACCAGTACCCATCCATGGTAGTAAAGATGATGTATTATTATTAAGTACCCCCATAACTGAAACCTCTAATAACATACCATCTAACCAGATAAGTGTCAACACTACGATAACCAATGTAGTCGATAACGATATACGTGATATGAACTTTATAATACCTATGTATAAGGTAACGACTATTACAAAAGACTTTAGAGTATTTGGTAACATGAGTGTTATACTATCGTCGTTCTTAACAACAGTTAATAAAGCCGATTATCATATACACCCAGTTGTCAAGAATATGGTAGTCGGTAATATGCCAAGTGATGAAGAACACATTGACCATAAAGATAACTTACTATTGGATACCTCAATCATGAAAAAACCCGTCGTAAAAGATATTGATTTAATATCTGCGGATATGGATTTAGTAGATGTAGAAATTATAAACGATGAGATAGAAATGGATATAAATGTAGAAATAATTACTTAACTATAACTACAAGGATAGTCCTTGTAGTTATAGGCTAAGTTTCATGTGCATTCCAGCTAGATAAGCTTGTAAAGTTTTACTAGTTCGAGTCTGTTCACCATATTGTTTTAGAACATCTGGAGATACAGTACCATACTTTTTTATACTACCAATCATAATACTTGATCGTTGTAAGTCTGATCGATCTATCATGAGCTCTTCTACGGTATTTATTAAATTCTTATTCGTTAATAACTGTGCTTCTACACCTGATATTTTACTGGACCTACTAACACCAGTGGGTTGTCCTGTAATAATATCATGATGCTTATTGTCCTCACTAACACTAACCCCTTTCTCAACAGTTTGCTTAGTACGACGGAACGGTAGTAGTAAAATAAGTTGTTTCTCTTTAGTTTCTACTTTGGGTAAACTCTTATCTACTTTACTATATGTGTGTTGAAATAATGGATAATTATACTTCTTAGCTAGTCTTAGATTATTTTCAACAGTTATTTTATTTTTACTCATATCTGTTTCTACAAGTATCTGTAATATATCACCATCGCGTAATCGTTCCATAAAGCTTGTAAAATCTTTATCGGACATTTTACTGAACATATCCTTATATAATTTAATAACCTTTTCATTACCAACGGTGATTTCAGTTATACGTTCTATAATAAAGTTTTCTTCTTTTTTGAATTTAGACATAGTTACATTCCTATACTAAAGGAATGTAAATATAATCTGTTTTATGTTCACCAAATAAAGTTAACTGTTTACCAAATGCACTATAAGAAAAGATAGTAAACAATGTAGGAGAATCTTTATCCCAGCCTATATCTTTAGTGCTTATTTTTAATACATCCAATGCGTTAGCACCAACACGTGTACTCATAGCACCATTAGTATGTTGTATATTCTTAAGTCTAGTATTCGTATTAAGTCCAGGAAAATCTAGTGATAATCTTGTTATCTTCTTACCCACTAAAGACTTCGGTTCAGTAGTTAACTTTTTAGCATATTGTTTAGGGATACTTATAGCATCACTATCTGCATTGTAACCAGTTACGTTAGAGTAGGTGGTAACCTTATTAGGTAACATTTCATTCTTCCACTTATCTGCTTCCAGTTCTTCTATACAACTTATGTTAAATATAACTTTGTGCTCTTTATCATAATAGAAAGCATTGAGTATCCCATTTAAACTATAGGCACTACATATAAAAATAAGTTGTTCTTCATTAGTTGTTCTATTATTAATAGTAACTTGTTTAGTTCTACTAAGTGTATTAGTTAATTTCTCAACAGTATGCTCTGTACTGGTTATAGTACTTTGTTTAACCACTTCATTAGTTAAACTAAGAAATGGTAACATCCGTGTATTCTCTACTTCTATTTGTAGGTTATCACTCGTAGACTTTGTGCCATACAGTTCATATATTTCACTTTCCATTATAACTCCTATATACTGTTATGTTCTTTAAGGAATGGTATAATACTACCAATCATAATATCTAACCAAACATCATCTTTTATCATAGAATTACATAAACTAATTGCATTAACTATTTTAATATCTGGTTGTGCGGCTTTTAATTCTAATAACGTACTTATTATATATCTCGTTATAATAAACTTTTGTATAGTAGATGATTTGGTCATCATACTTTTATCTATATTAACAATATTCGTACCAAACTTAATTACATCAATATCCTTATAAGTGTTGAGTACTAAATTAATAAAGGTAAAGAAAATCGTACCTTTATCACTATTTGCTTCATAACTCTCTTGATATAACTTTAACGTTTTATCGTTTATCTCTTTACTCATTTTTTATCCTCCATTTGTTTTTTCATTTCTTTAACCCAGTACATTTGTTTACCAGTAGTCGCTATTTGCAAAATATCTAATATACTACATGGTTTTAAATCTACATCATATTGTTTAGGAGTATACCAAGAACGTGTATGTTCTAAAATATAATCCCAACTATAACCTGCTTCTATAACCTTATTATAGAGTTCTTCTGGTTCTATATAAAATCTAGAATACTGTCGCATAAATGTTTTCATTTGTAATAACTCAGATATTATATTAATCGCTCTTCGTAGTTTAGCATCAGTATCTATTTTACTACGAACAGTGGTTCTGGATAGTTTAATATCTGGATAAATAGCGATACTATAACTTCTATCGTTACCAACTAAACCGAACTTATTCGTTTTAATATGGTGGAACTCAGTTAGTGTCGGTAATACACCCTCCACCTGACTTATAACCAGTTCCAGTATATATCCACTAGGTCCTGTTTTATTACGCAATTGTTTAAGTTTAACTAGATTTAAATCTGTAGCATTATCTTCTTTATCTAGTGGATACTCAGGCATCTTAGTAGTAGGATTTTTAAGTATAGTAGAACTAAAAGCGTGATACATATGTGTAGACAGGAAATATATTTTACCAGCTATACCCTTTATTTTCTGACCAGTTCTCATATGTTGTAACGATTTAGTAGGTTGTGGTGCAAAGGGACCACTAGCCATATTTATTTCATCACCAACATGTGCTGTTAATAAAAAACTAGTATTAGTACTGTTTGCTAATCTAGGTAAATCTTTTATGATTTTAGTTTTGAATAATCCTTCATGCATAAAGATGGTATTAGAATCTTGTATCTTCCCATCACTAACTATTTCAGCACCTTTTCCAGATTCCAATTCACTAAAACTATCTATCTCTATAAAGCTTGGTTTCTTATTAACTAAATCACCATTGGTTAATCTGTTTATGTAACCGTCATATTTTAGAACATTTTTCTTATCTTTGAGTTTATTAAGTACATTCTCATGTACTTTAGTTATCCATTTTTCGGCTGTCATTTCACTCTTTGAAATAACACTCCAAATGTTATCATCGTATAATGGTTCGTCCACCATATATTCTAGTTTAGATGTTAACTTATTAAGTCGTTCTAGATTAAATATCATATTATCTTCAGTATCATATGTATGTAAGGGCACTTCACCTATACTGTTCTTTAATCTGTTAGCGGACTGTAACATAAAATAATGACTTATTGTAGACTTAAACATATTACCAGTACCAACCATTCCAGTAACACTAGCAAGTCCACCATTAAGTATCATTTCTCCCTTTTTACCAGTTATGAAAGTACCAGTTGGTATATCAAATAGTGCACCTATGTTTACTAGTGGTTTTATAGAAATTGGATTATCTGATTTTATATTCATTGTTTTTCCTTGTTATTGTATGTTATCAGTTTAAGTATCACGTGTTAAAAAACACAATATAAACGGCAGATATAGTGGTAACTATAGATGTTAAATTGATAAAAATAAAATATAAGGATAGTTATGTTATTTACAATACCTGCATGGCAAAATAGTGGAGAATTGAAACATGAAAAAACTACGTGGTATCTGACACGTGATAAAGATGGTAAAGATGTTGAGTTAAAGGAAGTTGAAAGTAAAGATAATCTTTTGGCTTGGGACCCAGATGTTGTAATTCCAACTGGTGAAATATGGTATATAAAGGCTTTAAGACATCTTATAGATGCTGAAGGTAAGGTTATTAATAATCACCACTGGATAGGTCCTAAACCTGTGTTTAATGAAGAATCAAATATTAATGATTACTTAGCACCTAAGTTCCATGTTAAGGAAACTTATCTTACCAAACTAGAGTATGTACCTGGCAAGGGTTTAGATTTATCTTTTATACCTTTCAGTGGTAATATTGGATATATAGATACACTAGTGAGTATATCAGATATGGACGGTAATATTTTAACAAATGATTATATAAATCTAGAAGATAGTCTCAACTATACAGTTAGCTCTAAAGTTATAGATTTTAGCAAATACGATATGTTAAAAGTGACTGTTGTTAATAGTGGTAAACATTCGACAATATCTCCTGCATATATCGAAACTATTCACTTAAAACGTACCTATTATAGTGTATCAGGCAATAAGAATGATTTAGATGTAAACACTGAAAATGTTCTAACACTTAATAGTAAAAACACAGTACCCATAGATATAAAAGCTGCTACTATTAAGACACCTGATGATAAAGTTATTTGTAACTGTGACGTCCGTAAGAATGATATAATCTTACCTACGACATTAAGTTATAACAATACTTATAAGGTGTATTTTAGGATAGAATATCACGATGAGAATAATGAAGTACAGGCTACTGAAGATGCTGTCTTTATAACTACTCGTGCTAATATAGAGCGAGATACCATAATAGTTAATTATGAGTATGAAAATACGTTAACGCTGTTAGAAAAATACAGTGCAGACGCACCATTAGCTAATACAGTCAGTACTAATATACACTATAATACAGAAGAGATGTTTAATAATCTAGTAGTAATGATGGGTAGTGATGACAAAAATCTAGATACGTACATAATGGATGATGAAAGTCATATTTTCAATGTTGTTAAAAATGATTTATTTAAATTAGAAGATGACTTTACCTTTAGACTAATCACCAAAACAAAAGCTATTGTACAATACTCTAATAATAAAGACGATACTTTAATGATTAGTATCATTGATTATAATCCATATACAAATAAAGCTAAAATATTGAAAACAATTAATCTAGACATACTATCTAAGTATAACGATTTAATTAAGTTTGCTGAGGTTAGTGAAGACGTTTATATTTCTGGTGTTAATAAAAAAGATAGTAAAAATATCTTGGTATATAAAATAGACTTTGATAAGAACGATATTGTTAAAGTAAATGACTATACCGCAGAGTATACAATTACTGACATAACGTTAGCTACGTATAAGGATTCTGGATTTATTATAAATCTTATAGGTAAAGAATTATATAGAATGGTGATTTACAATGCTAACGATAATGACTTTATATTAAGTCTAGCGATACCAAGTACATTTATAAATAAGAAATATTACAGTACTAGAATGAAAAATGGTAATATACTAAATATTATTTCTGATGTAGAAACTGATAAAATTGAAACGTTTGTTCTTAATCTTAAAGAACACAAAGTTGAAATGAGAACATTGGAGATAGAGAGAACAGCTAAAGTTAACAGTTTAATCAAACTTAAAAATGGTAACTATATTTTAAGATTAAAATGTAGTGATGATAAGATACATACTTACCTTTATAACTAATTTTTTTTATATGGATACCCAATAGGGTGTCTGTATATTTTTTTTAAGTTATCCTATGATATAAAAAATCAAAAATAGAATAGAGAAGGATAGTCAATGAGTTTTGCTATTGTGAATGGAGCTCCACAAGATATTAATCTTGGTGCTCACGATATGAGTATAAAACCACAACCACCTAAACCGATAACAGTTTCGACACACACGTCGTTATGTTTTGGTTTTGCTGTTTCTGGTCCTGTTGGAACAAAAGAATATGTAGACGGAGGTCGCCTTGTAGCTTTGTACGGAGGTGATACTTTCGATAGAACTTTACCATACTTTACACACGGTGCACGTATGGCTGAGATTGTATCATCTGCCGGTAACGCATTAATGTTTGTTAGAATTATTCCTGAGGATAATGATACTATTGCTAATGTTACTATCTACTTAGATATTATCAAAGATACTATTCCAGTATGGAAACGTAACAATGATGGTAGTTATGCTTTTGATAATGATGGAGAACGTATTAAAGACAAAGATATTACTGGTTATCGTATTAAAGTAATCTCTGAAGTAAACAAAGACGATATCCTAACACCAATAGGTGCTAAGACATCTAAAAATGGTTATATGAAAGATAAGGATGGTAACGTATCTACTATGATACCTGTATTAGAGCAACGTGCTTCTTATAAGGGTGCTAAATCTAATAACTATGGGTTCACTATTACTGTACCGTCTGAGGAAGATTTACGTGAGTCTATTAAAGATTATAATCTATGTTTACCGTATGAGTATGGTATTGTAAAACGTGCCGATGAAGATTCAACTGGTTATTTTATTAAAAATACAAACGGTACAGTATTTGACCAATTTGTCTTTAACCCAAATGGTATTGACGGGTTGACTGGTGCCAAAGCATCTTTTCAAAATGTTGTTAAAAAGTGGTACAGTACTAATGATCCTCTGAAAGATTTAGTTTATCCTGTATTAGATAAACCTTATGTTTATCAGAAAAACCTTGATGATATTCTTGGTAAACTATTAAGTACTGAAAAAGCTTATTATAACAAAACTATTAAAACGAAAGATGGTTCTAAATATAATACTATCAGTTGGTTAGATTTTGTAACTTCAGCACCTATCGGTAAGCAAGCTGGTCTATTAAATCCTTTTACTGGTCTATCTAGTAAACGTATTCCTTATTTCACTTTCGCTATTGACGATAGTGTTATAACTCTAAAGGATAATCACAAAGAAGTGTATTGTAGTAAATCAACTCCTATTTATTTAGGTGGTGGTAAAGACGGTACTCTTACTAAAGAAAACTTTGAGAAAGGTGTTTCTAGATATATGGAGAAATTCCTAGATAAAAATAGTGAAGTTATGGACCCAGCTATAAACATCGAAAACACCCTTTATGATAGTGGTTATAATCTTCCTGTTAAGAAGGACTTAGTTAACTTTATTTCTGTTAGAAAGAATACATTCTTAGGGTTAGCTACACATATTGATGATGGCGATAAATATAAAACACTTGATGAAGAACGTGCTATTGGTGTTGTATTAAAAACAAGATTAGCTTTAGCTCCTGAGTCTACTTTCTTTAGTACACCTGTTACTAGGGGTATTGTTGTAGCTGGTTCTGGTTTAGATAGTCTAGACCCTTCTAATAAACGCTATACGCTACTTATGGATATTGTTTATAAAACAGCACGTATGATGGGTGGTAGTAAATGGAATAAAAACTTACTATTTGATAGTGGTGGTAAAAACCTTATTACTAATTATAGTGATATACAACCTAACTTTGTGCCTGCTGGTATAAAAGCTACCCTGTGGAATGTTGGACTCATCTGGCCACAATGGTATGATAGAAGTACACCATATTGGCCTGCAATGCAATCTGTGTATGATAATGATACTTCTGTATTAAATAACTTATTCGCTGCTATTGCTTTAACTGTTGACAATAATGTTGC